GGGTAAGAAATTCCCCAATGCAATTCACTTTCACCTCTCTCGGCTGTTTCACGGAAGTGAATCCTAATTTGTTGATTAAATCATTTTTGGTTAAAGCGTTTTTAGTTAAAGCAATTGAATATTTCTTCTCAGAATCATTTACTGCAAAACAAACACAATATAAAGCTTCTACCGCCTGTTCTTCTTCGTTAAATACCATAGCTGTTGTCATTTCTACGGAAACTACTTTAACTGTTCCAACCATTCTTGGTTCTGAATCGTCTGCTATATACTCAAAGTATTTATAAACAATATTATCTGCATAATAAAAATTGTAATTGTCTTCAAAAACGTATTTAAATTTATTATTCATTTTTTCTCTTTCTTCCAATCTCTTGGTAATCTCGGCTTGCTTTTTATAAAACTCTTCCAAAGTCTTTTTTAAATCAATACAACACGCATCGTCTATCATTTTACAGTTGGCACGCATACCGCATTTAAATTTATTCTTCATAATTTAACTTCCTTGGCAACTTTGATTTCAGCTATTTCGCGTTGTTTTGGATCGAGGGATGATTTTACTCGCTCCCTCGCTTCCTCTTCACTGTTGGCTTCAACTTCAATATATTTTGGAATGTTTATTTCAACAATATATTTCATAATTTCGCCTCTAACAGTTCAGGGTTGTCGTAAATATTACCGATGACTTCTTCGTACACAGTGTCTCCAACCTTGCAAGGCAATTCAATAAGCGTTCCATTTTCGATTTTATCTTCTAATTCGGCAAGGCGGTTATATAAATCATATAAGCTTTGTCCGTGCATTGTCATCTTATCTTCGCAACCTTGAACTTTATCAAAAACTTGTTTTGTCAATCTCTTATACTCGCTCATTCTTCTACCTCCACACCAACAAGATATTTCATTTCTTACCCTCAATAAAAGACATAATCTTCTCTGTGGTATAAGCCGTGATGATATTTGCCTTGGTATCAAAATTAGTATCGATAGGTTCTTTGGTGATAATATAATCATCTTCGCCGACACATTCTTTCGGATCGTTTACTCTTTCTCCAACGTTCTCAAAAAGCTTGTAAACGTTCAGATATTGAGCAAGATTAATATATTTCTTCACCCACGAATTATTTTCTGTGAATGAGCAACGAGCGTTAGAATCAACGTTTTGATTAAGCCAAATCATTTCTCTGGTTTGCAAATCAATCGCAAACAAAGCGCAAAACGTTGAATCGGACGTAATGTTAAAAGCTGTATGAACTGTTTTAGGCTCATAAACTTCACCACTGTTAAACTTGTCGCGGAGCATATAACCGGCTCTGCAGAACACGTCTTTGAATTTTGCACCAGAATATACATTGTTAAAGAAAATTATATATCGCGATGTGGAATAAGTTTTAAGAACATTATCAATATCAATGTCGAAATATTCGCTGCCGCCGTTATAACCAGACGTCTGATCGCCAGAGAAATTTACAGCATTTAAATCCCAATTTTTATGATAATGATGATAATTTCTGATATTCCTCCACTCACTCCAGTTGAATTCTTTAATGTTGTTGAAATCTTCGTCTACAAGCCAGCAAGACAAATCGATATCATTTACTTTTTCCCAATAAGTGAAAGCACGAACGACTGCACCGTTTGGAATTGTCATACGCGAGCCAGTAGGCAAACAACCAACACCGCCGTTGGCGGTAGCCATATCAAGTGGCATAGCGATGTCTTTCATTCCGTCTTCAAGATAAACTTTACCAGCTTTTTTCTTGCTCATCAGCTTATAAAAAGCTTTAGTGAAATAATCTTTAAGATATTTTACTTCAAGCTCGTCAAGATGCGATTTGCTTCTTTCGACTTCTTCACAAGTCTCTATGTGGGTTTTCTTCATATTGAATTTGTTAAAAGAAAAACTACGTGCTTCATCTGGCTTACGATTATAATCACTATAATGCTGAATAAGCTGCATCAAGATAATCGGGTTGAGATCTTCTTTAAGCAAGCCAAGAACTCTTTCAATCTCCGAAAGCTCTTTCGTTCTTGAAACAATATAATCAAGATTACGAAGAACTGCGCTTGTTCCTTTCCGATACTTTAAAATCGAAGCGGCACCGTAGGTATTCTCGCCTTCCATAAACCATTCGAATTCCGACATTCCAGAAAATACTTTCGAACTGTAAATGAAAGAAAGTCTGTCATCTTTATAATGCAGGTGATAAAGGATTCCTTTCCAGATAGCTCGCTTCTCAACACAAACTGCCATCTGATATTCGGAAATCAAATTGGAATCATTATAGCTATTCGTAATCAAAATTTTCAAAACATTGATCAAAAACTTTCTGTCTTGGTTTTTAAGATTAAGCTTTTTGATGTTCTTATTGTAATAAACTTTATAATTAAGTTCTTCAACGATTTTGGGGAAATGACTCAATTCGAGCGGCGCAGAATATTTTGCTGCATATCTCAAATCTCTCGTTTCAAGCAAAACTTTGATTGCCGTATTCGCCGATGCAAATTTGAATATAAACATATCGTATTCGCGAATAGCTTCAACAAGCACTGTGAACTGATATTCGCTCATAGGTCTTGTTTGATCACACAAACCATGCAACAAACTTTCAAGTTCTTTCTCCGCGTCTCTTTCATTTAAGATTTTTACGTTCTTCGTTGTAAAAGATTTGAGAAGCGCAATTCTCTCAACGGGACTTTCGCAAACCGAGTGCTGTTCTTCGGAAAAATCGCCAAGCCCATAAGTTTTATAATAAGACCAAAGCTGGTCAAACAAACGCTCTTCTGGGCAAAGTTTTTTAACGCTTTCGGGAAATCCCCTATAAAAAGGCTCGGTGGGTTTAAAATCAATTTGTTTTGCTACGTAATCAAATACTGATTTCGACATAAGCTCTGCGCCAGAAACAACGTTATAGCCATATTTAGCCATAAGAGCCGTGCAAAGCAAAGATTCGAGTTCTTCATCTTTTTCCTCTGCGCCGTCATTCACAAGAATGTTTTTGTCAAGCAGATATTTTTTAAAAGTTTCTTTCATCGTGAAAATTCTCCTTTCGTTTTGGTGATTATATTATAGCATATTATTTTTGCAATGTCAAACGATTTTACGCCGAAAATAAAAAAGAATCGAGATTTTCGTAATTGTCGCGCTATATTCTCCATGTTATATATGTAAAGTAAGCCCGACTAGCTGAAAATCTCGATTCAAAAAAATAATTATGTCGCGGAGCTATTCCATATATATTCATTATCTATTTATAAAAGTAAGTTCCGCTAGCTGCGACATTTTCAAGGACTGAATTATAACACTGATACAAATTAACAATTTGTCGCTATAAGCAAAAGTAAGCACTATTAGCTGTCCGTATTTTTTTGTCGCGATTTTTGACTTTGTTAGAATTACCCAAGATGAACCACGCGGAGGTCAAGTCATTCTCATCTCATCAGACGGAGTGGTTAGCTCCGTCCCACATCTTATTATAGGAGGTACAAATGTTGCAATCAGTATCGGTTGGTGTTTAAGGAGGTGTTTGTCTTGTCCCTAACTGATTACGTTTATATTATATCATATTAAAATCATTTTGTCAAACGATTTTGAGGTGTTTTTCGAAAAATTTTTAAAATTTTCCAAAAATAAAAACGTACTTTTATTAACACGCAATTTCAAAGGGTGTCGTTCAACTCTTTAAGAATTTTTTCTTTCGACAGATTTGTTTTATCACCTTTAAGATAAAATTGTGCCTGTAAAGGTCTATCGGAGTTTTTGAGGTGGTAAACAATCGTGATTTCGGTTTTGTTTGTAGTCGCTCCGTAAACCATGTCCAAACCATCGATTATAATATCTTCTTCCGACTTTTTATCGAAATTGTTTACAACGAGTTTCGGTCCGTCGTAAAACGGTTTGTCATCGTGTATATCAAAATCAGAATACGGATTTTCATCACCGTCCGTGAAACAATCGTCTTCATCGGAATAATCTTCGTCTGGATCTCGCTTCACTTCTACGACGATACAATCTTGATATGCGTAAATGTTTTCTACGCCATAAATATTGTCGGTTATATCGGTTGCCGTAACAACCGCGCTCTTATCGATATCGATTCCGTTTTCCGAAATTACTCTGAATTCAATATCGGTAGCCTCGTCCCCTGCTCCCATAATCGCTGGGAAAAGCGTTTTTAATCTCAAATCAATTTTATACATAATCAGTTCCTGTTTTTGTTTTTATCTGGCAAATCATCTTTGCTTTTTACTTCCTCGGCTTTGTCCCATTCTTTCGGCTGCCGATAATCACCCTCAACAACAAAGCTGAACGCCAACAAACCCAAAATAATTATTGCGGACAAAATTCCAAGAATAACAACCAATGCCTTCATTTTTTCTTCCTCTGCCATTTATGATGATAATTCCAAACAAAATCAACGAATTCGTTCCAACGGTATTCAAGCTGATCCCAAACATCAATTTTTGCTTCCTGTCCGTATTTTTGATTGATGTGTTTTTCCGCAAAACCCTTCCAATCGAAATCAGTTTCATCCGTCACATCGATTTTATAATTATCATCTCCGCCTCCGCACCAAGGCTTAAGCCAAACATGCTCGTCTCCGATTTCGAGAATAAGCTCATATTCTGCGCGAGACCAAAATCTCGATTGGTATCGAATTTTAAGTTCTTTCTCAAATTCCTCTTTTGTCTGATATTTCTTTTTAAGTTTTTTAATATCTTCTTCGCGATATCGAAGAACATTATACTTTTCAATCTTTTGTTTGTTACAATTGAAATTGGTTACTAACCATTTGAAATCTGTATTATCTTTTATCATTCTACATTTTCTCCCATCTTATATACCAAGCTTGCCACCGTCAAAACTCCAACACCTTTTGGAACAGGACTGATAAATGAGCATTTCGGCGCAACTGCTTCAAAATCAACATCGCCGCAAAGCTTTCCGTTTTCATCGCGATTGATTCCTACATCGACTACAATCGGTTTATTATCTCCAATATAATCTTCCGTAAGGAATTTTGCTTTCCCGACCGCGCTTACAATCAAATCTGCATTTCTCGTATAAAGCGACAAATCTTTCGTATGCGAGTGGCAAACAGTTACAGTACAATTATATTTCAAAAGCAAATCAGCCATCGGTTTGCCAACGATTTTAGAACGACCGATAACAACGGCGTTCATTCCATCGAGTTTATCAAGTCCTACATAATAATCAAGCATTTTGATAATTCCGAGCGGAGTTGCTGGCGTTTTAAACTCTGTCGATAAATCTCCGTCGAAAGCATCGATATCCCAACTTGGAAGAAATTTTATAATGTCTTCAAATTTGCTCTCGTACTGTTTAAGATGCTTCGGGATTGGCTGCTGAATAATAATATAAGGATTATAAAATTTGTTACAATTGTAACAAATTTTAATATTATCTAAATATCCATCAATCTCTTCTATTGTCGCATTTGAGATATCATAAACAGTGCAAGGAACGCCAAGTTCTTCACATTTCTTTTTCTTATTGTTTACATATACCTTACTTGCTGGATCTGCTTGATTTGAAAAGATATAAAGGCAAGAACCTTCTTTCGCCTTAAAATCTTTCAGCATATTATCTGCAACTTCTTTTCCATACATTATAACTGGTTCTGACATTTATTCTTCCTCTTCCTCATACTCTTCACAAATCGGTTGACATCCTTCATAATCACAAAGACAGTAATAATCGATATCTTCACAACAATATCCGTCGCAATAATTCTTACAAGATTTATAGTTATCTTCTAAATATTTATCTATTAATAATTTATCAAATAATTCTTTTATCGTCATTCTTAGAAATACCTCTTTCTTTGATTTACATAGATATTATAATATATTTTTAGAGAAATGTCAACTAATTTTGGGTTGGTTTACAATTTTTTTATTTCATCAAAAATTTTTTTATTTTTTTCTTTTGACCATAACCCAAATGATTCATTTAAACTTGTGTATAGACAATTATCATTATAAAAAATGTTTCCACTACATGTTTTCTTAAATCTTTTTAATAGCGCAAGATATACATCTTTGTCATTTTTAATTTTATTATGACAATTTAATCTCCAACTCTGATTTGTAACCCAGCCACTGTAAAAATCATTAAGTTCAGGAACTAAAAAATTTATTACACCACCAATGCCGACAACTTCAAAAATGTTTTTGTTTTTTGACGGATTTTCACAAATTAAAATATGTAAAAATAAATGCTCCAGATAATCACAATAACAAAGATTTTTAGCGAGTTGATATTCAAACGGGTTCTTTTTTGCAAATTCTGGTGTAGAAAGTTGAATTGCTGTATCTTCGCAGATATGATGACAAATTAACCCTTCTTTAGTTCTAGTTGTTTTACTATTTTTAACAAAACTTTTTGTAAAATAGTCGTACTTTGCTTCTCCATATTTTTTCTTTAAATAATCACAATACTCTCTGTAATTATAATTTTTAACGTTTTCATACTCTTGAATATTCATATTTTTTACTTCCTTGATTTTTGATACTCTAATTATACACCAAAAGAAAAAGAAAGTCAACTAATTTCGTCAACTTTCTTAAAAATATTTTTTAATTCCTTCAATCAATTACTTCAATAACTTCATTACCTATAAAGATTAGATTATCATACTCTTTTGTAAACTTTACTTTAATACCGCCCTTTTTAGTTTTATAATCAGAAAACAAAAAACACAGATTATTAGGACATATTATTTTGTTTACATTCTGTTTGCGCGCCCATTCAATAATAGTATTTCTTACTAAAAGATACCACTCTTCTTTTGTGCCATTATATCCACCAGGTCCTGTGAAAGGTATTTTTATATTTAGAAATCCTGTCGGTTTTGGAATCCAGCCCATAATCATTTCTCCTTTAATAAATCTATAATTTTATTATTTCTCCAATAATTCTGGATTATCAAAAATATTTCCTATAACAACATAATTTTCTTCTGTCGCAAAACACAAACTCAAAGGTATCTTGCTCTTACCCACCGTAAATCCACCATCTTCAAAATTAATAGAATAATTAGAATTATAGACTGTAATAATGTCATGTTCAAAAATCTTATTTCCATTTTTGTCAATAAGACCAGTGAACTCGCACATTGTTTTTGGATCTACTTGATAGTCTTTAGTTGTACTATATTTTATTTTTACACCATCTTCATCTTCATATTCATGTTCGGTAAATACTCTTATATAATTTTTGTAAATAGGTAATCCACAAACCCATTCGCCGTTATCTACTCTTTTTGCTTTATACAGAATCTCTTTACTCATTCTTCTTATAGCTCCAAGGAATCTAACGATGAATAATCTTTCGTAACAATTACTTGATAATCATCTATATTATCTTTATCTGATTGAAAAACAGCTACTAAAACTCTCCCGGTCGCACACATTGAATATCCACAATTACTTTGTTTATAATGTTCGATCGTTTCTTTAATTAGTTTTCTAATTTCTTCGTCGGATTTATCTAGACCGTCTTTGAAACTATAAAAACCTTCTGGGTACACTTCGTCTGGTGTTTTTGCTTTAACTTCTTCTTCGGTATCGTCATTAAATCTAACCTGATAACCTTTGTGTGCATGACAACAAGGACACTCACCGATTTCCTCTTCACATAAATCTAATTCATAAACGCAACCACAAATCTGACATTTAAACTGATGAATATCCTGTAATTTACTTACACCATTTTTAATAATTCTCATATTTAATCTTCCTCTTCTTTACACCATTCACCTACAACATAGTAAGTTTGTGGATTTCCATCAAAATCAAATCCTTTGATTGAATTATTTGTTACCTCTTTACCATCACAGTGCATTTGCCAAGAACCTTTGGAAAGTGTATCAGATAGATTATCAATCAAATCAGTTTTGGAATAATAACCATCATCATACATTTTAATATATCCTTTAATATATTTAATAATATCAAATTTCTTCTTCATTTCAGTTCCTTTAAAATCTTTTCTTTCTCTTCATTCACAGCTTCAAGCAATACTGCACTTCCGTTACCGCAAACCCACGAATATGAAATTGCTCTATTATTCAGTCTTTCAGCGTATTCCTTAACTGCTTCTTGTGCATAAAGTTTAACGTAATTTGCAACTGGTTTTGAATACCAACCACCGAAACCATTGTTTAAAGAACCTACTGTTGCTAAGGCTTCAATTTTTGCTTGATCTAAAATATCTGATAGTTCTTGTTTTAGTTGTTTATCTGTTTTCATTCTTTCACTCCTATTCAGCTTCAAAGTATTTGATATCATTCATAAATTCTACAGAACTGATACCATCAAACACATTTTTAATATCAATTCTCTTTATTATTCTGTCAGTAGCAATCGAAATTCCAAGGGGATCTGGTTCCATTACAACATCTTTTACTTTCGAATATGGAATGTGCGCGAGAATAAACTTCGTAGCCTCTTCATTCTGCATACGCGTTTTGCAGTTAATTTTAATGAAATAATGCGAAGTATTCTTATGATAAGGATTTGTTCCCAAAAGATTCCAAATCAATTCCTGTCCAATATAATCAATTGTCACTTCTTTTTCCCCCTATAATTGTAATTATTATTGATATTACGCGAATTTCTTGTTTTAAAATCTTCTTTCATTACATCTGTCATTCTCTGTATGGCGTCGTAGCAATAACTTCTGTCGCAATTATTTCTGCTGAAACAAATTCTACCGTTTTCATCATACCAGGGAACTACACAAAAATCACACTTAATCATTTCTTTTTACCTCGTTACTAATAGTATACACTATTTCTAATAAAAAGTCAACTAATTTTAATAATAAAACTCAGATTTTAATTATTTTTCTGTTATTTCGACTCAATCCAATGTATCATACTGCTTCTATGCGCCTCTGGTTCTGTGAGAATTGATACATGATTTGTCCAAAGAAATTTATCATCATAATCATCTGGATCAATACCTCGTTTTTTGCACCATTGATGAACTTCATTATCTACCATATTTACAAGATTCGCAGCTTTAACCGCCTCGTCCATTCTTTTTCTAAGATATTTAGGTACTTTCATAACTTTACTTTATTCGTCCTCATCCACTTTTGCAACCGCTTTAAGGTGATGTGAACCCACCCAACGTTTCGGAACGAGTTTAATAGATTTTGGAAATTTTTTTAATTCCTCGCAATCTAAACATTTAGTTTTTCCATCTCCAACTACGACTTTTCTTGAATTATCTGGAAAATCTATCAAACATATCTCGCCTTTTTCCAAAATATAATCCGATTTAGACAACTCTTCTACCGTCTTACATTTAAAAATTATTTTCATTTTTCTTCTACATCCACCACATACAACTCAACGCCGTTATCATTGATCTTTTTATATTTTACCGCCTCTTTAAGCTTTCTTGGAATAATATAACAACATCCAAAACTTGATTCATCATTAGGTAAATCCACATAATCAACAAAACTCACCTTATGTTCTTTAAAAACTTGTTTACATTCTCTCAAAAACACCTTGTATTTTCTGTGAACTTCCTTCTCCTCTTTCTTTAACAGATAAATACCGAAATTGGTACCTGTACATTTTTCATCGTAAACACAAATATCATATCTTGGACTTACGTTATCGCCTTTATCTACAATAAAAGCATTTTCTGGATAAAACGGCATAACTTCATCTTTCATAAAATGAATAAGTTTTACTCGACAAATCTCTTTTGCCGAATTTTCTGCTATAAATTCTTTACGCCATTTATTATATTGATTTATAGCACTTCTTTTTGTATGTAACTCAAGGTTATAGTCCCAACCATAGTAATCTCTGCAAAACGCCATTTCTGGTTCTTTTATGATGAAATCTATAATTCTGCAAATACTATAAACACCGCCGATATCAATTGTTTCTTCATAAGAAAATTCAGTATCTTCTTCCGTAAAAATTCTAAGTGTACTTTCATCTCGATATTTTGCACGAGAATATCTGAATTTGTCTACCACATCCCAATACTGTCCCCAAAAGCGGAAAGTAAAATCAATATAGGTATTCTCCACAGATTTTTTCACGCACTCTACACCAAACATCCACTCTGGTCTTTGTTCAATTCTAAATCTAATATAGAAATAATCTTTTGAACAGTTGCTATCTTCCATAAAGAAATCAACTTTCGGAACACTATATCTATCCTTATATCCAGCGCAAAACTCGTTATTTACTTGTCTAATCAAGTTTTCCCATGTTTTTTGCAGTGTGATATTTAAATCTTTCTTACTTTCTATTTCTTGTAAGATATCTTGGTTAATAAGATTCATCATATCCAAATCTATTCTCCATTTCCTGTCTTGTATACTCTGCCAAACTCTTCTGATATTCTTTATCAGTGCAGCACATAAGTGTAAAAGGATCGTTATTCAACTCGTATTTTTTATACATTTTATTATAGATGTCAATTATATCCTGCTCTGATTTAGTTGGTTCGGAATTTCCCGGTAATCCCATCATCCATACTTTAAGTTCGGTTAAAATATCTACCGCCACCTGTTGTTTAGTTTCTGTGATTTTAAATTTCTTCATTATGATAATCCTCTAAAAATTTCTCTAATGCTCTTTTCTTCGTCTCTAAAATGAACATGTTTCTTTGGTTTTTATCGGGATCTTCTGCAGAAAAAACGTTAATCAAACTGTCATAATACCCAATTTTAAATTTAATCAAGCTTTCAAGTTTATTCATATAATTCACCTCTTAAAATTACACTTGCTTCTATCGCCGCCACAATCACAAGGTTCTCTATCTTTTGTACCATAACAGATACCGTTTTGTTTAATTTCATATTCTGGAGCAGGTTTATGGTAAGTTGCCTCATAGTAACCTTTCTCGTAATCGGTAAGATAATGTCTTTCTTTTGATACCCTATAACAATCACATTTATCTTTCACTAAATCTCCAAGAACAGTAAATGATACGGTATCATCTGCAGAAAACACTGCGGATTCAACTTCAAAATCGAGATAATTATTTGCAATCTCTGGATATCTTCCCATCAATTCTTTAAATTTCATAATAAACAAACCCTTTTAATTTTTGTAATTATATTATAACTGAAAACAAAGAAAAAGTCAACTAATTTTAATAGGTTCGAGATTATCAACCAGATCGTCAGGAAGATAGAAATCATACCACTTAGACACGTCATATTTCAATTTCGCCAAAGTCTTGCTCTCTTCTGAAAGTTTCATTAAAATATCCCCTTAATGTTTCCATTTTGATCTACATCGATCTTTTCTGCTGCAGGTACTTTAGGTAACCCTGGCATAGTCATTATATCTCCTGCATAAGCAACGATAAATTCTGCTCCAGCACAATATTTAAAATCCCTAATAGTAAGAGGGAATCCTTTAGGAGCTCCAAGAAGATTTGGATCATCTGAAAAGCTATACTGAGTTTTAGCTACACAAATAGGACATTTATAGTTATCTAATTCTGCTAGTTTCTTCTCCGCTTTTGGAAGCAATCTAACTACATCAGTACCATAATATTTTGCTAAAGATCTGACTTTATCATAAGTAGAATCTTCTAATCTATATAGGGGAGAAAATTCGTTAGGCAAATCACATAATTTAACTACTTCCTGAGCTAAGTTTTGGCATCCGATACCACCTTCAGCCCAACCATTGGCAAAAGCATACTTCATATTATGATCATTTAAATTCTCTGTAAGCTCTCTATAATCTTCTTCTGTATCTCCACTAAACCTATTTATAGCAATTATTACATTCAATCCGAATTTTTTAATATTTTGATAATGTCTTACTACATTATCAAACCCTGTATGCTTAATAGCTCTACAAGTTACTACCAACACTACAGCATCTGGAACTTTATTAAGAACTCTTGATTTAATATCTAAGAATTTTTCTGCACCTAAATCTGCTCCGAAACCTGCTTCAGTAACTATATAATCTGATAGCTTAAGAGCTAAATCAGTTGCTATTACAGAGTTACATCCATGAGCAATATTTGCAAAAGGACCTCCATGAATGATCGCAGGAGTACCTTCCAGAGTCTGAACTAGATTAGGCTTAATAGCATCTTTTAATAATGCAGTCATTGCTCCTTCAGCTTTTAACTGCCGAGCGTGAACTGCATTACCACTATAATCGTAACCAACAATGATATTACCTAATCTTCGTTTAAGATCGTTCAAGTCGGTAGCAAGACAGAAACAAGCCATAACTTCAGAGGCAACTGTTATATCAAATCCATCTTCTCTTGTTATTCCGTTTACATCTCCTAAACCATCAACAATAGATCTTAACTGACGATCATTCATGTCCATACAACGTTTAATAGTTACTTTTTTAATGTTAAGCTCATTACCCTGATAAATATGATTATCTACCATTGCACAAAGAAGATTATTAGCATTCTCAATAGCATGAAAATCCCCTGTAAAATGTAAATTAATATCCTCCATAGGTGCTACCTGTGTGTAACCACCGCCGGTTGCACCGCCTTTTAAGCCAAATACAGGGCCTAATGAAGGCTCCCTTAAAGCTAAACAAGAATTCTTACCTATCTTTCTTAAACCATCAGCAAGTCCAATAGAAACAGTTGTTTTACCTTCGCCATATTTAGTGGGGCTCATTGCTGTAACTAAAATCAATTTACCTTTTCTATAAGAATTCTTATAAGTATATAGTTCAATCTTAGCTTTATAATTTCCATAATACTCTAATTCTGATTCTAATAGCATCAATTTCTTAGCAATATATTTTATGGGAGATAACTTAGTCTTTTGAGCTATTTCTATATCAGTCATTTTATTTTCCTCCTTCATAATATGTCAATTATTGTGAACAATTTCTATATTTTTGTCAATAATAATAAACATTACTCAATCAAACAATAAAACGTGCTTTTTATTATAACTTTTCGTAATAATCAGACTTACTCCGACAACACTCATAACAAGGCGAACAGCCATCTACTTTGGTGACGTATTTACATCCTTCGCATGGCGTTCCAATTGATTGCTTGATCAAACAATCATCTCTATATTCCGAAAACCATTGCCAAACTTTGGCTGCTGGCAGATTATGTTCGTCAGCATAGTCATCTATTTCGGAGCTGGTTTTAAAAGTTTGCGCTTCCAATAATTTGATAAATTCTTCTTTCCAATTCATAGCTATTCTTCCTTATCAGAATCTTCCCATTTAGTCTGCACCCATTTAATTGGAGTAGTATAATGGTTGCAGTAACAATCATACATTTCATAATATGCCGATTGAACCATTTGACAGCTTGGAAAAACATTATCTGGCATACTATCGCTGTTTTCCACAAGACCATATTTTGCGGAATATTTGTTCAATTCTTTACGGTGTTTATTGGTGATTTCACGAAGTTCTTTGTCCATACAGGAACAAAATCCCCATGCTTCATTTACATCATTTTCTTCATATACTTTGTATTTACAACCTTTACAGCGTTTATCCATCACCATCTATCCTTTCTTTTCAAATATTCTTCATAATTATAAGGAACAGCTTCAACGCTTAATTCTGGTTTAACATATTTTCTACGTGATCTATTCTCTAACTCTTCAACTTTCTCTTCTAATCTTTCAATCTGTTTTTCTTGTCTCTCCGCATCTTCTACTGATATTTGTCTCTCAACGATATACATAAGAGCACCTACGCCGCAGAAAACTGATTCCCAGATGTTTGAAAGATTGCATGTTAAACCAATCAAAATAAACATTAATCCAAACACATTTAAAATATACTTAATTATAGCTTTCATTGCATTTTACCTCTCGTTTGATTTCGTACTATTATTATAACATAAAAAAATATCATTGTCAACTGATTTCACAATGATATTTTGAATTTTTATAAAATTACTGTTTCATCTTCTTCATCATAAACAACACAATTTAAAAAATTGCTATAAGCTACACAAGAATCTAACGCTATAATTCCATCGTCAACAAACGGTTGAAACGATTTTTCCCATTCTTTTCTGTTCTTCTGCGGGAACTCTTTATATTTTTGTCTTATTTTCGACCAACCGTAACTGCAACACCAATGTCCACACCAAATGATTTTGTCTTCTAAGCAATAGCCATTTTTCCACATTTTCATTCCGTTATACCAGCGAGCACGCTGCCAATTTTCTTTTGTCCAATATTCTCTAAAAGTTGACGGAATCCAGCCGTGAACAAATACATTATCATCGAGTTCATAACAATCAACCGATTTTTCATCAATCCAATCGAGAATTGGTTTCATAACTTCCCATGTGGTTTGATTTACACTTTCCCAACGAACAAATCCTCGAAACACATTTGTGTTCATTTGCGTAAATTCGGCGATAGTGTCTACAGTTCTATTATGCCAATGGTGTTCAGATACTTCTCTCCCAGAAACGATTTCTCTAACGCAATCTTCGAGCAAATCTTCGTGATTTCCGCGAACGTATATAAATCTATCTCCAAGTGATTTTACAAATTCATAAACTTTTCTATTATCTGGTCCTCTATCGAAAAGATCTCCGAGAACAATCAGTTTATGGTCTGAATTATTTACATCAAACTCTTTTGAATTTAAGGCAACCATAAGCTCATCGAAAAAACCATGGACGTCAGATGTTATGAAATACTTAGACATACCTACCACCTTTTCAAAACGACCATACCAGTGGTCGATTTTACGTATATTATAGCACAAAACCGAACAATAGTCAAGTTATTTTGCACGGTTTTATAAAAACAATTATTCGTTTGTTTCAAGTTTTTCTGGTGTTTCGAAAACATTTCCGATAACTTCACAAGCAAGTTTGTAATCACCCATATTAATATCGTATAAGTGTGTCCAATATCTTCCGTCGATACGAACAAACTGGTTGATTGATACTACTTCACCAATCTCGGCTTCTCCGTTAGGTGTTTCTGGAATTGTATAAGAAATAATATCATGCGTGAATACTGGATGATCACCATTTGTAATTCCAACACATTTGCAAACAGACCAATCTTCTACAACAAAAGAATTTATTTCATTAACAATATAAAAATTAGTTCCTAATTTAACAAGATTCCCATACGCCCACCAACCACTAACTTCTGTTTCATCATCAATTTTGATTTTAACACTTCCGTTCTTATCGAGATGGAAACCTCTCGCTAAAAAATCAATATCAAAACTCTGCATTTTCAACATTCTCCTTCTTTTTTCTTCCACGCTTCTTTGGTTCTTGCTTTACAACCTGTGTCGGTTTAATAGTGATATATTTGCATTGCGCAGGGTTTTCCTGGCAAGCATTTTCACAAGATTTAAAATTCTCACAAAACTTACAACAAACTTTTAGATGGCAACGAGTTTCTTCGAGCAAACAATTCGTATAAGAATTTTCTTTTAAATACGAAAGTGTCCTTACCTCAATTTTTGGTTTCTTTCGATTGATAATTGTTCCGTTGTCTGTTGTTATATATTTGCAAACGGTCGCATCATCTACACATCTTTCTTTGCATTTCTTATCATCGCACAACGAACAACAAATACCTTTGCCACAACTCGGAAACAAACATCTTTTAGGAGAGCAGTCCCGCATCTTCATCACCGTCTTTTTTTAAAATACTATCTTTTATAATATCCACCAAATCTTCGAACTGCATTTCGCACTCACGTTTACAATGGTTTCTTTCGGGTTTGGGGAGCGGGTGTGCTTTTAACGTTTTCATAAATTCGTTTGTGAACGCAATTGAAAATCCCTCTTTTTGTTCTTCATCATAATTTGCAACACACATCAACTTGCGTGTATTATGCGAAGAAACGTTGTATTTCCATACTTCGATAATCGCCGGGAATTCGTCTTTATGAGTTGTATAAAACATTTCAATGTTTTTATATATTTTATAAGCCACTTTATTTCTATCATCTTTTTTATGAAACATTTCGTGATATGAAAAAATATGTTCATAATTTAAATCATAAACTCTAAATGAAAATCTCATTTTAAACCTCGCTTTCTCTGTTATAAAAATACTCTTTAAGACAATCCATATAATAATCAATATTTATATTTGCCTCTTTAATTTCTTTTGAAAGATTTGTTATAATTCTAACCATTTCTGGTTCGGTCAATTTGTCTTTCACAATATCATAAATATTATCTTCGAAAATAATGTCGGCAATTGCATAATATATGGTATCTGCAGAATAATAATTGGTTACTTCGGTATCATCACCAACTGAATAGGTGAAACTTTTATAATCACTCATTTTTATTTTCCGCCTTTTTGAAAATATCTCCGATAACAGGGTGTCTGCCGCAACTTCTCTTTTTGCTCTCTGTACAGAAGCTATAAGGTGAAAGTTTTTCACATTTCGGAACAAGATAAGGTGCAAATTTTGGTTCGACCTCAATAACTTTCTCTTTCATCTTACTTGCAAGCTGACGAATCTCCCACTGCGCACACGCACAAAGCCTCTCGTTGCAAAAATGAATAAGTTCTCGCAAGTCCATTTTCACGCAAATTTCTGTTTCGCAAGCGTTCGGTAAGACAAAGCGTGCATCTTCTGGTTCGATATTTCTTTCTAACAATTCGTTATAAGTGCGAGAAATATAATTCATCAAATTTTCGTATAAATCCAACGCTTTTGGATCATTTTTAATCTTTGGTGGAATAACGTATTGAAAACCATCTTCAGAACAATAGCGTTGCGACCTCTGTGCGAAGCTTGCCAATCTATGGCGCACCAGCTGGTGCGTTAAAACTCTGCTCACACCTTTAATTTTAAAAGCAAATTCAGCAAATTCCAAAACCGAATGATGTCCCGATTTATAACAATGGTTCATAATTCTTCCGTCTGTCGGCGTAGAATCGTAGCAAGTAGACGCTGCGTTCTCAATTACATTTACTGGATTTTGTGTATATGAAATCAATTCAACTTCAATCATTTTTTATTTTCTTTCTCCTATTAAACAATCTATAAATAAACGACAAAACTGCATAACCAGCTTTTAGTATGAAACTTTCGTTGTTTTCAAAATCTGTGCTTCCTGTGCTATCTTTAAAAATTCCGAGTTTATAAAGAAGATTATGTGCTTCCCACTCTCGCCGCATGCTCGACAATGTTCGTTTGTAACCAGCAATTTTAAATTCTATGAAAGCAGGACTATTGCTAATTATTTTTAATAAATTCTCAATATCATCGGAATATTTGATTTTATAAGAATTTCTAACACAAATGTTCAAACTTTTGCTATCAACAGAACTAAACACTGTGTCGCACCACACATCATCTTTCAAAACAAAAATCATCATTCTCCCTCTAAATATTTTTCATAAACAAAAGAATTCAATCCTGTGTAATGAACGTTTGTAATTCCCAAATCTCTTATTGCTTTCTCACAAGCTTTGCACGGCTTCGCCAGCCTTTTCGTTCCGCCGCCCTCTCGATATATAAAAATATGACATTTTGAAAAGTCTTCTCCAGACCGTCTAGAAAGCCTCTGAATGGCGTTTATTTCAGCGTGCATGCAATTCGGGTAATTATCCGACCAAGGCTGAGATGCGCGTTTATTGTACGTTTTTTGCAGCGTAGAAGTCTTCTGCGTGTTCCAACCGACCGATAAAATGTGACTTTTATTTACAATAATTGCACCGATCTTCTGTTTATGAAAATCAGAAAACTTCGAAGCGTTCTTCGCAAGCTCAAAATATTTATTTATTTTCTTTTCGCTAAACATAATTAATGATGTTTAAAATAATAATGTTTCCCATTATGCGTATAATGACCAACCTGGAACGAATTCATCATATTTTCCATACAAAAGCGATAATAATACTTCCAATCATCATAATATTTAGAATTGGGGTCCATTTCATCCCACTCTTCTTCAGTCTGAATACAGAAATCCCAATCATCCAAATCCCAGCCTTCGTCCCAAAGTTCTTTAAAATCTTCGACGCCTGTTAGCTTCTTTAAATCTTTATCTGTTTCAAAAAATACTACATTCTCCATAATGATTCACCTAATTTTATAAAGATAGTTCTTTTCTAAATGCCGTTTTATATACTTCGACTTTCATTTTGTTTAAAATTTCGTACATCTTTTCGTCGATAGGATCGTCTTTGTGTTCTTCGCAATACTTGTCTTTGATTTCTTTTGTAAAATCGTCCCACATCTTTGCAAGAGATTCTGCCGTACCCAAAGAAAACCAATTCAGTTTTGCTTTGTCCATATTCTCACGAGAATTTTTATGGACTTTCAGACAATCTTTAAACCTTTCTCCACGATAATATCTTCCGATGAAATTAGCTATACGCAAAATATGATGAAGCTGTTTACCGTCGTATCCATATTTTTCAATCTTATCAATAATTGATGGATAAGGATGCTTAAGTGCTTTGTATTTTTCCATTGACAAACCAGACATGGTTCTAAATGTTTGACACTTATTCGCGCTACAAATACGCTCTCCGTAACTACGAAGTTTTTCAAACCAGTCTTTGTAATCTGATTCGACGATATAATATTTTGAAAATAAGATTTCAAGAATATTTACATTTGCTTTCCTAAACAATTCAAATAACGTTCCAACATCCTTTAAATCAATATGTTCATTGTTTGCTCGAACATACGTAGTGGAAATTCTACCTTTATTAGAACAAAAATCATCGAAACTAGGGATTACGATACATTTTGTATCTACATCAGAATGATATTCTTCGCAATCAATTTCAAGACCGTAATTCTGTGAACCTTGAAGAATAGTTGCAACTACATTGTATCCCAATGATTTAGCTTCTTCGTGGTGCTCTTTTACTCTATTAAAAATTTCTTGTTCTGTCATATTATTTTAATCCCACAAAGACGGAAGTCTCTTTTGAAGTAATTTAAAAAATTCGCTATCGGTAATCTCATCTGATTCGTTTTCGTCTTTTTTAAATTCCAGAATTTCAATCATACAAGCAAGATCTTTTTGAAAATTTGCTGCGCTTTCGTTATTCTTGAGATCCAGTTGTTCTTCGTTCCGTTTATAATGCTTTTTTAAAATCTCAAGCATGACTTCGACAAACCAATGATCTGTGTCCCAAAACGCTTCTGGTCCGAAACCGTTTTTTAAAAGATATTTTCTACGCCACCGATAAGCTTTCCACTCTTTGAAATTATGAATTGGATGAAAAATAATCGGATATCTATACTCGCAATTGAATTCCGCGTGTCTGAAACCATATTCTTTCTTCATAAATCCACTCTCCTTTAAGATTTGTTATAATTAGTATAACACAATCAAAACAAAAAGTCAACCGATTTTGATTGACTTTTTGAAATTATTTTCACTTATCGAATTTTTCGTTAAGTTTCTTCGCTGCATCTTCTGCTACTGATTTATTGTTATACCAATTCCAAATCGAAGCTGTTGTGGTGTCCGTTATTTTTCTTAAATAATATTCGTCAGAAGTACCATTGTGGTCATCATACTCCCATATCAGCGGAACATGTCCTTCTTTTTCGTCAAACACATCTTTTCCAGTTTGCCAAATTCGGCATAATATCATTGCCGCAGCAACGTAAAATAAAAAGTCTTACAATTTCAAGCATTTCATTATAAACTGCATCACATTGTTCATTGATAGTTTCTAATACTTTTGGATCTGTGTATGAAATCGTTGGCGGCACCGAACCTTGTCTATAAACAATGACCTTACCGGAAGTAAATCCATCTTCTGCAAGTTCATCGATATCTGCTGAGCCATCTTCAACAACAATTACTCCAGTAGAAAGTCTATTTATATATTCTGCATATCTACCCTTTAAAGCATTGTAAGATCTTTGGCACGGGATAAGCATATCTACTAAACCATTATCATCGTAAATAATTTCATCAAGATCATCGAAATTTTCGTTATTATCTTTTTCGGTAATTCTTTTTAAATATCCTTTAGCAGATCCAACCAAGCACCCCGTGATGTTATAAATCGGTTTTTGTTCCCAATAATAACGCAACTCGTCATCAACGATATTCCCTTCTGGATCAATGTGGCGATTTTGTTTTCCAGCCGCAAACTCCTTGCGGAATTTAATTCTAATTTTCTTTTTAGCCTTTTCTGTCATTTTTTATACCTCTTTAAAAACACCCAAGTATTGGGGATTCTTCTACTTTAATATCTTTAACATGTGGTTTACCAAAATTCGTATCAAGCTGATAGTGAAAATTATCGGCTTCCTGTTTCCCTTTTATATAACCGTCCGAATTTCCTTGATCATAAGCTTGTGTAATCAACTCTTCCAACTCTTCTTTTGTCAATTCAACTTTGTTGTCTTTCAATTCTTTAAAAATAATAAAAGGTTTCATTTATTTTTCTCCTTAAATCCATTTTATAATCGTATCACCAGTATATCCTTTTTCCCAGACATACCAGGCGTAAGCTACTGCAGAACCACCGTTGGCTTTAGTTTTATCAAAATCTCCGTTTTTCGCGCATAAAATTCTTTGCGAAAAAACATAAATCTTTTTGGGTGGATATTTAGAAAATAATTCGTCATATCTTTTCTTGCCCTCAAGAAATGTTAATTTTAAAAACATAAACACTTTATTTCCCTCTGGAACTAAATCAAGTGCCTTTAAAACAAACTCAGTTGCATATTTGTAAGGGCTATTTGTTAAAATATCTCCTTCAAACCTGTCTTTACAAGCAAGAAAATCAACACCGCCTTCTCCATAACCCCTGTCAATAAGGTCCGTTGCTTTTACGTTATAACCATATTCAACAAGTTTTTTAGCCAAATGTCCTTCACCACAAGCACATTCCCAAATATTTTTGCAAGTCAATTCGCCAGTTTGATATAATTTATCTATGGAAACTGGAGAAGTGGCGTAGAAATCATTTTCTTCACGTTCCTCTTCTGTATGATTACTCGCAGAAATAATTTTGAAAACAGAATTAGTATTTCCACTCCAATCTTTCATTTTTCATCCTCGTTTTTAAAATAATTTCTCACAAAATCACAAACAAGATTTTCCAACTTCTCGCCTTCATTGTTTCTAATAATATAAAGAAGATTGTACAAAACCTGTTCTTTTGTTAAATGCTCACATTTACACCCTAATCCTAACATAATCCGTTTACCTCGCCAAAATAATTTCGACTCCATCTATCAAAAATAGAAGTCCAATGATAAGAACCATAAATATTATCAAAAGAAAAATTCCTTCGTACTGATATATTTTCTTATATACCCAATCAAACCTTACAAATAATCCTAAAAATCCTATTATTAAAAATACGATTCCAACAATTAACTCAACCACTTTTATCCTCCAATATTTTTGCATATTTAACAAATATCAAATAATTCGTATATCCTTTTTTAATTTCTTTTTCATCAAACACTTTGCCGACGTAATAATTTCCATCGTCCTCAAGCAATCTCCACTCACATAACTGATGAATTTTATATCCCTCAATATACTTATAATCTTTGACGAATACAGATTTATCAGGTAAATGTAATTCTTCTGCTGGAATTAATTGCTTTAGCGCACGACAAACAATATCGTTTGCAGAATCTGTTGGTTTAAATGGTACGGAAATAGCCCATGTTTCAAGTTTATATTTTTTTATATTTTCACCGTCAACGATTACAACTTCGCTACCCCAAACGTCTTTCTCTGTTCTTGGTATAGTGAAATCTTTTTCTTTTACTTTTTCGTCAAATAAATCAGACAATTTCTTCCAAAAAGGCACATTCATAGTTTCTCACCTCGCTATCTTTGTATGTATATTATATCAAACGAATAAAAAAAAGTCAAGCGATTTTACACACTTGACTTTAAAATTTTTAAAGAAAATCTAAATATTTAATATCGTATTCCAACTTTTCCATTCTTTCCTTTTGTGATGTGGTGAGTTTGCCAATCGGGGTATTCTTCAAACCTTCGCAAGTTGTAATCCAATTTTCACGTTGAGCGATAAAATCTTCTTTGAGTTTTTGCTGTTCTGCTGTCTTTGATTTTAAATACAACTCATTCCAGCATTTATTTAACACCCTTTCTTTTAAATAACCAAAAAGGACGGCAAGCATTAAACAAGGAAAACTTGCAAACAACAGAAACCAGGCTGTGATTTGCATCAGCGGCAACGTAAACAGAAACATCAAAATAAATACCCACATTATAGCTGCAAGGAAATCTGCTTTATCTTCATATTTCCAATCTCTATCACATCTTCTGTAAATACGCGGTCTGATTTCTCCGTTATCCACTTTTCTATATATACAAACTTCTCTTACTTTATCTTTCATAAATCAATTTCTCCAGCTGTTCCAGAAGCCAAACTATCACACTTTTGAAACTTCATTAATAAATTAAACAAATCTTCACCAAAAAGATTTTTATATTTATTTATAGCTTTCTCGGTATGAATTTCGTGTGCAAGCATGTGATAATTTACTAAAAATATTACAAGAAGCGGATTTATGTTTTTATCATAGTTGAAAAAATCGCCGAAATGAGATATTATATAATACGCTCCTATGTTCGCATGATTATAATAATGAGCTATCCCGTTTTTATCGAAAGACTGTGAAAACATTTTACCAACATCGTGGATCAGAGCGGCATAATAGCAACTATCTTTGAAAGATGGGTTTTCTGTATCATTTAATGATTTTTCAAAAAGCTTTTTGGCAATTAAACAATGATTCCCCAAAGTAAATTTATGATGTGGGTTTTTTTGATCAAAAACTTTCATGTTTTTAAGAATTTGTTCAATTGAAATTTTTGATACATTACTATATAAATTAATTATTGTTATTCCGCTGAAACCCTCAAAATCTTGCGGACACTGAAAATTCTTCAAAAATTTATCAATAACTTCCTTTCCGACGTGTCTCTCTCTTTTTAAATCATTTTCATAACAAATTTCAATGGGTGTTGCTATTACATAAATAAATTTCTCGCAATTTACTTTACACTCTGAAAGAATTCTTTTCCTCGATTTCAAAGTAACATTTGTTGAATCAATAACGACATCTTTTCCTTCGGAAAGATATTGATTCATTCTTTGGTAATAATGTTCAAACACTTTTTGATTATTAGACTGACAACTTTCATCGCCATATAATTCTTTTCTGATTTCATCAGACGATACATATTCCGCGCCCTCTTCGGCAACGATTTCTTTAGCCTTGGTTGTCTTCCCCGACGCTGGCAGTCCACACATTATGTATAAAATAGGTATCCGCATCTTTTTTCTCCATCATTTTTTTATAGTCTTCGCGAACAAGGTTTAAAAGCCTATCGCCCTTCATTTCGAATAAATACTTTTCTTCGTCTGTTTCGTTTTTGTATATTGCCCCAAAAAGATAATCCTTCCATTTGGCATTGCTATTTATCTTTTCTGCAATTTCTCTCCGTGATAAAAACAAAGATTGTTCTTTAAACTCAGAATATTCCTTAGCCATTTCGAAATAATACTTTTTAAGAATTTGATCTACAATTTTAAATGCGTTCGTATATTCTGGAAAGTAAGAAAGGAATTCACTGCATTCATTAATTTTAATCATCTCAAGAATATTTTTGATACTCAAAGAATTATTACTTGCCATTCTGTGCATCATCAGATATTTTGGGTTTTTGATTTTAATACGATTATAATTCTTATCTACAACAACAAAGCCCTCGTAATCAGAAGAAAGTTTTTCTGCCGCCACCACACAATCATCAATGGTCGAAATATCATAAGATTTCGGTTTTTCAACCCCGATGTCCGTTTCGAGTTCTTCGAACGTAGTGTTATCGCGAGTAGCAAGATGATAAAGTTTTGTTTCTGAATACGGAATTACGATTTTTGTATACGGAGATACCAACTCAAACATATACGTAAAATTTTTATTTAGATTATTAAAATCTAAATCCTTATAATTTACAGCCGTACGAATTAATTCTCCGAAAGTTTTACAAGGACAATACATCTGTGATAAGTCGTTTGCTGCGAATTCTGTTTTATCGGCATCGATATTCCCGTTTGTGGACCAATGCCAATCTCCCTTATCGAACCAAAGCTTCGTCAACGAGCCGTCGATCTTATCAAGAACGCGTGCGCCATCCAAATCTATATCGGCAGCGTTCGGCTCGTGGTAGTTGAAAAACTTTGTGAAAGGAAAGCAAACAACTTTCAAATCTGATTTGCGCAAAATTATTCCACGACATTCCTGAACAATTGAATTCGACAAATCAGATTCTAATTGATTATATTTTAACAAAATATAATCATCGTCCTCTTTTACAATAAGGGAATAAGGTGGCTTCTGTAAAACTTCTTTCCAGTTCTCTTTGTTCTGTTTAATAAAATCCAACAGTTGTAATTTCATTTTAATCCTCAAAGTTTTCTTTAATTAAATAATCATAAAGTTCTTCTGGTGTCCTCATTGGAATCGGCGCGCCATGTTCATCGTAAGCACTGTATTCTGGCCATTTCTTGCCGAAGTCAAGCTCGTAGATAAAATAGTCAATATCGTTCGTTCCATACGCGTCTATGTCTTCACAACGCATTATTTTCGACAATAAACTGACAATTTTATCAATACATTTTCCATAAGGCATAAAAATGCTATCTGTAAACTCTTCGGTGAACAAATCATTGATCTTATCTTCCGCTTCAATGCGAGCTTTGATAAAGTTAATGTATTTGCAAAATTCTTCTTTTGTCAGCAAACACTCACTCTTCTTCGACATCTTCTTCTTTCTCCTGTTTGTTGTTATTCAATATATAAAAATAAATGTCAGACGGGTTTTCATCTGTGTCGAAGATTTTATCAAAAACTTCATCCCCCCAAACACCACAATCCATTTCGTATTCAAGAACATCAATAACATCCGTCATCGGTTTCCAAGCATCTTCAAGAATTACGCCGAGAGCATTTTCAATCTTACCGATATATTTATCTTGCGCTCTAACCGCCTTTACAATTTCACAAAAAGCATGATTGCTAATCATTTTATTTTCTCCTTATATTTTAAATCCTGATGAATACAACAATTTCCTTCATACAAATCCATTCTCAAATCATAAATATATTTTTTAAACGATTTAAGCGTGAACTTTCTATTGGTGATAAATTTTTCATAATCTTTTTCGCCGCATTTCTTAATTTTCCAACAATACATTTTGTTTACTCTCCGAAATATCTTCTGCAAATTTTAAAAGTCTTACCATAAAGTCAACGATATTATCGCTATCGAGTACCCCGATTTCCCACATATCAACTTTATTACCAACAGCATCCTTATAGTAGCACTGAACAAACATATAAGAATCTTTTTCACAATAATAAACACGAATTATGTTTTCAGAACCTTCGTACTCGTCATTAAATTCCAGTGTTTTTATACTATCTGTATTTTCTTCTTCTTCAAAGAACAAATACATCTGATATACGGAATGACAAAAGCGAACCATATTTTCAACAGACATAGTAAATTCTGTTCCATAAGAAGTAGCATAATCATCTTCCAGATTATTTAAAAGTCCGTAGTATTTAATCTTGCAAACCTGCTCATTGTCTGAGTCTTTGATGTGTTGAAATTCAATAATCTCGCCGCCACAAGAACACTTTACAAACAAATTGTTTAATATTTCTTCTTTACAATTTACAACTTCATTTTTCATAAATTACCCCAAAATAACTGTCTTAACAAATCCAAAATCAATAATCGCAGCCAAAACAATGATTGCGCAAATAACAACACGATACTTTATGCTAATCATCTTCACCTGCGGAAATCCAAGTTTATCACCAAAGATAAACACCGTAAGGAGTGCAAGTGCCAAAGCAATAATCATAATTAAATAAACCATCTGTAATACCTCTCTAAATTTTGTACTTAGATTATACCACAGATGGTTTTAAAAGTCAACTGATTTTATATTATTTTTCAAAACTTTTTCTAATTTTATCGCAAGATTCAGAAATTGCGTCTAATACGAACAATTTAACATTCGGATCGAATTGTTTGCCAGAAATGTTTTTCACCATTTCAACGTAAACGTTATTCACCGCAGCAATCTATTCATCTTCCGTGCCAAACGAATTGATAATATCGGAAAACGCATCAATTACGCCTTCATAATATTCTGCAACCAATCCATTTCCACGCTCACACGCCTCTGCATGCATTTTCTTTGCTTCATCTAATTTTTTAACAAGCTCTTTTTTGTCAATCATAATTTATTCCTCTTTCACATAAAATTCTGGATGTTCGCTTTCCTTTTGAATACTGTAAACATAATTATCGGCATAATGCGCATCAACCGCTGGATAATTTCTATGAACGTTTTTCAAATCTGGGTTTTCCAATTCAACAACTTTATGAACATGTCTAAAGCCGAAAATCACAGGGGGAACATGTGTAACCAAATCATTGATATTTCTAATTGGATAAAAATTTTCCCAACGTTCTTTTAAAGATTTTTTAACTCTGAAACCCCAATAACATCTTGGGCAACCAAACCCAAACCCTTTCATATTATTACGAAGGTCTGGACGATTAAACCAAACATATTCATGAGCAAGCGTAGCGATTGCAGCTCCGTGGGAATAACCAACAATATACGCACCTTTAATGCCTTCGTCCATAATCACATCTTTCAAAAAAGGTTTGATTGATTCCCAAACACGAAGAAAACCGCGATGGCACCTCCATTTAATTCCCATATCTGAATACGGTACGGCAGGAAAATCTAAATTATTTTTCCAATCATCTCCGCCATGCGTACACTGAAAATACAAATAAAGAATATTATTTTTAATTTCGTAAAAATAATCTCCATCGTTTTCTGTGTGAATATACGGAGCATTTAAACAGCGTAAGTATAAATCTTCAAGCAGTTTCATAAACACCTCTATAAACAAAAATTTTGGGGCACTGCCATACCCCATTTTTTAACTTTTAAAGCAAGAACTGGTTAATCAGATATTCAAAAAAGTTCGAGAAGCTGCAATCAGAATCTTTAAAGGTATAATGGAATGAACCATATTTCTTTGTAAATTCATTCATCAAAGTGTCAATTTCCTTATCGAGTTTAGCTCTTTCGGCAATTTTCTCTTCGATCTTCTTCGCTTCTTCTTTTCTCAAAGCGACAGCCTTCTCCTTTTCTGCTTTCGCAAGGGCTGCAGCTTCTTCCTTTTGAGCCAATTCTTTATCGAATTTAGCTTCGTCTGCAACACAATCGTCTGCCTTATCGTAATACTTCTTCGTCTTTTCACTATAAAATTTCATAATAATCACCTCTATTCTTTGGATTATATAAATACGCTTTTTCTTTTGGCAGAAAGAAAGGGCTTGATTCGGCTTAATCTTCCTCGTGAACTACTCACGATGCTAAAGCATCGGAGTTTCTTGTTTCAACGTCCTCGTAACCTACTAACTCCACAAGCGTAAATTCGGGCTGAACCATCCCTACTAAATATTTATTTAAACTGCCTCATCGAGCAATCGTAATCCTTCATTTAAAATATTAATCGCAGCATTTATATCTCTATCATGCTTTGTACCACACTTAGGACAGGTCCATTCTCTGAGTGATAAGTCCTTTGTATCTGTATTGATATAACCACACACATTACAAGGTTGACTACTCTTGGTGAATCTTCCAACCTTAATATACTGTCGATTATTCCAATCAGATTTATAACTTATCTGTCGAATTAATTCATACCATCCGCAATCTGAAATTGCTTTTGCAAGATTATGATTTTTCATCATATTACTTACAGACAAATCTTCACTAACTATCAGTTGGTTTTCCTGAACGAGTTTATGTGAGATTTTATGTAAGTTATCAATTCTTGTATTATGAATTTTCTCGTGAATCTTCGCTACTTTAATTATTTGCTTATTCCAGTTGTTGCTACCTTTTACTTTATGAGACAATTTTCTTTGTTCTTTTATTAATTTCTTCTCATGTTTCTTAGTAGTGTGAATATTACTATATTTTTCTCCATCGGAAGTGACAAGCAAATCTTTAATGCCTAAATCAATGCCAATCATACAACTAGTAGGCCTCATAGGCGCATGTTCTGTTTCTACTAAAACTGACACATAATACTTACCACTGGGAACTTGTGAAATAGTAGCAGTTTTTATTTGCCCTTGAAACTCTCTGTGAACTTTTTCTTTTACCCATTTAAGTTTCGGAAGTTTGATTTTGTTATTATCAAAAGAAACTTCTATATTACCATTTGTAAAATTAGTAATATAATTTCTTTTGGAATTTTTCTTACTCTTAAATTTAGGGCAACCTGTGTGTTCTTTGAAGAATTTCTGATATGCTGAATCCATATTATAAATTGAATTTGTTAATGCAAATTTGTCTACTTCTTTTAGCCATTCATAATTCTTTTTAAGAACTTGATTACAGTAATTGTTGCAAGAAGTTTTATTTATAGATTGTTTTTCTTTCTCATATTTATCTTTTCTATATGCAAGTGTTTGATTGTATACAAATCTACAACAACCAAAAGTTTTACGAATCTGTTCTTCTTGTTGTTTATTTGGATAAATTCTGTATTTATACGCTTTTAACATTTACTTATCACCTCCTTTTGATTATATATTCTTCACTAAGGCTCTTTACCCATCAGTTAAAGCTAATGGAGTTGCGAGCCTATATGTTTTCAAACCAGCGGTATTTGAAAAATTTATCTTCTTCTGTTTTTGGAACAGAAAGAATCAGCGGCATTGAAAGATCGAGGGAATAAATACCAAGAATACTTTTTCCATCTACTCGATATTTTCTATCTTCGCTTTCAACAACGACTTCGCAATCTAGATTTCCAGCAATCTTTACGAAATCATTTACATCTTTAAAAGTGCGTAAGTAAATCCTCATAAGAACTCCATTTTATTATTTTTACGGTTCAGAATATAATAGCAATAGCTCAAAATATAGGTCTGTCGATTTCAACGACTTCACCGAAAGCTTCATTCCTTATAAAGCTTAAACGCTATATAATATCTATTATATTCCATGTTAATTGGAAAATCGTCTTGCAAAACGACCTCCTATAATGACAATTAACTGGTGCCACCTCGAACGTCAGGTGTCCGTCGGACTTCCAATATTCTACCAGCGTATCTTTGATAGATATCGAACCTTGTACTAACGCAACTAACTCGGAAACAATTTTAGGATACGCCCAAGGCAATGTTCGGCCTATGGTGGAAGTTATAGGGATCGAACCTATGACCCTCTGCTTGTAAGGCAGATGCTCTCCCAGCTGAGCTAAACTTCCAAAACGCATAATCTTAAGTTTAACCAGAGTAATTATGCCGATGTAATGATTTTACAAACTCCGCTTTCTCTTCTTTCTTCCCAGAGGTATGAAAGTATACTCTGCATAATGGCAGCGATTGCAGGTTATGCTCCTACGTCCCAAGAGTCAAATTCTTGTATCCTACTATTAGACTAAATCGCAATATAAGAGAGGTTCTTATGTCGAGCGTGACCTCACACGTTATACCGATCGTGTATAAATTCTCTATCCGCCAATAACTTCGGACTACGCGTATGTATACCTACCGTAGGGTTCTGGCTGCTCCTCAGAGATTCGAACTCTGGACATCGTGATTAACAGTCACGCGCTCTACCGACTGAGCTAAGAAGCAATATTTGTACAGCTTTGAGATTTTATGATTCTCAGTAATCCGTCAGTCCTTTACGTAACTGCATTGATTTCCGTTACCTGCTACGGCAGCCTTATCTATAACCCGCTATGCAATTATAGAGTTTCTCATCTCTTCGACTCTTTTTTACCTGCCCTTGCTACATTTACGCAGGATTTCGCGCCCAAGGTGATCATATTCCTCGTACATTTTATTTTGAGGGATTTTTGCTTTCACTTGAGTCTCTTTCGACAAATCGTTGCAACAATTGTCAAATTCTACATTGAGATGAGTTGAATTATTCATATAAAACAAATAATTCGCAGTCCTTATTTCTAAGGATCTTTCCATCATTGATTTAGGCTGTTCATCACACTCCATTTACCACAGCTATTTCATACAATCCAACTCTGTTTCCAACCCCATTTAAAGGCGTTACATGGACATGAGAACCGATTGACTACGGCATTAGATCCTTCGTGGAACCTAACTCAATTTTGTACTTATATTATATCATATTTTTAAAATAAAGTCAACTAATTTTAAGCGATTTTTTAAACTTTTTCGAAAATAGATTTTGCTTTATCGTTGAAATATTTTAAATCCACCGTGTTCTCATATTCGCACCAAGGACAACAGACTTTAAATACACGTACATTAGCCTTGGCAATATCTGTCCACGCAATACGACAGCTATTATAGCACTTAGAACACGGCATAACAGCGTATGCTTTGATTTTGTCTGCAAATAAAATTGGTGTTTCATTTTCGTCTTTCGCGTGCATAATGCCATTTTCATCAACAGTATACGGATGTTCTTTTCCAAAAATATCCTGCTGATACACGATCTTCTTCTTCATCTTCTTTCGACTCTCTCCATTTTGTTCTTTTACCGAAATATTTTGAATCAATTCCAATTACAGTAATTCCGACACAATCATCTCCGAAAAGATAAATTCTGTTTCCCATAACCCGAATAAATCTTGCACCTTCGGAAGAATGTGCATCTCGAACGTTTTTTAAATACTTTCTCTGACTATGATCTTTGAAATCTTCGATTGTTTTTCCACAACTCCAAGCTTTATCAAAAGCGTTCTGAATTTTCTGCTGACTTTTGGAATACCCTCTTTCCTTAAATCTCTGATGTGCGTGGTTTGTAATTTGAACTTCCATTTTTTATCTCCTTAAATTTATTTTGTAAGTATATTATATCATAAACACAAAATAAAGTCAAGGAGATTTAAATGGTTTTTAAAATTTTTTTAGATACTATCTGCCCACTGCGAGAATTTACCACGATAATCTTTGGTAAGTTCAACAATTTCAATAAAGTCTTGTTTACGAGCCGAATCCAGATAACGAGAAAAACCAGAATCTTGTGGGAATTTTAAATCAATTTGTCCAGTATGACCAAGACAAAGAATCTTGCAATTGTCGTGGCAACGACTCAAAATCTTTTTGATTTCGTGCGTTGTCGCATTTTGAATTTCATCGATAATAACAAATGAATTTTGGAAATTACGACCACGAAGAAATGTTGACGGAATTGCATTAATAATAGCAGTTCCATTTTTAACATTTTCCATATTATCTTCTTTAACAATGAGTTTATCTGGATCGTAACCGCAAGTCAAAATTGCATCAATAAGCGGATCAATATAGTAAGAAATTTTGTCATCTACATTCCCAGGTAAAAAACCTAATGTTGATTCTTGGCAAGGGGAAACAATATAATGAATACTTTCATACATTTTAAACTCTGCTGTCATAAGCAACGCCATTGCAGTAGCAAGTGTTGTTTTAGATGAGCCAGCGCAAGCATTGCAAAATACACCAATATTGTTTTTATTCCAAACTGCTTCTATAAATTTCCATTGCTCTTCATCAAGTTTGAATGGAAGTCGTTTAAAAAAGATATAATCTTTGATATTTTCGGGTACATTAATTTTCTTAACTGTTGTTTCTGTTGAATTTTTTTTAGCTGCCATATATAGATCCTTAATTTAAATTATTTAAATATTCAATAGCTGAAGTTGCCGCAATCGCACCGTCATTTATTGCTGTCGTAATTTGACGAATTTTTTTCGCTGTTATATCACCGCAGGCGAAAATGCCTTTTTGCGAAGTTTCTTTCGCCTCATTAACAATAATATAACCCTTTGTGTCTTTTTCTGCTAAATCAGTAAACGTTTCATTTGGAACTTGACCGATAGCAACAAAAACACCGTCAGTCGGAATCATTTCTTTGTCGGTAACAACGGCGGTAATTCTACCCTTTCCGTTATTTATCTCTGTCAAAAATCCCTTTGTAGAGGAATTTTTTACCCATTTTATATAAGCATTGTTCAAAATTCTATCTTGTAAAACTTTTTCACAAAAGAATTTGTCAAACAGCGTAATCATTGTAACGCTCTTACAATAATTTGCAAGAAGAATCGCGTATTGAGCGGCGGTGTTACCATCTCCAATAACGCAAACATCCTTTCCCTTATAAAAAGGTCCATCGCAAATAGCACAATAATTCGCCAAGTATTCTCCTGCGACACCGAGCTTTTTATGCTCTACGCCATTTGCGAGAATAACGGTTTTAGCAAGATAATCATAATCTTCATCGCCTACTTTAGTACAAATAATATACTCCGAAGAATTATCTATTATCTTTGTGACTTCTCCGAAAATAATTTCTACACCAAGTTTTTCGACTTGTTCTTGCATTTTAAAACCAAGATCTTCTCCAGAAATCTTTTCAAATCCAGGGTAATTTTCTACTAATGGCGAATTTACCATTTGACCGCCGAGAATGTTCTTTTCAAATAAAACAACTTTTTTATCGGCTCTCGCTGCATATATGGCAGCGGTCATTCCTGCTGGACCGCCGCCAACAATAGCAATATCATACAAATCTTTTTCCATCAATAAAGCTCCGAAATATCATCAATAAGTTTATCTACGATACCATATTCAACCTGTTCCGCACCATTGATAAACCACTCCGTCTTTTTCTTCCGACCATAAAGTTCTTTAGAAATCTTTGTTCTCTCAATAACAAAATCGGACAAAAGTTTAAGCTGCTTCGTATACTGTGCCTGATGAGTGCGAACCTGCTCTGCAGTTCCTTCCATTGCGCCGCTTCCCTCGTGAATTAAAGCCTGTGAGTTTTTCAGAGCAAATCTCTTGTGCCCAGCAAGCAAAACATAAAGACCGCCGCTCATTGCAACGCCGAAGTTAATCGTATATACTGGTGTTTTTGAAATAGCAATCATATCGAGCAAATGCTGCGTTGCATCAATTTCTCCACCGTAAGAAAAGACAAGAATTTTAATTGGCTTTCTTTTCTCAACAGGAATTTTCTTTTCATCATCTTCTCTGTTGAAAGCAATAATCATTTTTGAAAAATCAATTAAATATTCTCTATCGATTTCATCTTCCAAATACAGAGTACGATTTTTTAATCCATCATAATACATCAATCTTCCTGGATCGGGAAGGGTACTATCTTCTGGAAGTGCAACCGCGAGGGGAATTCCATCAAGGAAATCAAGATCTTCAATTTTCTTATTATTATTTTTAACCATTCTTTACCTCTTCTTCATTATCAATATAATTCAACGTTAAATATTTATTAGCCAATTCTTCGTTGACAAATAAATTATCTACCGTCTTATCCATAATCATATAAGGTTTCTCAACACCTTCTACAAAATATCCGCAGAAATGATCTGGTGTAAGATTATACATTGTAAGATAATCTGACAACCATTTATCATCGGTCGCTTCTCTTTTTACAAACTTTTCTTCGATAGTGTCTTCAAAAATCTCTATCGCCTCATCGTTTTCAGTTTCAACAATTAAATATCTTTCATCAATCTTTTGCATACACTCATCTCCTTTATGCAACTTTCTACAATTATTATATCATAAAAATACTACAATGTCAACTAATTTTAAGTGGCTGCAAGCATTTCTCCAAGATAAGTTTGCTTTTTTACAACACGAGTTGTCTTAATTGCGGTTGTAATCGCTTTCGGCGTTCCTATAAGCGCACAATACTTTTTAGCACGCGTTATTTCAGTGTAAAGATGCTCCTTACTCAAAAGATTAAAAGAGCCTTGGTCGCAAACCGCAATCACATAAGGGTAGCCAGTGCCTTGGAGTTTGTGCGTGGTAACTGCGTATCCGAGCTGCAAATCACCTATTTCCCCTGGACCGTAAAGCATAATCTTATCGTCTATTTTTAACAATAACGTATCTCCGCAAATATCATATACAGTACCAATATTGCCATTGAATATCGGATAATTTATACCTTCGATTGTTTCTGCTTTATAATTATTCTTTGTAACAAGAACCTTATCGCCTACGTGAAACGTTATTTCATAAAGAACTTGATCACTATATTTGTGTGTAAGTGTTTTATTTTTCGGAAGTTCCAACAAGTTTTGAATAATCTGATTTACACACCTTGCAGAAAGCGGACCAACTGCTCTTTTTGCAACAGCAATAATGATGTCGTCAATCGAAATCTTATCTTCGTAATAAAGTTTTTTAAACTTTTTGATAATCTCATTCAAACAATCTTGCGTAGTGTTTTTTGAAATTATCTCAAAATCTTTCAATTCTCCGTGAATTTCATTACCTATAAAACCGTTGCTCGGCAATATCTGTTCTTGGTGATATACTTTTAAAGAATCTGTAATAATGCCAGATTTTTGTGCCTGTCTGAAAATCTTTGTCAAATATGCTTTCGCAATTTTTCCAGAACCTTTAATATCGCTGATTAAATTACACAAACCAATCGATTCGAGTTGCCCTGGATCGCCTATCATTATAAGTTTTGTTCCAGTTTTCATGGCTCTCAATAAATGCAAAAACAAATCGCCGCCAACCATACTTACTTCGTCCAAAATCACAACATTTTGTTCCAACGGATTATTCGCATCTCTGTCAAATTGTGTCGTAAACCCATTGAACTCCAAAAGGCGATGAATTGTTTTCCCTTCCTCTCCGATGGTTTCTGAAAGGTTTAAACTCGCTTTTCCAGACAATGCACAAGAAGCAAAGTTATATCCGTTTCTTCGAAGTATGCGAGCAACTGGATACATAATTGTTGTTTTTCCGCAGTTATGCGTAATAAAAATACAATTATTCCTACGCAAAACAAGCATTGTTGATTCTACCATAAAACAGTATTTATAACCGTCTTCTGATTTCACTTCTTCGATTTTTGTCTTTTTATGATAAACTCTGTTATCATTTCCAAAGCCAACGAACACATTGTTTGAAATAAACACTTCATAATAAACACTTTTTCTAATATATTGTTTTCCAGAAATGAAATATTTCTTTCCTTTTCTGTCATCAACTTTTATTGTCGCTCGATACCCACAAGATGTAAATGCGAACTGAACAAAGTCGGCATTTTCTTTTACAGTAGTTGAAAACTTCTTTTTCTCTTTATTGTTTTTAGTTTTCGTAACACTGCCGTCCCAATAAAGAATTTCATCGCATATAATCTGCAGTTGTTTATTTGTGCAATGATACCAAAACTCATCAAATATTTTAGTTCTCATTGGTGCTTTGATATAAAAATCGGTATATCCTTTTACAGCAGAATTATGCTCTTTAAAATCTATCTTAGCATCTGAAAACAGTTTTCTTATGCGTTCTTTTTTTCTGTCTTTTTTAATATGAAATCTACAATACTTATAAGAGTGTGAATTTGTTTTAAACTCAACAGAAGAATCAAAAGAACCGTCGCAAATAACTGCACACATAACGCGAATTTCCTCGTCTGTTAAATTTATCCCATTTCCGCTATAACTAAAACCAGCTTTAATTTTTCCAGAAAAACCAGAACGACATAGCTCTTGTTTTTCTTTTATTTCTTTGATTTTACAAGAATCGTGTTTATTTTCGTTCTTCCAATATAACACATCGTGTTCTTCGCAAACCGTTTGATTGATACCATATTTTGTTTCAAAATGATATAATTTGTCGCAAGGTTTTTTAAAATACATCAGCGGTTTTGTCAAACTCGCGCTACCATCTTCATTATATTGTAATACCTTTTCGCCGCTTTTATATTCTGAAATCTTTTTCCATTTTTCACCATTGAAAAATTCAGTATCTTTATCTACACAACCAGCGTTTGCAGTCAAAAGAAATACGTTATTTTTAAATATTTTATAAATCGCATCTTTTTGTTCTTGCGTATACTCAAAACCAACCGTTTTTTCACAATCTGCAATCGTTTCGTCAATATGTTTCACAGGAAAAACTTCAGCATCTCGAAGACGAACAAGTTCATCGCAAATTCGTTTTTCAAGCCTATAATACTTATTCAAACCGATTCTTTTTGTTTGTTCTTCGTAGTGTAATTTTTCTTTGTCAACTAATTCACGAAGTATTGTTTTTGCTCTATCTTTAGTGATAACTTTAGAAAGACCAAGAATACTTGAAAGTAAATTCTGTAATGTAACCCAAGTGTGCCCTTCTGTTTCGGCTATTTTCGTTAAAAAGTAGTTTATATAAGCTTTAATTCTGAATTCAGAATCTTCTGCTACACCCATTTTTAACGCCAAATTATCCGCTTTTGACCAGCCAATTCCATCGCATTTTTCAATTAAAATATACGGGTTTTTGTTAATATCTGCCATCAGGCTATCGGCAGATTTATACTGCTCAATCAAATCGTCTGCTAATCTCTTTGACAAACCAAGCTTTGTGAAAATTGAATACACCTCTGCGCGGTCATCTATTCCTTTGAATTTTGCGACAATATCTTTAGCTCTCGTAAACCCGATACCTTTTATATTACACATTTCGCTAATATCGCCAGATTTAATAAGACCGATCGGATCTTTGGTATATTCCATAAAATTCTCAACTGTCTTTTGCGGTAAAATAGTAAGAAGGAAATTCCTTACATCTTCTTCTGTTTTCAAAGATACAATCGAACTCATATAGCATACTTGATATGTGTGCCCATATTTTTTACTCATTTCATACTTTGCATATACACGATATCTTATATTTTCTTTAGCAAGCGGCGCGTATCCACACAAAGGTATGATTCCGTTTTTGATAGTGTTTTTCCGAATTTCTCCAACAAAAACGGAATCAACTTGAAAATCGAAAGCGCACCAACCGTTATAATCTTTTTGTGCCTTCGGGAAACGTACTTTAGTTACATACCCTTCGAATCCAACATCGGCATCTTCAATTTCATATTGCATAAAACTCACCTCTTACTTTTAGATAAATATATTATACCACAAATAATAATTCCAGTCAAGTAATTTTGACTGGAATTTTGAAATTATTCTTCTTCATGTCCTTCTTCTATACCAACATCGTATCCATCGTGCCATACTTTTTCATAAAGTGCGCCGAGATCAAAAATTTCTATAAAATCAAGTTCGCGATCAATCTTTAAAATTTTTTTAATTTCTTCAATAAATTCATCATTTTTCATATAATTTTCCTCTTAAATTGCATAAAATTTAGATTTCATCATCTTCGTCATCCGACAAATTCTCTAACATAACAAGTTTATTTCGCTGCATTTCATCAGATTCCATATTGATCCACGGTAATTTTGTGGCAAAACTCTTTGCTTCTGGCTTCCAGAGTGAATAATATGGGCAACAATTTCTTCCCTCTTTTGGCTGATCTGGGTTATTATTGCAAAATTCACACCAATAACAAAGCGGTGTTGGACGTGGAACGTAATCTTCGGCTTCAATTGAATCGAGTAAAGTATTGATTTTCTTCATCCCTCTATCAACAAAACCTTTTGTTCCAGCGTGTTTAATTACTTCTGCAATCGGAAACTCATAAAAACAATCTACTTCTGTTTGCTCCCCATACATCTGCTTTAATGCTTTAACATATACAACAAATTGTAATGGCGTAATACATTTGTCATCTGAATAAGCCTCCGACGATGTTTTTAAATCATGGATAATATATTTTCCAGTGTCTTTTTCTTTTAAAACCCTATCTATAAAACCGTGAAATTCATATTTTCTGTGTTTAAATTTAAACGGTAATTCCGCCGCAACGAGTTCAAGATTCGGGTTTTCTTTTAAATAATTTTCCAATCTATAAATACCACTTTCCAAAAATTGCTGTGATTTCATCGCAAAAGATTTGCCGTATTTATCTAACTCTACCCATTTATATCCAAATTTTTGCGACAAAATATTCACTCCAAACATATCACCATCACGGTCTCTCGAATTCTTTTTTGGTAAATTAACGTTCAAAAAATAATCTTTAAGCATATCATAATCGATTTTCTGACCGCCAAGAATCTGCGAGGTAATAATTTCATTTACCTTATGAATAAGTAAACCCATTGCAATTGCTGGAGTGTCCTGACTTAAAAACTTTTTGTCTTTATATTTCAATTTGAATTTATAATGACATTGCTCATAAGTTTCGATTTTCGAATAACTATAATTTTCCAATCTTTCTTTTACTTTCTTTTCATCTTCCATATACACCTCTATTTATACAACGGAATAATATTTAATCCACTCTTCTTTTTCTTCGAGTTTTACCCAGTCTCCGTTTTCATCTTTTTTGCATTTATTCTTCATTTCAAAAGTTGCTCTCAAACAAACATCTTTATCGAACGGTGCCATTTGATATTTTCTTTTCTCAATTTTAACAACTTTCTCTTCGCCAGTTCCAACGTTATATAAAGATACTTTCGGCGAATACTTTGTGTTTATATCGGTTACATACCAAGTACTTGATTTTCCTTCGATTTTTAACGATATATAACCCAAATATTCTTTTTCGTCTTTGATTCTTTGTGCAATCGGATATTCTTTATAGGTAATATTCCCCAAAAGATAATTTATGAAACCATCTTTGTCTTTCAAACGATATTGCTTTTCTGTTTCCGTTGCATATTGCAACATAATATCTCTATCAATCACACATTGATCTTTTTTAATTATTGTCTTTGAACCATATTGATTGTAAATCTCCACAATCTTTAAAAGCTTTCCGATACTTCCAAAGTCAGAAAAATAACCAAGTTTAATCAAAATATCTAACTGCCTCGAATCGCCGGGAAAATCTTTAAGAATTTCCACGAACGAATTATATTGTTTCGATTGTGATAATTCATAAAGTTTATCACCGACTTCAACGTTGCAATATTTGATTGATCCAAGTCCTTTATAAATACTGTTTTCTTCTTTATTGATTTTATAAGAACCAGCAGAATGTCCAAATTGAATGTTTTTTAATGATATATTAAAATATTTCAATTCTTCCGTAAGTTTATTGGTTCTTTCCATATCACCTTCATAATATCTAAATACAACGGAATAATATTCCAAAGGATAATGAACTTTAAGCCAAGCCCCATATAAAGAATCAATTGCTGTTGCGAGAGCATGTGGAGCGGCGAAACCATAAGACATACAACCTTGAACCATTTTCCAAGTATCGTCAAATTTATCAATACTTCCAGTGTTTTTTATCCATTGTTCTTTAAGTCTATCCTCAAGATTTTTAAAGTCTTCTGGGTGAATTTTTTTCTTACTAATTTTTTTAATCAAACCAATCGATTCTGCTGGTGTAATTCCAAGCCATTGGAAATAAGTCATCAATGTTTCTTGGAATGTAATCATCCCTCTGGTTTCAGACAAAACATCATCGAGATATTTACTTCCAGTTGTGAAAGGTTTTCTATAAATAAACGCATCGCGCCACGCATCAAACGATGGACGAACCGCTGCTGTAAACTGTGCTAATTCACCAACAGAGCGAACTTTATATTTTTTCATTAAAGATGTTGCATAATCACTATCAACTTGATTCAAAGTACAAGTAATTCCGTTTGCATATAAATCCCAAACGCGATCATCCAAATCATTTAACAATTGATTTACGGTTATAATCGGCTTGCCTATTAATTTAAAAGTGTCAGCAATAATTCCCCAAATTGAAACAATAAGAAAATCATCTTTAAGTATTTTCCAATAATCTGCTTCGCCAGATGTTATCATAACACATAAAGCATTTCCAATTTTTACGATACCGTATTCATATCTCAAATCTTTATTGTCCATGGCATGCGCGCAAGGGTGAACAGAAGCAGAAACAACTACATCGACATATTTTTTTGCTTCTTCTATATATGGTTTCCATTTAGGATCTTCCGAATAATTATCTATGTCTTTAGCTACGTCATTAAATTCATCAAATTCAAGACCGTGAGACCTGCAAACATTTCTAAAAGCTTCGCCAATCTGCATTGTTCCATAAGCAATCATCGGATAAACAGAATGTTCTCCAAGAACTTCTCTAGATGCTAATACGAAAGGTTCTTGCGAAGCAACGTTATAGTCAATATCTGGCATTGCCCTGTTTTCAAGCAACCGCGCAGTACTAATAAATCTTTCTGGATATAATTTAATTGGAGATGTAAATCTATCAATTTGAGTCATTCCAAGAATTCGATTAATATAAAAACCACCGCACGATCCACGACCAGTTCTTGTTAAAACACCATTATATTTATGAACCGCCAAATCAACTATTTTTTCATTCAATAAGAAATAATCCGCTGTATTGATTTCTTTCGTATCAATAATTATCTGCATTTCTTGACGAATACCCTCAATATATTTTTTAAGTTGTTCGCCCTCTATGTGTTCTTCTTCTCGAATTTCTGCAAATTTTTTGTTGATATGCTTTTTTAATTCTTTAATTTTTTCATCTGGATTTAAATTTAAATATGCACTTGGCATTTTAATTTCCTTATCCAAATAAATTTCTTCACATGTTTCAAATATCCTTGTGTTGTCAATTGCCTCTTCAATTTCTTTATCGGTTAAAATTCCTTGTTTCTGAAATCTGGAAAACATAGTATCGTAATCTGGATAATCAAGAACATAAGTATCTTCGTCACCATAATTAATACCTTTCCCTTTCAAAAATTCCAATCTATCTTTGGAATCTTCTGGATAAATATAATGACTATCATTGGCAGCAATTAATTTCAGTCCATATTGTTTTGAGAATTGTAAACACTTTCTATTGATTTCTTTTTGAAACTCATCTTGATGGTTTTGGACTTCAAGAAAAAAGTTTTGACCAAAATGTTCAACCAATGGTTTTAACAATAATTCAATACTATCTTCATCGTGCATTAATCCAGCAACGCAAGCAGAGGTTAAATAAATATCTTCTTTATTTAATTTTAATAAATCTTCCAGGAAAATTCTTGGTTTATAATAAAACCCTTCTTCAGAAGCATGACTCGTAATATAATTTACTTTTTTTCTTGCTTCATTTGTTTTAGGAATAATGATAATATGATAATTTCTATTATCTTTGTCTAAAGGATTTGGTACGATATATCCTTCAACACCAAAGAAACATTTAATTCCATATTTATCACATAAATCCCTTGCTTCGAATATATCGCCGCCAGAACCATGATTCGTTGTCCAATAACAATCATATCCAAGTTCTTTAATTCTTTTTAAATATGATTCACATTTTACGTGTGTATCAGGAACAAATATATTTGATATGATATCGTGTTTATGATAATTGGCATATTGTTTCATAATTATTCTCCTTTAAAGTAAATAATAATTTTCCATCGATTTCAGATAAATTATTTGTTTCCAAATACTTTTTACATTTCTCATAATTTAATTTATATGTTCTACAAAATCTTGCAAGACCAATTTTTTCATTATTATAATTTACAAAATTGCAAATTATTGGTTTAGTAGTCTTATTATTAATTATTTTATATTGAACAATATCAAGATTATTTGGTATATTCCTCAAAATAATATTATCTATTTCTCTACTATCTTCTGAATTAAATAATAAATATCTATTATCGGAATTGATAATGTGTGGCAACAAACCAAATTTTTCTTTGCAAGTATCGATAAACAATTGCTTTTCTTCCTCTGTGTATTCAGCCATACACAGCCGCCAATTACATTTTTCCCTGTCTCCATCGTCTAATAAAAAAATCGATAATCCGAATTCGTTAATATTCATAATAATTTCAGAAGATGACATATTCTTTATATCTTTTAAATCATCTATTATTCTCGTATTAAACCTATAACCTGGTTGACATAAACTATCACCATTTTTAAAATGTCTTATTTCTGCAGGATAATATTTTGGTATATTAGAACATACGTCTTTTAAAATATTATATTTCCAAAACAGATATTCTTTTTGATTTTCCGCGTGGCTTTCTATATATATCGGTCGTTCATTATTATTAGTTATATGTCCATCACCTAATAACGAAAACATAATCAATTGCTTCTGCAATTCTGTTAATTTTTTATTTTCACTATAAGTAAATAAATTCAATCTATGTTTTTCAGAACACCATTTCTTTATAACTCGTAAACTACAATTAGCTTCTTCTGCCATTTGTTCCATAGTCATATTTCTATTAATATATCTTTCATAACACCAATCGTAATCTTGATAAACTGCTTTAAAATTTGAATTATTCTTTTTTATATATAATTTTGGAAGTTCTAATGAAATAATTTTAGATTTAACCGATCCAATACTTTTATTTAATTTTTTAGAAATATCTCTGACTAATACATCATTTTTATAATCATTGATTAATGTATCTATTTCTTCCTGTGTCCAAGTTCTTTTTCCCATTACACTTCCTCTAATTATAACATTAAAATTGTTATAAAATTATCTTTGTCTCTTTTGTTTTTCTTAATACAAGAAAATAAGAATGAAATTTTCTTGCATGTTTTTGATTTTTAACTTGCCAGTCTGCGACTAAACGATTTTTTGCTAATAAAACAAATAAATCTTCACAATAAAATCCGTACTTTTCACAATAATCGAGAATTATCTTATGAGAAATATATTGTTTTCCGCTACTTATCTTATCTTGACATTTTATAACTAATAAACCATTTTCAACTAAAATCCTAGAAAACTCTTTTATGCTATCTTCATAAAAATGAAATAATTCTAATTCACTTGGATAAACTCCGAAGCGTTTATTAATTATATTATTATTATCATTGCTTGTTAATGACTTACCAGTAGTAGCAAGAAATGGAGGATCGTATATAAGGCTCTCAATTGTTTCTTTTCCAAATGGTAAATGGCGGCAATCACACTTCTTTACGTAGTCATAAGCTGGAAAGATATCAAAGCAGAATTCTGGTCGGTTTATCTCTTTGTAAAAATTTCCCTTACTATAACAAGGATCCACCTGAAATGTTTTTGATTGATTGTATAAATATAAAATATTTTTTAATATTTCATCTTGTGAGTATGAAATCGATTTAATTAACTCCATTGTTTATACCTCTATACTTCCTCTAATTCATTCTCTAAAATTTTTTCAAAAATTGCTTTACCACAATCTATCGGTGCGCCCTTTGGTGGTATCGTTTTATTTTTCTTCCAATTCCAATATTTAATATTTAAAGTTTGCATTACTGCATAATCTTTTAATGTTTCAATATCATTCATCGTTTCTTCTATTTCCAAGTCTTTGTCAAGAAGAAAAATAATTTCTTTCGGATTCGCCTGAATAATCAACTTCGCCTGCTGTGTTGAAAGGTTGTGCGAACCAAGCGCGACGGAAGAACCGTAACCGTATTTATCAGCAAGCATACACGATTTTTCACCTTCGAAAATAAATAGTCTATCGCAACCGTTTATGCTCTCATAATTCTCTGCGTAGTTGAACAAAGATAAGCTTACGTTTCCAGGCAGAGGGTATATATACTTTGGAACACCTTCTGGAGGAGTTCCGTTATATCGTCCTTTGATTGCCATTATTCTTCCTGTGTTTGCATCGCGCCAAGGAAACACAATTCGATTATCGTCTATATCAAAACGGACGTCATATTTTCTCTGTGTGTTTATATCAATGCCATCTTTTATCCAAAGTAGGTTTGTAACATTTATATAATCATCGAGGACAGATTCATCGTAAGTTTTAATCTCTGGCGATTTATCTTCCCCTATCCGATCATAAAACCCTCCGAACAAAGTTTGCTTTTCTTTTGGTTGCCAATCTTCACCCAAGCCCAAAACAGATTTGATTGACGATAGCACAGTGCGAAAATCAACTTCGCGATTTTTCATAATGTAAGCTATAACATCGCCATTGAATTTATAGACATAATCGGTTACGAAAATATTCGGGTTGTTGTTAAGATGAATTGAAATGTTTAAACCGCTCTCCGAATCATCGGAGCGCGCAAAACGAACTTCTTTTGAATTGACTTTGAATTTTGCATAGTCATATTTTTCAAGAAGTTCGACCAATTTATTCGGTTGTTCGATTAACATTTCTTTAAGATCCGAAAGCATATTTTTGTCCTTTTATTCTTTATATAAAAATTATACCACAAAACTAGTAATTTGTCAACTAATTTTGCGGCTTGAACCTCTCATAATTTTAGTCGTGAGATTCTTGGGAACTTCCGACCAGTGTCAGAATATTTACCAAGCTACCCCCGTCGTCCCGACGGTTGTTTATGTATAGTATGCTTTGTTTATGCAATTAACAGTTTTAATCCTTCATTTAGAATATTTATCGCCGCATTCACATCTCTATCGTGATGGATATGACAAATTGGACAATCCCATTCCCTAACTTTAAGGTCTTTTGTCACCTCGTTTTTATACCCACAAACACTGCAAGTCTGCGAACTTGGAAAGAATTTATCGACTTTAATTACAATCCTTCCATACCAACGTGCTTTATATTCTAACTCTCGAACAAATTCAGACCAAGAAACATCGTTGATTGCCTGTGCAAGCCTATGATTTTTAACCATATTCTTCACCTGCAAATCTTCAATGCAAATTACGTCATTTTCTCGAATGATATTGGTTGAAAGTTTTTGTAAAAAGTCTTTACGTTGGTTTGAAATTTTCTCATACAATCTCGCTACTTTAATTCTTGCTTTGTTACGATTAGAACTATCTTTTGGTTTTCGAGACAATTCTCTTTGTAATTTTGCAAGTTTGTTTAACGAGTTTTTGAGATATTTCGGGTTGTTTACAAGTTCTCCGTCACTTGTTATACAAAACTCTTTAATGCCTAAATCTATTCCGACAGCATTATTTGTAATTAGTAATGGTTGAATATCTACATCTACGCAACACAACGAGACGTAGTATTTGCCACTTGGTTCTTGTGATATTGTTGCATTAACTATTCGCCCTTGTGGTTTTAACTTGTTTTTCGTTTTCACCAAGCCAAGTTTCGGTAGTTTAATGCGGTTGTTTAGATATTCGATATTCCTATTTACGCATTTAGATTCGTAAGACTTTTTATTATCTTTTTTACTTTTGAATTTCGGATAACCTGCGTGTTCCTTAAAGAATTTCTTATAAGCATTATCTAAATTTTTAAGAGAGGATTGAAGAGCTGTAGAGTCAACTTCCGCAAGCCATTTAAGCTCATCTTTTAATTCGGACATCTCTTTTGCGCATTTAATGTAAGTTATATTTTTCTTTTCGGTTTTATATAATTCAATCTTTTCTGCGAGATATTTATTATAGACAAAACGACAACAACCAAATGTTTTTGCAATTATTTCTTTTTGCTTTTCGTTTGGGTATATACGATATTTATAAGCTTTCTCCACACTCTTCACCTCCTTTTCTTATTTTTAATATATTGAATTAAATATACGTATCCTCTTCCGTGAGTTACATCCATAACATTTTAAGCGCAATTCATCCCACGATTAAAGTCGCGGGTATTCTTGTGTAGCCTATAAAATCGGTCTTTTATTTACATTTTTTTATTGTCCAATACGCTTGTGTTTCGGTCTGCATTTACAAGTTTCAGAAAACTTTGCATGATCTCCGTCATATTTAAAAATATAACCAACGCCAGTATCAGAACTATCGGCTCCGCTTCTTGTTTTATTGAGGAGAACACAGCGATAAGTTTTATCTTCTTCTGGAACAAAATCCTCTTCCTTCCAAGTTCCGTCCTCTTGCAACTGCGAGCGGAACGGTTTGCAATCATAAGGACTTCCTGGCTCAAACTCTTCGGGGTACATCTTTCTCATAATAATCAAATTCGAAAGAACTTCCTTTATCTGCTTTGAATTGCTCAAAGCACTTTCTGTTAAAAACAAATCTCCGATACTCGTGGCTGTCAACTGAATCGTATAAAGACCAATCATATTTTGTTTCTTCGCAATCGAGTCCAAAGCGCGAGCATCTTTAATAAGGTTGATCCAGAAATTATCATTTGTATTTCCTTCGCCCAAACTTAATTTAAAAGTATCAACAACAAAGAAATCAATTCCATTTCTTAAAGCTTCCTTTCGAATAAGCTGATTACTTAAATTCGCATCCGAGTCAGACATTGAAACAATCTTTAACGCGTCTGCCATATTCTCTTTCCAGTATTGATTTGCTTTTCTAATCATATCTCTATCTTCGTCTGTAAGATCGCCTGTCTTCAACTTTTTCTTAGTAATCTTCCAATAACAAAAATATCTTGTCAATATGATTAAAAGCATAATAACTTTTAAATCTTTAATCGTCATTTCATTGGTAACAAAAATTCCTCTTTGTCCATGAGCTATCAATGAAAATACAATATTTAATATAAGCGTTGTTTTGCCATTGCCAGAATGGCTTGCCAAAGCCGTTGTTGTTCCTCGTGCTAAACCAAGAATATTTTTAGATAAAAACGAGTACATATAAATATCATCGCCATTTATATCTTTCCCGGCATCACCAAACGAAATTCCTGCGCCCTCACCTTTCATTAGATCAGCTACAAAATCATCATCGAAACTAACATACTCTTCGCCAGTAATCTTACTCGACGAATTATTATTGTCAATGGAAATTTTGGAAAGTCTTTCTTCGTACCAATCAATTACGTTTTGGCACTCGAAGTTCTTAAACAACTTAATCGGAGTTATTTCCTTACCTTTATCGAGCGTTACCTTTTCGAAAAGATTGAATCCATTGTCGTATAATTTTAGAATTACGTTACTCTTATTGAACTTATCTGCAATTGCATCCCAGTTTTTAATATCAACGACGCTCATCAATTTCTGAATTGCTCTAAAGCCACCCATTCCATCGAGGCGGTCTTTAACAGTTTCTTCACAGTTAGACAAAATCGTTACTTCGTCCGTTACCGAGAAACCTTTTTCGCGCAAACTACGAATCAAACAAAACAAAAATCTACCCTGTTGCGTAATGAAATTATTTTCTGTTACGCATTGTTTAATATCGTCATAATAAGTTAAATCAGAAAACAAACACGCAAGATAATTTCCTTCGATTGTCATTCGCCCTTCGAGTAACTCTTCGGGGTATTTTTCTGTGATACCAACAACAAACTGCTCTTTATTTAACATTCAGCCTCTTCCTCCAATTCAGCAAGTGATTTTTTGCGTTTAGAATTAGTTTCTGCATAACTTCCCTTATTCTCTTTTACATCCATATCATCTTGCTTGGGAGCGAGTACCTCTGCTTCTACTTTGTAATTCGGTAAATTATTATTGATAATTCCGTTCAAATATTGCAAACTCGCATAAGCAGTATAAATGTCTTTCTTTTGGAATATTTTCTGCAAATTCCACTTTTCAGATTTAAGATAATAAAGCAACGTGTCTTTATCTACAACTTTTTTCCATTGCAAATAATATTTCCACAACATTGTTTTAGTATCTAATTTTTTGCCAATAATATCTGTAACTAAATCATAAATCGGAGAAAGCTCTTCTTCATTAACTTTTGTTTTTCCGACCGCGGCGTTTTCTTTCCATTTTCCATAATGATCCGCATTTACAAAATAAAGTTTTTTATTTGTGGGTAATTTAATCGAATAACTCGTTGTTGTTTCCAACATTTGCCCACAGCCACATTTACAATAACTAAGTGCCATATTATCTCCGATGTTTATTACAGGGCGAGAAAAATCTCGCCCTTATAATTGTTCTAATTACAGACCAAGGATGGCCTCTACTTTTGCAAGCTCTTCAACAGGAAGATTGTCAAGCTTTGCTTTTTCCTGACCGTTGCCATTCGCGATAAGAATTGCCTTAACTTGATCTTTTAATTCTTTGCCAGCGTTTTTAAACGCTTCGCGAACTGCCGCAAGTCTTTCTGCCAGCGAATAAACCTCTTCATCTTCGCTTTCCGAACTATCGGCATCAAAAGGTGATTCATCTTCTTCAACTTCATCCGCCGTGTTCACAACTGGTTTAACAACTGGCTTTTCATCAACAACTGGTTTGTCTTCTACTTTTGCCTTTACTTTAAAACCAGAAAGCTTTGACTTTTCCATACCGTCTTCAACAATCTTAATAAAGTCTGCTGCCATATTATCTTTGTCGAACACCATATATTCGGGAACAGTACCAGCTGCAAATCTACCGCCAGCATCGATCATTGGAGTTCCACGGAAATAAAGTCTACGTTCCGTATCGGTAACAACATTCTTCTTATCATTGCCGACCTGCTTTGTTTCGAGCGTTCTGTCAATAACGCCAGTAAGACATACGTCGAACACATCACCGAACGCGGCTTCATAATCGGCGGAAAGATTGGAAGTCAACTGCTGATATCCATCTTCTTCAAGCGCACCTTTATCTTTAATCGTCTTCAACTTCGTATGCGCAATTACCCACGTTGCAAAGCCGTGCTGCTGCAAATCGGAAAGATAAGGCTTAATTAAGTTATTCGCGGAATACTTTTCGCCAGCGGTATAGCCACCCATTGCCGCCTTAATCGAACGACAAGGTTTCTGAGGGTTTTCCTTATTGCTAATCGCAATCGTTTTCTTGTCTGCAAGCAAAACAAGTTCATCGCCAGTATCAAACGCGACAATTTTAATATGATGTTCTACACCGTTGGTTTCAATAAGCCACTTTTTAAGTTCTACCAAATCTTCCCAACTCGTAACCTGAACACAGTTCAAATTGTCGAGAAGTTTATAACCAACTTCTGCTCCGCAACCAACAAGAAGACCATAAGAAGGATCTCCGTACTTTTCGAGAATTACATCTCTAAAAAGTGTGGTTTTACCGAATTTCTTCGTTGAACGAAGATAAATCGAAATGTTTGCAATATCAGCTTTAATCGTATTAATTTGAGGTTTAACAAATGCCATTATTTTTTATCTCCACTTAAATTTCATCGTCTTCGAAAATATCATCAGATTTCTCTTCGTCATCGTGATGAGGCGGAAGAAGATCTTCATCTTGATAAACAGTGTCTTCGCTCGGAGAACCCCAGTTATTGAATCTGTATTCTGTAATACGAGGTCCATAAGTCGTTCCACCAGCTTTCTTCAACTCTTCTTCCAAAGTCGAGAAACCATACTCAATATTTTCTTTCGCTTCTTCACCGAGCATATCTTCTGTAACGCGCACAATTTCCTGTCCATCAATTACATCGATAACCATACCGATTTCTCTGTATTCGCTGGAATCGGTTTCGAATTCACGGAATCTCTTAATAAACAAATCTTTCTGCTTTTCATTCTTTGGAACAATATTTACTTCTACAGGGCAGAAGCAATATCCTTTGCAATTATCGCCTCTATAAGAATTATCATAATATCTAGAGTATGCGTTCAGCACAAAATTATCAGTTCCTGCAACATCTTCGAGGCTGGTTCTTCCATAAATAAGCTTTGCGTTGATCTGCATCTTATCTTCTTCGGTATCCTTTGCAAGATAAATTCTCTTCGGAACAAACGTCTTATAAAAATTCCCTTTGCTCTCGGAATAAGTGATTTCTACTTCGCCAAGAACTTTAAATCTTACATCTGACACTTTTGTGTTTTCGAGAATGTGTTTCTTAACATCATCGATAAAATCTTTTTCGAAGATATATTCCTTATAACCAGCTGGGTTTTCATCCGTGCGAAGATCAAGAACATATTTACCGCCCTTGCTGACAGACTTCAAAACATCTTCGTCTTCCCTGTCCACATAAGCAATTTTGGTTCTCGTTGTCTTGTGCGTTTCTTCGTTTGTTACTGGCGCGTAAATTACGGTTTTGCTTTCATTGACATTACCGTTCTTATCACCCCAATAACCAGCTTTAATCTGAAACATGTGGCGATTGTTTCCGTTCATCGCATTAAATTTCAAATTTGTCTGCACCCAACCAGATTCAAAAGTTCTTACTTCATAACCTTTAAACTTCTCATTGTCTTTGACTGCTTTCAGTTTACCTACAAAGGTAAAATTCATTGCCATAAATTTCTTCTCCTTATAATCTTGCAATCTTTCGGATTGCATTTTTTCTTTATTATATCACTTTAAAATCTTTTTGTCAAATATTTTTAATCGCTTTTCTTATTTTTTTCTAAAAATTTTCTCTCAAACTCGTACGCTGGTATCCAATCGTTATTTTCATCTTTTACTAGCAAATCTGAAAGCATATCAAACAAAAACTTCGGACAATCAACTTCCTTTCCATCGAGAATGGTTTTTCTTTTATCTTCTTCAAGAGCAACCAATCCAGTATCTTCACTTTCTCTGATTAGATGAAATTCATTATCTTTGTTTTCTTCGACAAACTTTTTATAATCTTCTGTCAGATCATTTTGATTTCGTTGTTTAATTTTTTCATAATTCAATTTAACCAACATTCCGTTCGGAAATAACTCTGGATTATCATAATGTTTTAAACTCGGAAAACCGAGTTCCATATCTTTTGATAATTTTCCCTGCATAATATTCGTCAACGCAATCATCGTTTGAATATCTTGTTTGGAATAATTGCTCTTATTGATTCTGTTAAAATTTCTCACAAACTCTCTGTTCATTTTTATCAAATTCCTCAATATATCTTTCTGATGTTTATAATACTGTCTTCGCCAAAATATCTATTCGCAACATCGGCAATCGCATCATTTTCACAAACAAAAATAGTTTCATCTGGCCTCTGATATAAATCGAAATAAATCGCTTTGGCTAAATCTTCTTTGTCTGAATAAGAAACGTCTATATTATATTCGTTTGCCAAATTCAAACTTCTGCATAAACACGATTGATATTTGTCATCGTCCAAAGGATAAAAATCTTCAGAAAATACAACGAAAACGACGGGATTGTGTTTAACTTCATAATCTCCGCCCTTGATATAAGATTCTGCTTTCTAAGTATAAAAATAACAAGGTTCACGTATCTACGACATAAGTACTACCTCCATTTTATTTTTAATCGTTACTGGCGGGGGAAGTCGGGCTCGAACCGACACAGAGTGCTTTTAGAGAGCACCGCACTACCATTATGCTATTCCCCACTATGCAGTAAGTTATATAATCACGTTTTGTCAAATTTAGATTTGACATCACGCGTTTATAACATATATATTATATCACATTAGTTTTGATTTGTCAAGCGATTTTGCGTCCATTCACATTGTTTTTTAGAAATTTCACAACCGAAACAATTGATGTCCATTTCTTTGCAAGCAACCAAAGTTGTTCCTGTTCCCATAAAGGGATCATAAACAACGAAATTTTTGTCTTCTGGATTTGCGTAAATTCGAAGCAACTGTTTACACAAATCTGTTGAATAGGTTGTTTTATTCAACGGGCACGGACCGTCATTATTCTTCGCTTCAATGAAATTAAAGATATTTTCATACGATTTCTGCCCTGTTGCGCGTAATGAAATCACCCTTTTATTTGCATAAAAAGTCTTCTCTTCGCCCTTTCTACAGAAAACAAAAACAAATTCGAAAATACGAGTTAGACGATTCGACGAACAGTTGTTCGGTAAAGCACTTTTCTTTTTCCAAACGATTATGTCAGCAATCGTCCAATTCGTTTCTTCGCAAATCATGTCAACCAAGGAAAACAAATTCGCTGGATTGTCATTGCTATAAGAAAGATTATAAAGAACAACTCCGTTGTTCACAACAATTCTATCAAATTCATTGAACAATCTTTTTGTAAAATCTTCGTATTCTTCGTCCGTCATATTATCGACATGTTCGTCATATCTAATATAAGAATATGTTCCCTTTTTGATTTCTGTGTTTTCGAGCGTATTTTTCTTCCCCGCTTTTTTATTCGTATTATAAAACGGAGAAGTCAAAATAAGGTTTATTGATTTATCTTTAAACCCTTTCATATTGACAAAACAATCTTCATTATAAAATTCACGAAATGACATAATTTTCAACCTTCTAAAGCTTCCAAAGGCGGACGGGTGAATCTACAAGTTACACGTCCAAGATGAGCAAGAAACATTTGTCCATATTCTTTATTGTTCATAGTGAAACGAATTTCTACACTTACAATACCTCTGGTATAAGTCAGTTCTTCGGCTTTATCAACAGTGCAAACTACTTCATCTGGAATTTTCTCTCCATTTGGTAGTAATTCATGTTCTCCTGGATTGACTTCCAAAATCTCTCTGATTTCCCCGTAAGTCTTTCCATTCAACGTATTTTTAACATGTTTGGCGGTTATAAATACAGGTTTCTCTTTTAATTGTTCCATTAATTCTCTCCTAAATCAATATGATTTTTACGAATTTTATATTCAATATCTTTTAACTGATCTTTGAATTTCTTATTCGTTTTAACTTGCATAACATCTTTTGAAAGCGAGGCACAAAATTGTTTTGTATACTCTCTCTTTTTTAATATAATCAAAGCTTCTAAAGCGTTTTCCACTATCGGTGTTCCACTTTCAAAACATTCTGGATAATTTGTTTTGAGAAATTCAATAAAGTTTTCTTTGATTACTGGCTTTGTTGTCATAACATTCTCCTTGTTTTTATTACGAATATATTTTATCATAAAAAAAGAGGAATGTCAAGTAATTTTGACATTCCTCTTAAAATTTATTTTAGTTATTTTTTACGCCGTACGTTTCCACATATAACAGGTAATATATGGTTGTAAATTATTATGTCCACCGTCAGATCCGGCGTTTCCCGTAGTAGCGACATAATTGTTATCCCAATCAGCTCTGCTCTGAGAAACTATGTAACAATTCTTATTTTTTTCCTTTTCAAAACTTGGGGTTCCCGACATTTTAACAAGCCCCCCTTCTAAATATGTAGCTCCATAATAATCATACATTGTCATGTGTTTATGTACTGGCATTTCATTAGAGGTAAGAATATGCTCTTTTTCACCACCCGTTTTTTCTACTGTCGCAAAATCTGTGTCTGTTGTATCTACACCGACGGGTACTTTACCAGCACCCCACGCCTCCCAAGTGCCGCCCAAATATGTTGATGGGTTAATATTCTCGGCGGTCATTTTAATTGAGCCGATGGGATAAATATATGCTAATAAATATGTTTTTAAACTATTTTCATCTTTTAATTGAACGTATTTTTCATTTGTTTGATTCTCATTAATTGCATCGATAATATTTTGTCCCTTTGTATCTGGAATAGTACTGCCCTCTTCTATTTTATTGCCAGTACCAATATAAATATCGCCCTTATGCGGAAGTTGGTTTCTATTCTCTGTTGATTTTCTAACAACAGAAGCTGCGGTTTTATTTTGAATTATTATTGCCATAAACAATTCTCCTTTAATTTTTTCTTATTGATTCAAAGTAATCAGTTATAGCTTTCTTTTGTGCATCTGTTAAATTTGTATCATTCTTTATTCTTTCAACAGCTTCTTGATAGCTTTGATTAAAAATATCACCATAATAAGTTTCACCATTGATTACTTGATTTGCTGGTGAACCTTTTGCTCCATCGCCACAACTATCATCGTTATTTGTTTTGTCAGTTCCATTTCCTTCTGGTCCAATTCCATCAGATTCACTGTCAGCAGATCCATCTTTGTCTCCCGGCTCTTCTTGTTTATCTGGCATATTTTCACCCACGGAACTTACTTCATCAAACAACGCAATCAAGTCGGTGGAATAATTATCAATTTCTCTGAACGGAGAAACACAACCGTCTGACCAACCAATAAACACATACCCCTTATAAGGAAGTGCCATTAAAATATGTGTTTCATCAGATTTGATTCTATAAGAAATATCTTCAAAGTTGGCACCGTCTAAAACCATAGTAGCATCAATATCTTCAAAACATCTATAATTAACAGAAATTCTATTTGAAAATGCAGTCGGGAATTGTTTTAATTCAACTATTTCTTTATTATTAATTTTATCAATCTGATCTTGCTCCTATTTTTTTAAAACAGCATTTATCAAAGATTGATTTTCGTATTTAGAATAATCAATTACAAAACCAAGACCTTCCGCAGATACTTCAATTGTATATTTTGGCTCTCCATGCGCAATAATTGTTTCTCTAATATTTGGGAACATTAAAGACAAAGAAATTACCAAAGATGCCAATGCAGTCGAGAATATCGAAAGAAATGATTGCTTTTTATATTTTCCTTTTAAATCATTCGCCTCTACGGTTTTCAGGACGTTCAACGTATCTTCTTTTTGTTTCTTTGCAATAAAAGAATTATTATCTTTTAATTCAATCATTGTCAAAACACGTTCTTCTAAACCGAGATCATCAATTCTTTTTGCTAATTGAATTTCGGTATATTTAAACTTTTTGAAATATAAAACTGGAAACAAAACGGAAATTCCGACGATAAAAATTCCAGCACAAACTATAAACTTGTATTTATAATCCATAATCCAAAAAGCTATCAAAAACGGAATATTAAATAACAAGGAGATTGCTACGGAACACAACCCAGCCTTAATAATATTTTGCTTTTTAGCCTTCTTTTTAAATTCAATCAATACGTTTTCCATAAACAACCTCCTTGTTTAAAATTAACTTATTCAATTTTCTTCCAAAATAAATACGTAATATCTTCTTTAGTATTTGTATTATGATTTATTTTATATAATCTCTGATTTGTTTTTTTAGATTTTAATCCGCCAAGTTCTTCTATGTATGGACCGACCTTAACATAATCAAATAATTCAAAAATATCATCATCGCACTCTGTTGCTCCAGAATACAAAGCTATTTTTAAACCATTGTTTTTACAAATATTTGCACATTCAAAAAGACTTTGTTTATGCAATTCGTCATCCCCACCCATAAAAAGAACACAAGTGATAATTCCATCATATTTTTTTAAAAAGGAATTCAAAACAGACTTAACTTCTATCCCTTTCTCTTCTCTTAAATATTGCGAATGACATCCTTTACAATTCCTTTTACAACCAGTAATTGAAAAACTCAAACTAATTTCATCTGGAATTTCTTGAAAACAAATCATTTGGTCTGCATATTTAATTTGAATATTTTCCATAATATCTCTTTGCCGCTTCTTTTTGTCTAGCTTCGGAGTATTTAGAAACTCTCTTCGCATATCCAATAACACGTGTAATATAATCAATATCTGTTGAACCACATTCTGGACACTCTTTCAAATAATGTTTTGAAATATGACCGCATTTATTACAAATCGTATTAGGAATATTAAATGTAAAATAAGAGCAACCAACCTTTGCCGAAACATCAAGAAGTTTTCTATATTGTTCTTTCGTTAAATGTTCATCGAGATTAAGATGGCAAGCACTTCCACCATCAAGATATTTGACAACATCTTCTCCGTGCATAATCATCTTATCTACTATCGAAAGTTTAGAATCTTCAACACGGAAGAAGTATGAATTATAGCAATCACGAGGAACAAAATATCCGTCTTTTCTATCCCAAGAAGCATTTTTAGATCCAAGATTCTCCGCAGGAACGTACTCAGTATTAAACATAACTTCCTTTGTACGCGCCTTTTTATTCTCTTCTTGAATTGGTGCAAGAATAGACTTGCAGAAATCAAAATATTTTTGATTAGCCGTAATATCAATTCCAAGAAACTCTGCAGCTTCTACGCAACCGTTTACGCCCGTTGTCAAATACTGTTTTGGCATAGATATATATCCAGCATCATAAATTGGAAGCAATCCAGCTTTAAGTTCTTCTTTCAACAACTCATTGAAAGCAAGCAAATATTTTTGATTTTTAATAGCCTGTTCTCTAACTCTTTCTGAAATATCAGCTTTGTCTCTTACAGCGTTTTGTACAAGACGATTAATATTAATTGTAATAACGGCTTTGGAACCAGTTGAAATTCCGCCAGCACCAAGAGTAAACGAGAATACGTTATCTGTAATTCCGTTTTTCAAACGACAGCAAGAACTCAAACTATCCGCTGAATCGCTCGTATAAGCGAAGAAGCTATGTCCTTCTGCCCACATTTCAGAACAAAAATCAGCCCAATCTTCATCTTTATATTTCTTTGTTTCTTTGTCGAAAACAAGATTAGCCGTTTCAACAGGGAATGTAAGATATTGTTTCTTCCGTTCTTTATTGAACCATTTCATAAAGAATTTTTGAAGCCAAAACGTACTTTCCCACTTCGGCTCATCGCCGTCTGGAAATACAAAGTCTTCAAAAATTGAATTGAAATAAGTACGATCAAAATAAGCAATATTCCAGAACACAGCCTGGTATCCTCTCGCGGCTGCAGGAGCGTTTAACGTATATACAACTTGTTCAAAACAATCTGTAATCAACTTTCCGATTGTTACTGGTCTCTTTGAAACCGAATTTATAACTTTGTCTACGTGCAAATAATAATCATCCCCATATTCCTTTCTGATAAAATAATCAAAATAAGTTAAGAATTCTGGAGTAGCAACAGCACCAGCAAATTGAGCAGATACGGCAAACACAAGGTTTATAAAACTTCCGATAAAAGAATTTATATTCGTCGGAGCACCAGAAGTTCCACCGATTGTTTTCAAACCATCGCAAATAAACGGGTACATTGTTATACTGACACAATACGGCATTACTGGATGCGTCTCATCATGACGATAAATTTCATGAGAATCAAGCTGGCGAATATATTCCTTTGCCAAGTCTTCACCATATAATTCTGTAATCTTATTTATCATTCTAAGACGATTAATGCCAATCTCTTCTTTTTTAAACATTTCTGCAGATAATGTTGCAACATTTTTGTTTTCTACGTTTGCATTAGCGTCAAACTTACTACCAGAAGCAGCATTTTTAGCTTCGGAATATTCTTTTATATAATCAAGTTTATCCTGATATTTTTTATAATCGTGCATATCAAATACCCCCAATCCACTTTAAAGCATCGGCATATTTCATCATATCCCCGTTTTCTAACTCAATCACCGGAGCGTGATTAAACCCTTTATTCATAATATAATTTAAATCATCTTCTGAATCGACAATATTATGTTCAATAATTTCAATATTTTTTTCTTTTAATTTTTTCTCAAGATTACGACACTGTGGGCAACCAGACGTATAAAGTAAAACTTTCATCATTTCACCTCGTCGGAAGAGCCAAAGCCACCCCTTCTGCCATTATCTTTTTCTTTCCCATAAACATATTTATCGTCATCGGTAATATAATACTTCATGAAAACACCCTGTGCAATACGATCGCCAACTTTCACAGAGTACGGCTCATCTCCTTTATTTTCGAGACAAACACCGATTCCGCCGTCATTCTTTTCGTTTCCGTAATAGGAAGCGTCAATAATTCCGACACAGTTCTTTGGAACTACGCCGTATTTACAACCAAGCCCTGAACGGGCATATATATTAAGCACGTTATCAAAATACATTTGTGCTTTCACATCTGTCCAGAAAACGTGCGATTCTTTCGGATTAATAACATAATTTTCCTTACTATAAAAATCGTAACCCGCCGACTTTGCATCACTTCTTTCTGGCAAACGAGTTTTTACATTAGGAAACTTCATAAATTCTGGTTTTACTTCTTCAAAACTTCTCATATAAAATTGACCTCTTTTCTTAAAACTTTCTAAACCAAAGACTTTTACCCTTGGCTTTGGAGTATATTATAACACATTATAACCACAAAGTCAAGGGATTTCGCCTTATTTTCAAAAATAAAAAGTTACTTTTATTTTCTTTTTATTTGTTTTATTTATATTATATTTATATTATAATATTATATATAATATATATTATTTAGATTATATTATAAAACATCTACTACTGCACTAACAATTTGAATTCCGAAAGGAGTGTATCCTACCGTAATACAATAAGATTTTCCAGAAACAGTAGTTAACTTTGTTTTGTCGCTACTTAATCCATCCCCGATACACAAATACGTTGTAGAGGGCATGTTTATTACAAAGTTTGCACTTGCTTTAAAACAAATTTGCGAAACATCATTTATACTTGTAAATTCAGCAGCGTTTATCGTAGGGAAATTAGTCATCGACGAAACGTTTCCAAGCTCATAAGATTTACCGGAACTAATTTGATTGATCCCCGTTTCCTTAACAAACAAATCCGCCTTTTTACCCAATTCATTAGTTACAGAATTTTGTGACATAACATTTGTCGTTGATGTTCCAGTTGTTTGAACAACAGTCGGTACAGACCCGATATCGACAACTCCACCTACAGGAGATTTTGTTGTTCCGTTTACCTTTACGCCTGCAACCGTACCAGTTTTATTAATACCAGCGTAACCGCTATCAGAAGCTGTTGGCCATGACGCATTAATTGTAGTTCCATTGATACTAATATGCGTACCTGCGCTATATGTTGTATTATTGTCTGTCCAAGGAACAGAGACAGTCATTGACCCGTCATCTGCAACATTAACACCATAAACTTTACCACTCGTTGTACCGGGCTTAACACCGCCAATTTCAGAAGATGAAGCAACTTTTAAACTATATGTTGTTGTTCCAGAAACACCACCAGAACCAGAAACGTTTAAACCTGTTCCAGCAGTATGACCGTGTGCCGTATTCGAGGGAAGTGTACCCTCTGATATGGAAGTTATTTTACCCGTCTTATCCTGTGTGATACCAGAGATATATTTTCCGCTAGATGCTGTTTTCGTTCCAGATAAATTGGACGATGTAACAGTAAGTGTATTACCAGATTTTGTGATATTCGTCACAACACCACTGTTTGCCGTTCCAGATAAATTATTCACATAATTAGATAAATCTATATCTGTGTTTCCAATTTTTTCCCATGAATAAGTTTTTTTCGTTGTTCCGCTTTCCAACGTAATATATTCATCATAACCATCGTTAGAAGAATGAGAGTGTGCTACAAGGTAAATTTTTCCCATTGTATTTGCACTTGCTGTCGGCAAAGATGTAACAACCTCATATTTGAATTGTGATATCCCACTTATAGCTGTATCAACATAATTCTTAACACCACCAGAAGTAATATAATTGCTGGAGTTAGCCGTTGGTGTTGAATCTTGCCCTGCATTAACGACATTTCCCAAACCGACATCTGATTTTGTTAAGGAATTTTTATACGCAAGAGAACCAAGTCCTTTAACGGCAACATCCGTTCCACCAACTGCTATTGTGCCATTTGCGCTACCCGTTGTGATTGTTTGATGTGCTTGAAGTGCCGTATCCGCTTTTCCAAGAGATGTTTGTACATCGCTCGACAAATTGTCTTTTGGGATACCGCCAGTAGGCTTTGTATATTTAGCATCAATCTTAGCTTGATAGCCGTCATATGTCGTAACTTTGGCAGAAGTGATGCCAGAATTAACAGCATTTAATTGGCTCGTACTAAGCTGGTCTTGCTTTTGATCAAAACCAGTAACTTTAATATTATCAACAATAGTTGTGCCAACGGTTAGTTTTAAAGTTCCATTATTCGTACCACTAGTCAAAGATATAGAATTAATTAAATCTTGCAAATCTTTTCCTGAAATTTCTAGAACATTTTTGCCATTAGCTTTATCTATACTAATACCATTAATTCCGATAATAGGTAAATTGAATTTTAAAAGTGAATTATTTTCTGTTCCATCTGAAAAGATAATACTGTTATTTATTTCAAAAGCAGCACCATTTATTGTATCATAAACTAGTGAAGAAATATCCGTTGATTGTATTTGTGCTACATCTGGAATTTCAGTAATTGCTCCAAGATCCTATGCGGTAATAGTAACTTCGCCTGTTTTTCCATTAACGGATGTTACGCCACTAGTAGTCTCATTTTGGTATGTTATATTTTGTATAACAGTGCCTCCGCCAGTAGTATCACTATCTGACGGATATATTCTTAAACTTTCATTTGTCGGACCACATTTAGCAATTATAAACGCGTTCGACAATTGATTTTGAATCATATAAATAATAGCCAAATCTCCGCTTTTGAAGCTATATATCGATTGATTTGAAATATTTGGAATTATTCTAATACTTTCAAAATCTGAAAGCATTTTTATATTTACTGTTCCATCTTCATTTACGCTGTCAATTTGACAAATTTCAACCCTGTCGCGTTTGTTTTGCTCTTCTTTGATAATGGAACGTATTATATTTAAAAAGCTATTAGCTTGTTCTGTTTTATCCATACATCCCTCCTTATCTGTTCGTAAATGAAAGATTGTTTATATTTGAGCTTGAAATCGACATCGTTCCGCTATAATCTAACGAGAAAGAAATCGATTGAACAAGGAATTTTTCATTTTCTATGCCATAAAAACTATCTGTAATTTCTATCAAATTATTTACTTCTATTAAAGGGTTCAATAACGCGGTGTTACTTACACTTGTTTTAGCAACACTAACTTTTCTTAATTCATAATCAGCTCTTTCCTACGCAAGATAATCCGAATTAATCGAAGAATCGTTAATTATTGATCCCGTTCTATAACCAATTCTTGATACACTGATTGGAGAATCTGCGGCATTGTTGACAGCCGTTGCTCTGCACGTGTTGCCATTAACATTTGAACCAATAACAATGACTTTGTTTACAATATCCTCGAAAGAAAAGCTATAATTATGTGTCATCAAATCCCCGTTATCTGCGTTGAAAGAAAACAAAATTGGTTTATCGGAATCATTGATAACTTCTTGTTTCGGAATTAGTGTCAAATTACCGTTGACATTATAAAAAACTTCTGCAGAAAGCATTTCTGCGAGTTTTAAAATAATAGAACCGTAAGTTGCGCCAGCAGATTCTGATATTTGAGAAATTACCTTTTTACCTTTAAACAAAGAATGATAAACAATATCTTTAGAATCCAACATAAATCCAGAACCATTGTCTGTGTTTAATATGTTGTTTATAACTTCTTCAATATCCTCTCCTACATTAATTGTATAAGAATACTCCAATGTTCCGCTTTTCCCTTCTAAAACAGAAAATTTATCAGCCGTTTCTATACTAACCGTTTTTGTATCTGACTAATTATCAACGCTTTGATTTTGACAAGAATAGATTCCTTTTCTAAACCAAATAACGCTATTTTCATCGTTATTCATATTGAATCCAATATAAAAAGAAAATTTCTGCCCAGTCCAAAAATGATTAATTGACGGCGTATATTCTCCATTATTATTGTTCAATTGAAAAGACAGCGTTCTTCTCTGACCACTTTGATAATTTTCGGAATAACTTCCACTGATAATGTCTGCGTTTGGAATTTCATATCTTTCTGTTTCATCGGCATTCAAAACATAAATTTTAAACCTTGGCTATATATGTTTATTCTTAATGTAATCTTCAATATAATAAAAGTTATAATATTGATCAAATAAATAAGGAGAGGTAATAGAAATTACCTCTCCGCTTCCTTGTAAAGAAAACTAAGATGAATTATAAATCATATTTACCTCTCCTTTTTATATTTTATCTAATGCCACAAACGGCATACATAACATTATCAACATATCCAAATCCTATGTTGTAAGAAGTGCCCTTTTTAGCACTAAGTTTTCCGCCTTCGACACCTTTGCCTATAATAGTTGTGTTTTCTGGAGGCGTATACGTGAAATTACTTGCAGCAGTAAAATTAATTTCTGCTTGTGAACACTGACGATTTTTATAGTATTCGTCATTAATACTACCAAATGTTGTTGTTAATCCATTAATAGAACCAAGATTATAAGTGATATTGTTGTCTAGTTTTACAGAAGGACTTGTTCCAGAAATAGACTTAATGTTTCCCTCTGCTTCCAAATACAAATCTTTATCTGTTTTATTTCCAACCAATTCAACACCGTTTATCTGTGGTTTATTAGAAAGAATATTATAATCCATCACTGGCTCATCTCCTCCACCAGAAACACTTCCGCTTAAATCGGTAGTGAATTCGGTTGTTTGTATTATTCTTGCATCGCTTGCGTCTGCAATTTCCGTCCAACTAAAATTAATGGTTATCGGCTACTTGTCCCAAGATTCATTAATTGAATTTGAAAATTCGGTTATCTGTATAATAAACGATTGACCTTTGGAATTCTTATAAAGCTTCGGGTTTCCAGAATTACATAATTTCTTCCACTCATTTAACATGTCAACACTATCATTAGATGTAATTTTTGTGTCAAAAACATTAATAACGCGTTCGTTCATTCCGCATTTGTCTAATAGTTTTTTCCAACGAGATTCTGTATATCCGCCATATACTTCGCTGGTATTTTGTGTTAAACCCCATGAAACGCTACCGTCTTCGTTTCTTACAAGAACATAATTACTTGTTAAAAAGTCGAAAGGAAGCATCTCGGAGCCAAGTAAGCAAGAAACAGAACTTGTTGTATAATTCTTTTTTCCATAAGAAAAAGCTGGGTACTTTCCAAGCGTATCTTGTTGTGATTTAGCAACATTCTACTGTTGTTCACCTGGTTCAACGTTAAATTTAAATAACCAAGTTTCATTTTCAGATGTTGTGTAAACATTATGTTCGCTAGTTTTGTGTAATTCAGAAATCGACCAATAATCCCACTTTGTTGTTATCGGGAAATGTATTTCTCTTTGAATGGTTTGGTCTCCATTTTGATCTGTCAAATAAATTATGTATTCATAATTTCTATTTGTCGTTACATTATAATCTATAACACGAGAAACATTGTTTTGTAAAACAACCGGGTGTAATATTTTTTCATAATACACCTGGTTGTTATTATCTCTCCATACTTCTCTTTTATAAATAGATCTTTGTGGAATCATCTTTAATCCTTCTGAAACAATTCCATCTGGGAACGGCATTGGCAAATCATTAATTGGTTCAGCCGTGTAGTTCAACGCAAACAAAAAATCTTTATCTTGCATAATTTCGGAATATTTTTTCTTTGAAGAAATTGCTGGAAAATTTCTATTTGACGGAGAAGATTCATCTTTGTTATAAGCATATAAATAAGAAACTCTTGATTTTCTTGACGGTTTACCAAAATCTTGTGACTTATAGCCGCTACTTATACCTATCTTAATATTAGCCATTTTCGCCCTCCCCAGTAACAAAAGTTAATATACCAGATTGATCTGTATAACATTTAAATATACCGAATGTGTTCTTATCAGATAACGTTGTTGTATCTAATTTTGAATTTAAAGCAGTTGTAATTGCTTTGTTCTCAACTGGATTAACAGAAGTTAACGACAATTCCGAATCAACATCTATTACTCTTTGTGATACGTTCCCATCAATGCCGTATGTGATATTGTCGCTTTCCTTGCCGCTCCACTGAACATAAAAATATAAAACTTTGCCATACAAACGATTTCTAATCGTATTTAACGAACCGTCTTTGTTTCTTAAATGGTCAGATTGAGTATCTTCTATTGTTATTTCATCTTCCCAAATATTATCTTCGCCTTTTTCGTTTGTATCTTCCCAGCGATTATCTTCCCAAGTATTATCTTCTTTTTGATGATTATTAACTTTCCTATAGCAATAGTAAACAGTATCGGCAGATTCATTTATAGCAACTACTGTTGGTATAATTATTTCATCTTTTTTATCCATCCAAAGACTATAAACCTTGGTTCCAGCAGGTAAATTTCCTATTATTTTTCCACTTAAAGACAAATCATTCTTTATAAATATTGGAAAATTATAAAATACGTCTTTATTCTATAATCCATCTGTATCATTTAAATCATAAATCATCTTATTTATCTTTATCGGTTTATCACTTATTATATCTTCAACGTTATTTTCTTCATCATAATCGATAAAATACCAATGATCTTTATTGTTTTCAACAAGTTTATTTGCCCCAAGTGGTACTACGTTGGAAGGAATATAAGATATATAGTAATTATTGGATCTAATATAAGAATTATAAGAAGCAGGAAACAAATCGGTTGTGACATTCCCATAAACATATATATTCGGATTCTTTCCTATAGCATAATCTCCAATTTTATAACACTCATAATTCGGGAAACCAACTTTATAACCATTTGGCCATTGAGTAGAACTTATATATAAATCTCCTGGCTTCAAAACCAAATTCTTTGTATTTCCACCGTCTGTATTAATAACAACGTTTAGAAATTCTGCCGAGTATTGATAACTGTCTATTGTAACTCTCGTCGTAAATTCGATACCTTTATTCTGATCGAAAGTTAAATTTTGTTTAGAAGGAGAATTCCAAGAACTTAATCCGTCATTGCTATATACGCTATCATATAAAACACCTTCTGAGTCATCAGATATATCCATAACACTACCAGAATACGTAACACCATTTGGATTGTTTGCATATTTGTTGTTGGTTTCTATCAAATAATTTCTATCGCCCAAATTCGGATATATATAACCGTATTTATCTTCAAACCACATATCGACGCCAGTTAAATCGCACCGAAGTCCATAATTAGCCCAATCTTTATCTTTTTCCAAATCAACGTCAAACTATGTATAAACGGCAACTCTCTTTGTAATAATCGTTCCGTATTGATCTGTCAAAACGAGCGATATAATATACCAATGGTGTTCTTCTGCCAAACCATAAAACGTATATTTTATCTCTTTATCATAACCAACTTCTGATTGCAGAATAAGATCATTCGGGTTTAAATATTTCGTCAAAGCAGACTACGCTGCGGTTTTATACGCATCGGCGTTTTCGTAAATATTTGGAACATCGTAAAGGAACCATTGATAATTTCTCCACTGTACCAAATTTGTTTGGTTATAAGTAGCCTATGCAAAAATACTTCTCTCATAAATCTCACATGTGTTATCAGCCTTAATTTCTATATTTTCACCGCCAGAAACACCCTATAATTTCAAATCGACAGTTGGACGTTCATATAAATTAAATTGATTTTCGCTGCTCGAACGGAAGAATGTTTTAATTGAATACGAATCATTTGTTTTAAAATTTAAATTCGAATCTTGTTCATCTTGTCCAATTGCCCAAACGGTTTTATCTAACAACATAATATTCGAAGAAGAATTATCTTTATTGAATATTTTATCTCCAACAGAAACAGCGGTAGACGGAGAAATAAAATTGATAACTCCAGTTGCTATATCATATATAAAAAACTGAATTGTATCATTAACTATCATTGGAGCTTTTGCGTTATCATTTTTCCAAACAACGCGTATTTCACACTTATTCCATCCCTCTGGTGGATTAAAGCGGTCTAAACCATAATTCCCACTATAATAAGCCGTCTTTTGATCAAACCTAACTTCCACTTGTAAGTAAGAATTATTTCGATTACGGTATGCGAAAATTTGATATTGATGATCATTCTAAAATATATTATCCTATTTTGTTATGGTATAAACTGGAGCGATCATCCAGTCATTATAACTATCATCCTCTTTTGGTTTCGTTATCCCAAATACCTTCCATGCATTTTTGTAAAGATAAGTATAGGTTAATGTATTTTTTGATTCCCCAATCAAAGACGCTAACTATGAAGTTATATCCATATTGTTTTTATAAATAAATCCATAATTATGTTCTTTAGAATTATTTGGATAAATTTCAACGGGTTCTTCATTGTTAAATTTTATGGGCGTCTTATTGATAGTACCAGTTGTAACTTGTTCTCCTTCTTGCGTGAAAGTATACGCTTGAAGATTTTTACCTGCGAACAAATCATACCCGCCGTCGGAGTTGTTGGTATCTAAAACAACTTTATTTGTAATTTCTCCCCAAGTATCAGCATCAGAAGAACGATACCATTGAATTGTTACTTTATAGTCTGCTCCTGTGTATTGTTTACCAATATAATATTCTGTTCCTTTTTCTATCGTCGGTGTTTTAGGAATCCAAATTCCATTATAATTAGAAGAACCATTGATATTCGGTGATGTATTAGTTTTTATCGTTCCGTCTTCATTTAATTCATGTCCATCATTTTCTGTATTCAATAAAACTCTTGTCTAATCAAATGTAATAACAGGAGAACTATCTTTGTCATAATTTGCAAATTCTTTATAACAATACCCGTTGTAATTCTCATTGGTATTCATAAAAAATGGTTTATTATAGACACCTTTCACCTTTTCTAAAGTTTCAGAAGAACTGTTTCCAGTAACATTCTTAATAATGAAAACTTGTTTTAAATACGCTGCTGACGCATCAGATTCAGATTTTTGAAAAAATTTTGGCACAAAATATTTTCGGCTAATACAAAAATCAACTTTGTCTTTTGCGCCCAAATCATCTGGATTATTACTCATTTTAAAAACCTGGAAAACATTTGATATGTCTAAATTTTTTTCAGACAAACCATCTTGCCCAGTTTGTAAATACATGTGTCCGAGATATGAATCATAATCTTTAATTCTGACTCTTGTTCCAACTTGTTTCACATCTCCTGTAATTTTTGTAATCTAAAAATTAGAATCAATATTAACAACTGGGGCACTATATAATTGTATAAAATAATCATTATAAATTTGATCGCTCGGATAGCTTTGAATTCTTTCATTAGTAGATCCAAGAATTTTGCCAGAAGCTACTGTCATATCATAATACTTGGTTTCTGTTGGTCTAAACTTATTATTATCGACAGCGTCTTGTCCGAGCTAATATAAAGTTATTGTCCATTTATACTGGTTTCCATTGTGTAACTCAATGGTATTTCCAGAACTATCTGTTATTTTGTTTGATTCTTTATTATACACAACAACATTTTTTTTCGTTGTGTTTGTTAGTTTCTCATTCTAAGTATCATTTACAACAAATGGAATCTTTAAATAACTTCCATTTAAACCAGTGTTTAAATCAGAAATTCCATCATCAGAAATAGTCGATCCATTCTTTGTCGTATCATAATGAAGATCTTTGATATATGATATATTATCAACCGCGTTTCCACTAAAAGGGAAAATTTGATGATTATCACTATCATAAACAGTTATAGCATATCCGTCAATATTTGTGTTTGACGTATCTATTTTACATTGAAAATAAATTGGTCCTTCATTCAAATATGTAATATCAAAAGATGTTAAATACGGCGAACAATTTGTCGGTTTAAAAACTGCCATAATCTCTTGCCTCCTCTTTTATTTTTATATTGAGTTGTGGCGGGCGGGAGGTATCTCACTCGCCACACCCAAACTTATTGGTGAGATGTTTATTTTAAAGTGTAACATCACAAACCACTTTTATATTAAATTTTATTTATTAACTTTATAAATTTCTTCCGGAAAATACTTTTCCATAAACGCAGTTCCTCTGCGAGTAGCATCTCCTTCAAACCAGATGGAATCATAATCTGGGTGCAGTCTACCTTTGTGTTTCGGTGCTTCGAAAAATACAAGCCAAACAATCAAAATAATAGCATACAAAAACAAAATACCGAACACAATAATTACTGGCAAGCAGCTTGTAAATATACCAATCATCATCGGGATAAAGAACGCCAAAGCGAACAAACTACAGAAAATCGATAAAAACTTAATTTTATCTTTATCTGTATCGCAATCAAACAGTCCATATCTGACAGCACTTGGTATACAAACAATAAACGGCATAAGCGGTCCAAAAATTATATTTTGTAAACCATGACCATGTTCGTGGCAATAAGTCGATTTTGGAGACTTTTTATCGCTGATAAAACCAAATCCCCAATTAGATCCGCCCCAATATTCACCAATAATATTATACGTACACAAACCAAATCTCTTTGGTTTTGTTTTTGTAATTAAGCACGAGCCCAAAACGACAAATAACCCAATAAAACTCATTATGAATCCCCAAGTGAACGAAAGGAAATAAAAACCAATCATCATAAGGATTCTTTTAGACTTTTTCATTTTTTGTCACCTTGAGCACCAATAGCCTCGTATGTACCCTCGATACCGCAAATAATAACTCCCTTTTTAATATTTTCAGGAAGTAACGTATCGGGCTTAGTCAAAGTTACGGACGAGAAAACCTTTCCCTCTGTCGGAGTAAGCGTTTGATTTCCGCTCGCAAAATTCGGCTCAACTGTCTTTGTTTCCGTAGGAGTAGATGGAACATTTACGGTTACGGTTGAATACCCTTCGAGATTTTCATCAGAAGCATTATATATTTTGTTCTCTGTTGCTTCGAGCATACCGAGTACGGAAGGAATATCACCACCTGCAATATAAGCACCGTTTTGAAGAACGTAATTCTTACGAACATCGTTTTCAATAACTGTAACAATAGATGTTTCAAGCGGAACGCCATAATTCGTACCATTACGTGTAATATACGGCGTATCTGTCGGAACATCTGCGATGTCTTCGGTTGTATCGGCAAAAAAGTTTAAAATATATCTGTCTCCGACTTTTTTTGCATAATCCAAATAATACATATTTTCACCTCTTAATTAATTGAATAGCGATCCATTCTATAAACTGCGTCTGAAACGGTGCAAGCATCATCCATTTCAATTAAAAATCTTTCGATTGTTCCGTCGTATTTAACGCATTTAATAGAACCTTGATCGAATGAATGAATAGAAATAATATATCCAGCGTCGTTATTTTCCATATCAGAAATATGATGATGTCCAAATGTTTGTGCTAACAAAAGAAAACTTCCCTCGCTGCCTTGTGGACACAAATCCCTCTTCTTAACTGGAGTATTTAAATTAGAATAAAACGTAAAATCAATCCATTTATCTTTACTATAAACCTCGCTAGTATTTTTATGAACAAAAACACTATGTTTATAAATTGGTTTGTTTTGTAAATCCGTTATGTCCTGCTCAATCTCATTAACAGTTTGAATCGTAGAAAACTTTTCGTCCGCTTCTTCTTTTGTATAATAATCGTCTAAATTAACTTGTTGATCAGACCACTCGCCATCGTTATTCAAAACATACGTTTTTTTTGTTTTATCTGGCAAAGTTATCACGACAATCGAACTAGCAAGTGGCACACCATAATTTGTTCCATTTTTTGTAACAAATTCTTTACCATTAGACACTTCTGCGATATCATCAACAGAATCTGCAAAGAAGTTTAAAATATAACCATTTTCTGTCTTTTTAGCATAATCTAAATAAAGCATAGGTCCTCCTTGTATATTTATTTTGAAATAACGCGATATATTTCAACCGCGTTATTTCATTATTTTATTTAATTGTTGTGTCTTGTATTGCCAGCGGCAGAACGCAAGTCGATCATAAATCTGTTCATATCGAATCCACTATCTGCATTAAATGTTGCATAAACTGTTCCGATATTCGTAGAATTATCGTTACTAGTAGAATTCGATTTAGAAACATTTGGCATCTGATTGCGAAGAGTTGCAATAAGATTTGGAGCAATTTCGCCAAGAGTAAACAAATTCTTTGTGAGATCGGCAGGAACAATACCAGAATGAGAAGGAAGCGAAGTAAGCGTACCTTGTGGTGTTACAATAGCTTCTGTACCAAGTTCGTTGACGTAGGTTTTTCCACCAGAATAATCATAAGAACCTGTTGCATGAGATTCAAACGGATGAGAACCAGCCCATTCCCTAATATCTTTTCCACTACTATCAAATGGTCTTCCGCTTAAATCTCCTACGGTATATAATTTCCCATTATTTTTATACCATATTTTATTACCATTTTTAGTATTTACCACCAATACATCGTTTGGTAAATCTTCCCAATTATAATACTTTTTAGGATTTCCATTTTCATCCTTTTCATCATTGTCTCTCCAACTTTGAAATCTTCCAAAAGTACCGTCACTATTTCTTTTTGCAAAAAATGCCTGAACTTTACTATCTTTAATATCAGCTCCTGCATCCTTATTTGCTCCTTCAGTATCAGTAGATAACATTGAATCATCATGAGTTATTGAAAATTTAATATTTCCATTTTCCCAAGTGCTATCTTTATTTGCTCTATCCCAAATACCTTTTGTGCTAACCGTTACTCTTTCAAATGTATTATCTGGTTCATCTACTCCAAGACCGCTACTTCCTGTCTGATTTCCAGCATCTGCGTTTGAAGCACCTGTGTTGTTTTTTATAGAATCTACAATCTACTAACGAATTTTATCTGCATATTCTTGACTGCTCATTTTTTGTAAAGCATCAATAATATTGGAATGATTTTCATCAATACCAAGACCATCTTTAATTCTTTTAACAACATCTGTTAGCGCATTTAAACTTTCGTTATTTTGAATGGCTTCCAAAATAGCTTTTTGCTGATTTAATTGATCAATCTGATATTGTAAATCTTCTTCGGTTTGTTGTCTTTCTAATTCATCGACCTTATCTTGAGCTTCTTGAATCGCAGAGGTGTCCGCTTGTGCAACAAACCCAATACCAGCGCGATAAACTAACTTCTTCTCTTTTTTAGCGTTTTCGAGCGCATCGCGTGCTTTAATTAAATCGAGCTCTTTCTATCTCTACTTATTGATATCTCCGAGCTAATCTTTTATTGACTGTAAATTATCGATTTGTTTATCCAATAATTTGTTTTCAAGTTCAATTACTTTATCTCTCTCTTCATCTACATAAGTTTCAATAGGAGTTCCAGCGGCAACAACGCTCGACCACATATCCATCAATTCTTCTGTCCACTCAATATTAGCTGATTCAAAATCTTTTGCGTCTTTGATCTTTTTCAAAACATCGCCACTTATACCATTTTTTTCAGCAGAAGTTTTAAATATATCCCAAAGATCCGTCCTGGTTTGTGCACCTTTGGCTATTTTGCCAGCATAAGCTAATCCAAGACCACCTTCTGGATTCGCAATCATAGAAGTAATATTCTTAATAATATTATCCTATGAAACACTTCCATCTTCGCCGAAAAGAAAATCAGGGTATTTAGAAATGATTTTCTATAAGTTTTCTGCTGTTAATTCGGAATCTTCGCTCAAATCAGAGAATATATTTCCCAGAGTTTCAAATTTACTTAAAAACTCCGTATCACTGCTCATTACATCTCCAAGTGTAACAAAGCCAATAAGATCTTTTAATCCTCTCGCTTGATCTGCTGTAAGATTTAAAGCATGGGCAATATTAGAAATATTTTCTGGATTAGATTTATTTATCTTATCTATAATATATTTAGCATCTTCATAAGTAGCTACACCAAGAAAATCTTTTATCTTATCTTCATTTTGTGTATTTATAAATTGATACAACTCATTATAGCCGCTAATTCCATCTTTATAATATTGTTTTAACCAATCTTCGTTTTTAATTGAGTTGGCTAAATTGTAACTCTCTTTTTTGGTTATAACATTATAATTCTCATGATTTTTAAATTCAGAAACGATGGTGCCATAAGCACTCTTATAAATATTTCCATTTTCGTCAAAAATATTTGCCGTTGGATCTTTTTTTGCCCATTCTCTAGCTTGTTCGATAACCATTCGTTCAAGAGAAACATTGCGTAAATCAGAAGACGTGTATGATGAAAATCCACCACTATAAAACGCGCCTTTCAACATTGTCTCGTGCAAATTATCGTTAATAGTTTTTAATTTTATATTTAACTATTCAAACTACGCGACACCCTGTTCAACGGTTTTATTATATTTTTCTTCGTATTTCGCTCTTAATTCCAAATTTAATGGATCTTCCTAAATATCTTGTATTAATGAGTATTCGGCACTATTAACCTTATTTAATAAATCATATCTTTCTTCTTCTTTTGATTTATAAGTTTCTTGCGCTTCCGTCATTAATTGGGCAGACTTATAAAGGGCAACCACTTCTGGAGTTAATTCACCTTTAATTTCGCCGCCGAGCTTTTTGAAGTTATCGTATAGCGAAGAAGATTCACTCAAAGTTTCGAGCATCTGTGCTCTATATTCTTTTTCTTTCTTGTGCTCTTCAACGCTCCATTCGCTTCTATCTTTACTTGTTAATTCTTCGGCATAGGTAATTGCAGATTCTACCTTTTGAATGGCTTCGAATTGCTTCTTGGCTTCGTCAACACGAGCACGACGAGCAATTTCTTCTTTGTGGAATTCATTATAAAATATTTCACCAACACCTTGTCCTATTAACGGACCAAGAATATTCCCGAATAATGGGCCAACAACAGGAATCGCGGATATTAAACCAGTCGCAACACCAGAAGCAAGACCAGTTACCGCTTTATCTGCACCGCTCGTGAAATCACCATAATTAGCAGTCATTCCAGAAGAAATTCCGGTTGCCAATCCAGTTATAGCACCACTTATTCTTCTTATTTTTTTTAAATAATTGGTAGATTTTTTATTTTTATTAACAGAAGAATGGTCGTCTTGCTTTATATTGTCGGTCGCATCTTGTGAGGAAACTTTATCTTTTTTATTATTCAATAACCAAGATTTTATCGCCCCAACATCTGATTTAATTTGATCGGTGTTTAAAGCTGTTTTATCATCTGCGGTATTTTCCAACCCGCCCACGCCGAGTGCACGTCTTTCCGCATCTGAAAGTTCGTCATCCTTGTATCCAATACCTTTTTTATATTGACCAAGCTACTTTAAGCTTTCTTCTTCAAATGTTTTTCCACGTCCAAAAACGGATCTAACAAACCTTCCTCCAGAACTTTTATCACCAAACAACCCTTTGATCTACATTCCAAGAACTGGAAGATGTCTGGCCGTCATTGAAGTTAATAACGCGACTGCGTGTGGCAGGAATTTATCAATCCTTTCAACAACAAAAGCAATTGTCTTAAAGAAACCCTTTACGAATCCACTCGCTTGAAGTTTTTGTGTAAAACTCTCCCATGCGGTTTGGATCCTTTGCATAGATGTGGCAATGCTGTCCATAACTGCGGCATACTTCTCATCCGCCGTACCAGAAGATGTGCGAGAAGATTCCAGCGCGTCGCGGTACTCAGTGTTATACGCATCAAGCAAGGCTATGAAGCTATTGCGCTACCTAGTTTTTAATATTAATATGATTCATAACATCATACTAAAAATTTATTATTTGTTTTTGTTTTTTAATTATTTTTTAAATATTCTCTTATCATTTCTAGTTTTTCTGGGTAAAATCTAGAAACAAAATCTAAAAATTGTTCTGGGGTATTATTTCCAAAACCATAAAGAGTATGAAATTTAATATGGATTTCTTCTGTTAACGGAACCCCAAGAGGATGTTTAGATACTATCTGTCTATATTTAGAAATAATTCTATCTCTAATTTTTTTATCACATTGACATATATCAAAATCATCTGGAAGATTAAAATATTTTCCAACTTCATCAACCATTAAATTTCTAGAATATAAATGATGAATATGTTCAAACTATTTATTGGATAAAATACATAACTCTCCCCAATTATCTATGCTTTCTTTTCTCCAAGAATTTTCATGCCGTGCAATAAATCTATTTAAATTTACATAAGAAGTTATTATTTCCAAATTTTTGCGATAATAACCCAAAGCATTTCTTTGTGTTTTTATACTTCTTGCTGCTCTATGTAAAATTATTCCAATTTCTTCATCCGTCATTTGTAAATAATTATCTCTAATAAAATTATTATCTTCTTCACGATAAGCATATCCCATACCGCCAGACAGACCAAGTTTAATGATTCTATTAAACACAGACTATTTAGGTTTATTCGGAAATAATTTTACAAGCTACCATCTAAACATTTTATAATAATTATCTATTAATCTCTAATCTTCTTCCTTAGTCCATTTTTTTCTTTTAATAATACCCAATTTATAAGCTTTAGTAGTAATAGAGCTAACCGTTCTATTTGGAATGTATTTTTCGCAAAATTCATCAACGGTTTTACATTTATCATAAAAATTTTTTATTAAATCAATTTCTTGCTATGTGTAATCATCAAAATCTCGTTTTAAACCAAGTTTTGAAGCTTTGCTGTAAATCTATATCGATGTAAAATTATTATCAAAATGTTCTATTATTTCGATCATGGTTTTAATTTGATAATTATTAATTAACCACTATTCATCATCTTTTGTAAAAAAATATTTTCCGCACCCAAGTCGATCTCTTTTAGATTTATCCCTTTTTAAACCAAAACTATTTGCTCTATTTCTAACAGCTTGAATATCAATATCTGGAAATCTATTTTCTATTTCTTGTAAGGAAGCCTAAGAATAATTATCTTTCAACCACTAAATATCTTCATCTGTAAATAATCTTGGAGCTACAATATTTCTAACAATTTTAAGAGAATTTGCTTTTCTTTGTATTTCACCCCAATTATATCTACTTAATGTTGACAATATGAAGTTTTTGTCACCATCAGGATAATTTTGTATCAAAAATTCTTTTTCATCTTCTGTCCACTTTGGTTCAAATTTTCTTCTAATGATTTTATTTTTTCTTGCTTTAGTACAAATCGAAGACCAAGTATGTGGTAAATTTTTAAGCAATTCTTCTTTTGATTTATTTGGATAATTTTCCTTTAAATAATTGATTTGTTCTTCTGTCCATTTGCGCATCATTATGATGATCTCCTTTACTTTTATTTTTATCTCTCATATATTTGTAAAATTGAATTGATTCTAATAAATCTTCTGATTTTTCAAATCTCCAATGTTCTTGCCCATTTTTATCGAACCAACTTTCTTTATCAAATCCCAGAGTATAAAGAAAGTTACAAACACGTATCTGAGAAACATTATAATATTCCATAAAAAATCTCCTTAAACTTATATCTTATTTTTTTTATTTTTTTTAAAACAAATAATAAATTCTTACTTACGCTTTCGCGTAAGAATAGACCATTTCTTAATCGCATTAAATACGATCACACCATTTCCATTTAAGGGGCTCTCACCCACGCCATACATTTGCGCCGTACTCTTATAGTGTATTTCTACACCCCTAATCGGGAGATGGTCGTTGAACGTTCTCCATATAAAATAATATTTTATTTAGGAGCTTCGCTGCAGATCTACCAATTTTTCCGTTGTCAAACCGTCATAACAAATTTCTTCATTATTGTGGTGGAAAACTCTAAGGTTTTACCTGCAATTAAATGTGTACATTGTATATCCATTACGATATACACAGGCACTAATTTACCTGCCATAGCAGTAGCAACTGCATTTCTCTCAACATCGTTTAAATTATCCCATTTTTCAGCCAAATCATCAAGAACTTCATCAAACCCGCGCATTTCGGTTGAAGTTGAACGAATCTAAATACCAATAGCATTTAATACTTTTTCAACATCGTTTAGACTTTCAGAAGTGTCTTCGCCGTCTTCCGCCATCCCAGAAAATACACCAGCTTTAACGTTACCATATCTTGATAAGATGGTTCTCAACGCGTTACCTACGCTGCCAGCATCTTGCTGTGTAATATCGATAATCGTAGTAAGCATTGCCGCTGTTTGATCAAGATCGAGGTTTGCAGATTTAGCAACTGCTGCCGTTCTAGACAACGCTGTAGCGATATCACCAGCCGTAGTTGCGTATTCGGCATCGAGTTTTGTAAGTTTATCAACAATTTTAGATGATTCAGTAGCTTGAAGATTGAAGCCTTTAAGAACAGCTGTCAGCGATGTTGTCGCAGAACCCATATCCATAAAACCAAGACGAGCAAGTTTTACAGAAGCAGTAATCAGATTAACAGATTCGCTTACACTATAACCTTGACGCATCCATTCGCTTGCAGACTTTGCAACCTCTGTTGTTGTTGTGCCAAGTTCTTTTGCAAGTTTGTTATAACTCGTCATTAAAGAATTTGCTTCGTCAACACTAGCACCAGTTACAATACGAATGTCTGTCATGGCTTCGTTGAGTTTTAATATATTTTGATATACGTTCGCAATTTCTTTTTGTACTTTATTCAAAATACGAGCAGCCACACCAAAGTCTGTAATTCTCTAGAAAGCTCTTTTGATGTCATCGCTCATAAGATCAAATATATTACGCGCGCCTTTATCTTTTGTATACATTGCGGCGCGTTTAACGGCGAATTGGCCTTCTAACCCAGATTCAATAAGCGCAGCATCTTTATCTGTAACAGCTTTTCTTTTTTCTTGCGCTATACGTTGCGCTGCTTTTAATTGTTTTTGTGTGGCATTTATAAGTTCTTGCTAAGATTTTCTTTCTCTACCAGAAGTTATATTAGACTTACGTCTTGCATCATCAATCTTTAATTGATAATCGTATACTGTCTTTAAAGATTTTGCATATTCTTGATTATCTCTCTTTCTTTGAGCTGCAGCTTGTTTCTCTTCTTTTTCTTTTTGCTTATCTTCTTTAGATTTACCTTTCTTACTACCGCCAGAAGTTCCGCTACCGCCAGTTGGAATCTCTGGTGGCATACCACCACCAGAAACAGGCGGCTATTGTTCCATTATATCAACAATCTTTCCTGTATCTTCTTTGATCTGTTTAATTACATCAAGCTGAGACGATCCACGCTTGCCGCCGTCTTGTCTCTTTTGAACTTCTTTTAAAGTTCTACTTACTATCTTATTTTCAGCATCAACTGTTATACCTGTTTCTTTGTATGTTTTATTCGGATCTAAGTCTCCACCTTGACCAGCTGGATAAACTGGAATTGGGCCACCAGAATATTGAATATTTCCAGAAGGAGGATTATTTTGTAAACCACGTGAAGAAAGTTGTTTTGCGGATAATCTTCTACCAGTTCTAGACCAAACATAAACACCGTCTTTTAAAACAGGTTTATTTTCTTCTTTTGGAATTTTCGCCGATGGTGTATCTATTTGTGCAACCTCTTCTGTTTGTTGGATTGCATTATCTATAGCATTATTGACAATATTTTGTGTAATTTCATTAGAAGATTCTTCAATTTTTTTAGATTCTTGATCGATTATCTATTTCTGCTTCTGTTGAGTTTTTTTATTATTTTTTTTGCTATTTTCATTTATTTCATTGGCAAGCGAAAGCATATCTTTGGCCATATACATAATATAATCATTAAATGCCTATACTTGCGTTCTATAAATTGTCTCAAATTCTTTTTGTTTTTCATCAATTTGCTGATAAAGACCATCTTGACTATTTTCAAATTCTTCTTGCAATGGTGTTTCTTCTCCAGAAAATTCCCCGACACCCATTGCTTCATGTAAAGCTTCAAAAGATTCAATTTCACTTGCATCATATTGGCTATTTATATATTTCTAAACATCTTCAATACTCTGTGCAGCGGTATCTTCAACAGCATAATCGACTTTCTCCAATGCGGAGTTTATTGCGCTTTCATCCAATCCTTTTTGTTTACCAAGTTCGGATATCCTTCTTTTAAAAAAATCAATCTCGTCTTCTGCTGTAGATAATATTTCATCACCTATCTGATTCTTCATATCTGAGATATATTTTTCATCAACCTATGTTAATGTTTTTATCTAAGATCTCTGTTCCGCGTACTCTGGCCTCAACTCATCTTCTTCGTATCCGAGCATTTTACCCGTAGCCATCGATGTTAAAACAGAATAAGGAATCGATTTTTGTTGTTTAAAAAAATATTTTTCCCAATCCATGTATCCAGACTTTACTTTGTCTAATAATCCAGCCTGTTCAATTATATAAAGCATATTTTTAAGTTTGGATTCCTCATTAGAATCTTCTCTTAAACTTTGATATGCAAATTCATATTTCTCTTGCTCTGTACCTTCTTTCGGAAAGGCTGCTAAAAGTTCCTTTGATCTTAGATATCTATCTAAATTTTTTGGATTTGTAGCTTTTAAAAATTCCTTTGAAACCTCTTCAACATCCCTACCTTCTAACTCTGGATTTCTTTTAATTATTTCTTGAGTGATTCTATCTACTTTATTAGAATAATCTATAATTCTTGCTAATCTTCTAGAGGCAATCGGGACCATTTGTGCTGCCGTTTGTTCATCTATATCTTTTCTATTATTAGAAAAATCATTAATTAGTCTATTTTCATCCTATTCCTATGCAATTTCCCACCAATCTTTATTATACATATTTTTAGATGCTTTCTATCTACTTTCGGAAGTACTTTCTCTCGGAATAAATATCCAACTACCATCTTCTTCAATCTCCCAAGAACCACCTATATCTTGCAGATAATAATTACTATTTTCTTTATTCGCAACCATCTAGTTATATTGAGATTTATATTTTTTTCTCAACTCATTACTAGAACCAATTGTATACCAGAAATTTCCATTACTTTGTCCAAATAATAGTCTTAAAAAATGATTTTTATCTTCCAAAGATAATGAACCGATCATGCTTTCCATATCTTTTTGATCGCTTTTCAGCCATTTCTTTAAAGTCTTACCGTTCCAATATGTTACGGTTTTTTCTGCCCCAGTTGCATCTGTATATGTTCCATTTGTAACACCACCAGTATATCTTCCTGGTATTTTAATGTTTGATCTGTCGCCCTTGCCTTCATATACGTCTGTAAGAGCTTGTATTAAAGCCATATTTTCTTCCCAGCTTCCAGTAGATATATCATACACCATACCAGCTGTATATTGATTTAGATTTCTATCTTTTGTAACTGGTAAATGAACAATCTGTCCCTTAACATCTCTTGTTTTATTTCCAGAAGCGGCACGAATCGCATTGGCATTGACGGCTGTTTGAATTAAATTGTGGACTGGATTAAATTCTGAGGTTGTTTTATAATCTCCGATTCTATCATACATGCCTCCAGTTTTTGTCCAATCTGTTGCACCAGCAGCAATATATAATTTTCCATTGTGAATATAAGCAAAAGCACGGGCGGTTTCTGCTTGGCCGCCAGTCATACCAGCAGAAACCCTCATCTTGTTCATTTCTTGAGCTCTTCTAAAAGCTTTTTTAAAATTATTATCAGTAATAAAAGATGATGAACCTACTAATGTCCTTAATTCCTGCAAAGAGTTTTTATCTTTATTCATTTGAGCATAAATTTTATTTAAAGATTCTCTCTCTTTGTTTAAATCAATAAACCCTTTTTCTTGTAACTCAAGAAGTTTATGAATTTCAGTGCCAACATGCGCCTTATTCATGCTTTGTTCGCTAAATTTCTTTACATCTTTTAATCTTTGCTCTAATTTTGTTTTTTCTTCACCAGTGGATGCTTTGATTTTCTTCTCTAAGTCACTTATTTCTGCTTCAAAACTCACATAACCAGTTTCCATTAAATGCGCAAACTGTGTAGCTGAAATAACAACTGCGTTTTTGCTTTTTAAATATTCCTAAACTTTTTTATCGAGAGCGACATATTCATGCTTACCAAAATCAGTGTCAAGTTTAACATCAAAAGAAACTCCTTGAACACCTTTTTCTATTTGCTTGATAATATCATCTGAACTCAATTTAATTTCAATTTCCTTTTTATCCGCCATTATTATTTCCTCCTTAATTTGTTAGAAATATATTGAACAAACTCTTTTTGAATAAATTCCACTATTCCCTTATAAGTTCTATCAATAATCCAAGATTCTTCTTGTATCGAAGATATAGGCAACATCCAATATTCATTTAAGGTTTTAACTTCTTTTGTAACAAAACCATCGTAATATTGTTTATTTAAAGGAATACTATGTACAGATTCGCCCTCAGAATCTTTCCAAGTGATTTTATCTTCATCTATGTATATTTTACAAGAAGGAGGATTCATATCATACACTACTGTAACAGCAGACAACATTTCTTCTAATGGAACGTAATTTCCTTTTAAAATCGAAGTATTTGTCCTATAAACTTCTTCTATATTACTTTTAAAAATCTTCTCAAGATTTTCAGTTAGATATTTCAAAGCATCTTCTAAATCTTTTTTATTCAAAGATTTTAATAACCCTAAATCAAGATGAACATCTTTCTATGATAAAGCCATAGGACAATTACCTCCTTATATTATTTCTTTTCTTCGTTCTTCTGTTGTTTTTTATATTCTTCAACGGCTTTCGCAACATTTTCTTGAATTGAATTTTTCACCGTAGCTGTCATCGGATCTACGAAATCAACAACTTTTGCCAAATTTGCAATAATCGACGGATCGATATTCGTTCTCGTTTCATTGACTTCTTTTGTCAATCTATCCAACGCTTCGGTGTCAACGCCATTAAGTGCGTTAAATAATTCTTTCAAATTCGAGAAATTCAACATCTGATAAACCATTTCTTTTAAATGGTTATAATCGTCTCTGCAGAATTCCAGAATATAATCTGCAAGACCAGACATCCAAATTAAATCATAATAACCATAATCTTTTAATGCTGAATCAATCATCAGGTCAATGTTGGTATATGCCATTAAAGCATTAAAAGTTAAAGAAAGTTCGAGTGCGGAGCAATAACCATATAATTCGTCTCCATAACTTTCAATAGATGCCAAAACTTTTGTTAAAACATCTTCTTTAAACAAAAGTGGCAACATTTTCCTTACTACAAGTTTTTGCTTCATATGTTCAAAATTATCGATATTCTCTTGTTTTGTCGGATCATCAAGATAATCTGCACAAACATCCAAAACATCAGTAATTTTTAAATTCTCTACGCCTTCCATAACTTTTAATCTCCTTTTTATTCTTATTTATTTTCTTCCTTTTCGTTAAGTTTATCGAAAAAACTATTCAATGATTCTGTTTCACTAATATTAGAATAATACTTAACCATCTTTGGATCTGCCCATCTGAATATAGATTGAACAACATCAATCGGATAACCAGCAAGTTCCAAAGCAGTTGAAGTTGTATGTCGAACATTATGCGGAAAGAAATCTTCTCCAAGATAATTTCCGATTGTTCTTGCAAACGAATTAATTGTGGCAACGTTTGCCTGTTGATAAGAACCGTCGTGATATGCGACAAACATCCACTCACTCTTAATACCAAGTTCTTCTCTTTTTTGCTTCCACAATTCAATATAATGATCGAGGGGAACGAGTGTTCTAAAGATAATTCTTGTTACAACCTTTCCTTCTTTTCCTCTACCTTTTGTTCTAATCTTTTCGGATTCATAAGCTCGACCGCCATAGACCAATCTGTCTTCTGTAAAGTCGCTCATTTTCATTTGAACAACTTCGCTTTTTCTCATACCGCTCCCGGCCAAAACAGCAAGGCAAGCAGCAACCTGATATTTTTTCGCTTCTTCGAGCTTTACCAAACATTCTTTAATTTGATCCATTGTTAAAATTGGTCTCTCTCTTACAAAAGTTTTTGTAACTGGTTCAAGCACTTTTACAATATTTCTGAATGTAGGATAGTCTTCGTCCATAATTCTTTCAATAAAATTTGAAAGACTGCTTAAAACAGAGCGCAACGAACAAACTCTGTTTGGACTTACTTTTAAATCATTCGAAAGATAACCGAAAAATTTAATTAGTTCTCTTTTCTTTAAGTCAACAAAAAATTTGTTTTGATTATACTTTTCATTCCAGCAGAAAAATACTTTTAACTGTTCATGATATTGATGAATTGTTTGAGGGCTTTTATTAACCGATACGAGATATTCAACGAACTCGTCAACCAACCCTTTATTTTCTTTAGAAACGCTGTCCCAATTATCGGTAAGACCAGCATTATATACAGTGGTGCGCTTTCCCATATTCAGTCGCCCTCCTTTATTATTTTTAATGAATTTAATTTATTTATATAATTGAGCAATTCTTGCTTCTTTTTTTCAGATTTAAATTTTTTAATATCTTTATTTATGCTTTTAATCTCTTCTGTAATGTCCCTATTCCACTTCCTATCGACGAGTGTGAGCGTAACCGCCAAACTATCCGTGATATCCAAAGGAAGCCCAGAGAAGTCGTATTCCGCGCATAAAAAGGATATTTTATTAGCAATATCTTCTTTTGTTGGTTTTTCTATTCCAGTAAGTTCTTTAAAATAGGCTTTTACGGAAACAGAGTGAATTCCGTCATAATCATAAAATTCAAAACCACAATTACCGCAAGCTATATCCAAAATAGTGTGAACTTGTGCCAAAGCTTGTAAAGTAGATATTGTTGAAAACCGACCGTTTTGTGTCGGCAATTTTTCTTTTATAACAAAAATTTTCTTTTTGTCGAACTTAGAGGAAAGTTCGAGCAATAAATGCTCGAACTCCTCATAAAGTCCATACCAATAATTTTCTTTTTCCTCTCCGATAATCATTCCAGTGAGAATTACGGTTTTATCGGAAAGGTTATAAAGTGAATACCCTGTATTATGTTTTGCCAAATCAAAAGACAAAACATAATCATATTCATTTATACTTTTATTAAATTTAACCATAATAATTCTCCTTTTATCTTTTATAATTTACAATTATGCAATAATAGTTGTCGCAGAGTCGCAATCTAATTCAAAGATTACAGCCGTATCGATTTCAATAACCGGTACAACCGAAGCGGTCATAGTAACTTTAAGACCAGTTCTAGTAGTAACCTAAACAACAGTATCAACATTTTTTATATAACAAAGTGTTTTTACTTATCAGTTACCAGTTAGTTTTTCTCCAACTCTCTTAACTCGTAAACAAGTTGTTTACACAATTCTTTCTTTTCTGCGTAGTCTTCGCGTTCCATTCCGAAAAGGTCTACTTGCTCTACGTCTTCTCTGTATTTATTAAGTAACGCTTGCTTTTCGCGAATTGTCTTTGCTAATTCCATTTTCGCTTTCTCTTCTGCCGTTGGTACGTATTCCTTTGGCTTTGTCAACTCTTCAAACTCTTCTTTTGTGATTTGAATGTATTTCTCGTCGATAACGGGTGATTTTAGATTGAGGAAACCCTTACCGTCTTTCGACTTGTAATAAAATCTTTCCATAAGTATTTCTCCTTTAAAGCTCGGTTACGGTGTCAGTAAAATCTGTTGAGATAGAGTGCTCAAACCCATATACTATTTCTGAGGTAGTTAAGCCGCTACCAGAATTCTGGGCAAGATATATGCCATAATATGAACAATGCGCACTGCTAATACTCTCAATATATCCGAAGCCTTCTCTGTCTTCCGTTATATTATATAAAAATATAATATTTTTATCTGTGGGTGTAGTTAAGGTTTCTGCAGTATAAGGAGTCCCATTACTATCAGGAAAATTAAAATTTATATTAACATTTCCATCTTTGAAACTTATGCTATGTCTATACCGCTTAATATCATCTTTTGTTACGTATTTAGTAGCATCAACATACCAAGTAGAACCAGAACTGTTATTAGAATAAACTGCAAAGTTTTTTTCTGCAGATGGAGTATCCAGACTTGGAAATTTTAATTGTTTTATATGCAAATCAATTTGCTTATTTGCAGTTATTAACGTTTTTGGAATATCAAGTGTAAAATGTTTAGTTCCACTATTATTTCCAAAATTTAAAGTAGCATCTACTTTAATATTTGACATATATACATAATTATTTTTATCATAGCCTGAAGGAACTAATGTAATTACACGAACTCCGGGACCACTTTGTGCTGATTCAGCAACATGGAACATTATAATACAATCAGGATTATTTAATATTTTTTGATGTACTTCTGGAGTTAAAATAAATCTTGCATAATAAGAAGAGTCACCATAAATATTAATAAAACCGCCACTAATCTAACTTAACAATTTTGTTCCGACCGTTCCGTCTGCCAACATTGTTACTGCGCTTTCTGCTGATGGATTGGTCGGCTTGGTAAGTTTTTTATCTATATACTCTTTATTCTTTTTATTAAACCTGACAAGAGATAAATAGATATTGTTTGATTGTATTTTTTCAGCAAATGCAATCCAATTCGTTGCGGTCTTGTATCTCTCTTCCGAGGACTGCTGAACGTAAATATTCGATACCGTTGCGGGAATTGCGTTTGTGTCCAAAGTCGGAGGTACAGACGGGAACAATACAATATTTTTTAAGTTAGTACAGTTATCAAACGCACCCAACTGCCGATAGAAGTAACGCTATTCGGTATCGTTACGCTTTTCAGTCCGCTGCAACCATAGAACGCCTGCTCGCCGATAGAGGTTACGCTATTTGGTATTGTTATACTTTCAAGTCCGCTACAATTATAAAACGCATACTTGCCGATAGAAGTTACGCTATCCGGTATTAAAAGATCAGTTATCAGTTCGTTATTCAAATACAAATTATGCGCATAAGATAACGGATTTGAAAAATAGTTTTCAAATGAAATTTTGCACCATTTCGCCAAAGAGGAATACCATAATTAAAACCAATTGATTCCCATGGTTTATTATGATGCGGCAAATCGCGCATATCTTTTGCGCCGTCAAGAGAAAAATTTAAATAAAAGCGATTGTTTATCCGCTTTTCTTCTAAAAGAGTTATCAAAGCAATTCTTCCTCCTTAAGAGTTTTTTCTTCCTTTACTTCAACTTTCTTTTTACGAGGCTTAGCAATCGGTTTGGCTTCAGCTTCTTTCAAAACTTCTTTTTCTTCCTCCACCGCTTTCGCTGCTTCGGCTTCTTTTTTGCGTTTTTCTTCAAATAATTTTTTAATTCTGTTCAAATCACAGCAACCACAAGCCATATTTTACCTCACTTCACAAAATCGCGCTTAACTTCTGCAAGAGCGACTTCGATTAATTCTTTAATATCTTTAACACCAGTTGCTTTTAAAAGCATTTTATAAATCATTGGTGCTTTCTTTTTAAACATATCTTCAACAAGTTTTAATTTTTCCGTGCCCTTACCAGAACCAAGTTTCTTCTCTGCGTAAGCAACTAAACCTTTAAGATATGTAATAACCATTTCTTTTCTTTCTTCGGGTTTCATTTTGGAGAATTTAACAATATTTACAATTAAATATGCTAATACTCCAACACAAAGTAACCCGAAGATAATATAAATAATAATATCTTTCATTTTTTATCACCTGTATTATACTGTTTTTTCTGTAACTATATTTAAATAATTTAAATTGTCAACCCAAATTTTAGCAGTACCGAAAGAATCTCTCGACGCATAAACACCGTCTGACACCTTGTTATTTAACGCCGCCGTTACAATTTTGTTCTGCACTGGATTTGTACTGCTTGTCGATAAACGATCATCTACAACAATTACATCTGCCATATTACTAATCTCCTTCACGATTATTTTTACTGCGCCGTATAATCAACCGTTGTTTTATACATATTTCCAGCTTCTGATGTTTCTGTCTTTTTAACTGGATAGTAACCACCGACATTATATGGATCATAAGCATTAAGATACCATTTAGTTTCAGCTGTTGCGCCCGTTCCTCCGTTACCAGTAGCATAAGATGGATATGTTCTCATTTTTAACTTCAAAACGTACTCAACTATTTTAGTAGGATTTGATGGATTATTATATGGAAAGTTAATTGAATAATTTTGTTGTTGATATTCATTAAATACATCAACTGCAATATTTTCTGGAATTATATCACTACCATCTTCGTAATCTGCTTCCGAAGTTTGATTAAGAGCGCATGTCACCTCGACGTTTTGTAAGCTATTGTCAGTAATCCACTCTGTTGTTGCGTCAGGAAGATCATTAGTTAAATCTGATAGCGTTAGGTCTCCTATGGAATACGGACAATCTGTGGGAAAAACAGGGGCTGTGGTTTGAGCTCCATAATCATCTGTGTACTATATTCCAGCCCAATTACCGCTAGTAAAAATATAATCAGGACGAAAATCACTGTAAGAACTATTTAATTTACATAAAATATTCGGATATTGAAGACCTGCAAAACAAGATGTGTCAAAATAGGTTATATTAACTTCAGCATTATTTTCGCCCTGTGCAAAATACTCGTATATAGTGCTTCCCGTCTTATCGAGAATATACTGTAATCCCCAACCTGTAAGTATATAGAAATCGCAAGGATCAAGTGTGTTTAGCCAGGGATTCTTAAGTCTGATCTATGAGGTTATATTCACTCTCCAATATGACTGTACAAGAAAATTACCATTTGGAATTAAACAATATAATTCATCTTCCGCAGGTGGATATGCACTATTTTCATAAAAAGGGCCGAAACCAGGCACATAAACATTGGAAAGAGCATCTAAAAATTCAAATTCTCCCCAATTTTCAGCACCAGATATAACTATATTTCCATCGACCACTTTTGCTGTTACGCCAAGGGTGTTGTGTATTGCATTTGCTATATCAACTTCCGTTATTGTTATCGTTTCGTCAAATGGACCTTTTATCGCAGAAAGATCTGCTAAAACAATTTTCCATTCACCATTATTATAACTTATATTATAACTACCATCATCATTTTCACTCAAAATCATTGTCGAGGCAAACGTAGAGTCTTCTTTTTTATAAATAAGAGGGAGGCCTGTCAACATAGAGTAAAGTGGTATCTTATTATGCACGCTAGTCATTGTTATCGGTTCTGTATATGATTCTAATAACTCCATCCAGTTCTGAGCAGTTGCATCATCAATGTATAATCTACCATCACTATTAAAATTAAAAAACATTTCCACGCCGGCGATATTTATTAGCTCATTTCTTGTATACAACATCCAAGCAGATCTGCAAATCGCAAATTCATTTTCAGCGGTTATTTTCGCCATCTAATTTGTTGTATCACCGTCGATCCAAACGGCATTATAAGCACTAGTATAATCAGACCAGTTTAATGCGTCAAAACTAACCACAACGGTTCCATTAAGTTTAATACCTTTGCAGCCTTCAATCTTAACCCCGTTATAATAAACGCCTTTAAGTGTTACAGGGGTTGTTGTGTTATTAAAATATATTTTATTAGTAGCCACTATAACACCTCCTGATTAGCCTTCTGTTTTAATATATAAATAATGATCATTATTATTTAACCAAATTTGTACTAAACCATAGGTGCCTTGTGCAGCATGCGTAGTATTATCTACTTTTCCATTTATTTCATTTTTTAAATCAGTAGATAAATCAGCTTTAGAAACAGTAGCATCTGTAATACCAAATAATGTTCCAGCAGGTAAAGTATCTACTTTTGCATTAAATTGTGCTTCTGTTCCGATTCTTAAATCTACTTGAGAATAATTTTCATTTTGAGCCATATAATTTTTCTCCTTTTAAATTATTTTTTCTCTCCCTCCCTGCCTACTTGATAAACAAGGAGGGATTGGGAGAATTGTTTTTACATATATTTATACAAGAAATTCGCAGATAAAACTGCCTTTTTATTTAATGAATACCACTATTACTTGGTATTATTCCTAAATCAAGTACTCCATCTGCTGTTTTATATCTTAATCTTTTAATATTCTTATTATTTATTTCTAAATTTTTTAATTCTATAAAACCAAGAGGAGATACTTTTAATTCTGGATGATCTGCATAGAATTGATCTACTGTTGTTGGTTCATTTCCTGCTCCATACATAAGAGTAAGGTCATAGAGAACTGGTTTTGTGATTACACTGGATGGATTAGACGATGGATATACATCGATATATACACTGTTCGATTCGTTAGTCTTAGAGGTAAATATAGCACTAGTATAAACGTCGACTTGCTTTTCTCCATCAAAAGTGTCCATTTTCATCGAAGATGAGTTATTGTCAATCCACCACAACAAGTAAATATGTCCGTATGTGTATTTAACAGGTTGAATCAGATAGAAAATTGTATTACTTGCAGTTCCATCAACTACTATTGTTCCATCACCATTATTAGTAAATGTAACCCCGTTTACTATTTGAGTAGCAGGATATTGCCACTTATTCAATAAATTATAAGAATAAGGTTCATATTCTCCTGCGGTACTTCCTTCTACTAACATCATATCTTTCCAAGATACACTTCCTTGAGTTATATTAGTAAAATTACAAGTAAAAGTATAAGTAGTAGAAGGTTTAAGTTGTATTAAGCATCTAAAAGTAGTGTCATTGGTGGCACCGTTTAAACCAAATACAACATAATTATAATCAGGTAATGTAGACGGAGTTGTAAAAGTTTTTGTAAATTTACCTATAGCTAAAATAGGTTCACCTGCAAACAGTACTACGCCAGCATAATCAGTGTTTTTAAATAACTGACCTTTAAACATTAACATATATGTATCAGCGGCAGTCTGTTTCAATACAGCATAGGAAGTTTGAAAATCTACGGTACAATTTACAAAAGGCTGTATTCTATATAATAAATTTTTACTTTTATTAGTAATAAGGCGCATTATTATTCACCTGCCTCGTAAATGGTTACAGAGAATACTTTTTTGTTATTGACGTAATCAGTGTCAGCCATCTGAATCCAAGGATACTGATCCATATATGCTTTATTCCCAATTCTGGTGTAGATTCTAGGATTGTTACCATTAACAATTAACGTTTGTTTTATAGTGAAACCACTATACAATTCTTCAACGATAAATTTTGTAGGTAATCCACCGCTATACCCCTCAGGACCATTATGAACACTGGTACTAGGACCAAATCCATAGTTACCAACAGTAGTTAAAGTATTTAGATCAGCTGTATCACCTATAAAATTAATAATCTGCAAATTATAATAATTATCTTCGCCATATTTCTTGTTTACAGCATCTAGATCTGCAGTGGGATTATTAGTTTTTAAAGTTCCTGAAGAAGAATATTGTGTAATTGCAGAATTAGCAGGAGATTGAGAATAACCAAGTTCTGAGTCTGTACCCGTTGAATCTGTAGCATATACCTTGTTATGACCAGTTGTTTTCTTTACAAACCCATTATCTACATATTCTTTAGTAACTGAAATTTTATAGTTAGTGCCACCAACCTTTAAGCCTGTTAGCTCCGCTTCTGTTCCTGTAAGAGTAGGATTTGCTGTTGCACCGTTTAAGACGGTTTGACTACGCCTCCAACTACCATTTGACGGGAGTATCTGCATAGTAATATCATAAGCCTTGTCGTTTTGAAGATATATAGCTTTATATTGTATAATCTCATCATCTTCGTTAAACGAATACTTTAAAATCATTTCCGAAGTATCGTCAAAAACGTAATAGTTATGCCCGTCTGGATTACACAGCTTCTGTTTTACGTCAGCAGTAAGCGTTCCACTGCTCGCACCATTAGGAATAGTAAAAGCTTTTACAAAATTTTCACTACTTTTTGCATATCTTCCATCGGATTCAGTTTTTGTGTAATAATTTTCTAAATTTTGTTTTCCAGAAACAGCAAGTGCTCTGGCTACTATATCAATTGCCATAAATGTCCTCCTTAAATCGTTGTTACATTGTTTTTAAATTTTGTTGTTCCAACTGTGGGAACACTATAGCTGTGCCCCATATTTTCCCATTTGGCACCGCTAGGCGGAAACAAAACATATTCGTCTACCGCGTCAAAAGAAAAATTTAAAATATTGCGTCCATCAGCAAATTTCTCGTTTTATAATAATGAGATCATATAGAGCCTTATTTTTATTAAAATTGTTGATCTTTTTAAATAATTCTTTTGTGCAAATTGCACAAAAATGGTCGTATGTTTTTGTGAAAAATATACGAAAAACTACCATATTTTTAACAATAAAAAAATGCTTTTATTCACATTTTTAAATAGTTAAAAAGAGATGGGGTATTTTTCAACCCCATCTCGTAAAACGTATTTCAACGTTTTATTTTTTTATTATTTAATTATTTCGCAACAATATCTTCTGTTGACGAACAAAGAATTTTCGTCGCTTTATCCTCAGTCTTTGCTTCTTTCTTATAAACAGAAACGGTTTGTTCACCAGCGGTTTTCCACTTACCACCTTCGAGAGCACCCTCAGCAAAACCATCCGCGGTTCCATCAGAAATAACCTGAGCTTGTAAAACAGAATTAGGAATAACTGAAGGATACATATTCTTATATAAACCATAAATAACTGGTGTATCTTCAACTTTTCTGTAATCGGGGTGAATAAGAATATCAATCAATCCAATTCTGAAATCCTGTTCTGTGCTTTCAGAGTTTTCGGTGTCAACAATTTCCGCATAATATTCTTTACCATCGCAATCGCCACCCGTTGTAGCAAGAACTGTACCATTAAGGCTAAGGGTAGCAGCAGAAGTCATATTCAAAGAAAGATCAAACTGACCATCGAACTGGAAGCGAGGAATTTTAATGACCTTATGACCAATTACAGCATCGGACGTCTGATAGTTTGCTTCAGAAGCATACTTATCGATATCAATAACAGCAACCAATTCCATCGGCTTGAACATTGCATTAATCTTTTGAACAATTGCGTTAGGTTCATTTCTGAAATAAGAAATGCAATAATCGCCAGTTCCTTTAATTGTTACTTTTCCATCATTGGAAACATCGAGCGTGATAATTTCATCATTTGCATCGCATCCCTTTTTCTTTGCCCAAGCAACAGGGTTAGCCATACCGCAAAGGCTACCGACGTTGGTATAACCGGGAAGTTCGATATTTGCACCAGCTACATGCTCAATATGTGCAATAACGCCTTTTGACGAAGCGGTTGCAGAAACATCTTCTGCGCCAATAAGTGCCTCGAAAAGTTTGTTATTAAATACAGCGTTTGTCATCTGCAATGTAATACCAGAGCTGTGACCGAAACGACCAATCAGCTTACCGCCTTTACCAGCACGGATTTCTTCCATGGAGTTAGCAAACGAAAGCGCACTATCAGTAAGCATATTGCAATACAAGAAATGCTTTAACTTACCGTTCTCTCTGCGGAGAAGTTCTACGTTAGCAACGGAAGCTAAAATATAATTTTCCATGATATTTTTTTCTCCTTTAAATGATTTTGTTTTTATATAAAAACAACCCCGTTGACCATTTAACGGAGTTTATTTTTAATGTATAATAATTAAGCACCAGAAAGTTTTCCGATAGCCATCTCCGCTTGCGAAGAAGCACCGTAATCCCTTTCTTTTTTCTTTTTGTACAACCAATGTTCTATTCCCTTGCCGTCTTTCATAGATATTAATCCAGTACTTAACGCTATCTTCATTGGTAAATATTCTGTATAATCATTCATAATACCAAACATTATATTGAATTTACGAATACTCATTTCATAAATATCTTCCAATTTCATACCAGTGGTATATGACAAAGCACAAATCTTTTTTTCAATCGATGCTTCACCACTATCTTTTGACAAAATTTCGTTCTTTTTTCTTTCGTTATCTCTTATTTGTTTTGGTAATAACGAATCGTCAAAAAAATCTGGTAGATTCTGATATAAAATATACTTTCTTAATTTTAAATAATCTCTTGAACTTATATCGTGACCATTTATTCGAAGAATAACTTTTTTTGAATCATCTTTAAATAGTTTAACAGATTCTTCAAAATTTCCGCCGCAATCGCATTTAAAAACTTCAATTCTTTCCTTATCCGTTTTAGCTTGCATATACTTTGGAATGAATTCTTCATAAGATATTTCTTTTCCACATTTATTACACCTTAATCCGTTGTTAATATGAAACACCATTTCCATTAACCTTGAAAATTTAACAGATATAATATTACTCTCCTACTTTGCCTATTCACTGCTCTAATCCGTCATTTTTATAAGTAAATATTCCAATTGAGAATATATCGCATATCTCGGATCATCAAATGAATTCATCGTTAAACAAGAAGTCGAAGATAAAAATTCAACATAATTTTTCATTTTTACAGGATATAATTTTAATCCGCAAAATGGTATCGGTTCATCACTTACAAAATATCTATCTTTGAAACTATCAATATCGTCTAATATTTCTTGTTCTGCTTCAGGTAATTTCATAATTAATAACCACACCCCGAATTCACAGATGCACCAGAAAGCAGTGTCGAAACAACTGTGGAAAACCCATAAAATTTACGAGCGTTCCAAAGCGACATTCTCGCCACATCTTCTGCGTGGAGCTGTGTGTTAAACTGTAACATACCAACTCCAGCAACCATTTGCCCGTTAATATCAGCAAGAATACTTTTCAACATTGTCGAGGCTCTGTTTTTATAAATTATTACTGGATTTCCATCTTCATCTAATTCAGAAGGATTTCCGTCTTCATTTTGTGCATCGCCTAAAATATTAGAAATCTTATTATGAACAATAGTCTCAATACCAATATTTACCTTTGAGGTAATATGGTTTTGAGGAACAACTGAATGTACAAAAATATGCAGATGACTACATTGGACATCCCAACCGTCATCCGTAAATGGGGTTAAAAATACTCTGAATTGCGTTGAATCCCCATTATTTTTATATAACAACGCCATTCTATCTTTATACGAAACATCTGGAAGACTTAAACAATCTTCGGTATCATATTTCAATATTTTCCATAAATTATTTGCATATTTTGTTTTGCTTTTTGCAAGATAATTGACTATTCTATATTCAATATTATCCAGATTTACAAAACGATTATACGCATTGCCATCTCCCGACCTATTCATTGGCATCATATCACACCACCTTTAGAAGGGACGTAAAGAAAGATCAAATGAAACTTTGAGTTCTTCTTTTTCTGGCGGAGTAAAAGTAAATGTCACAACAACTTTTCTTCTTAAATCCACCAAACCTTCATTTTTTATAATTGTATATGTATCAGTTTCTTCATCATAAGTATAAGAACAGAATTTATCCAATTCATACTTATACGTTACATCTGGATTAATATCTTTAATTTCGATATTAAATACTGGTTTATCGTTTACACTTGGATTACCATCGATCAATACCTGCGCTTTAACCTCAATCTCGTCGAAAGTGGTCGGAACAGATTCTGGCTTCACAAGAACAAGTTCGTAATCTCCATCTGTTTCAGATGGTGTCGGCTCTTCGTGTCTTCCGTTATAAGCCAATCTATTTTCCATGTCGTCAAGTTCACCGATTTGATCCATTTCAAGATAAATTCTCATCACACCGACATCTTTTGCTTTATAAGTAGTAAGTGAATCTGTCTTTATGATATTAGTAACTTTATAAACTCTGTCATATCCAATAACAAATCTCTGGTTAATGTAATATTGTTCCGTATATTTATTATGTTGCGCTATAATTATTAATTTCCCTTTAGGATCAACCGCAACTTCATTATATAAAAAGTTCGCCGAAGTAAGTTTGGTTGTTTGGATAACGGGTTCCTCGTGAACAGAGGTTTTTCCGCCGTTTCCACGATCCTCCCAAATGCTTTTAATAGTACCGTTGCATCGACATATAACCTATGAAGCTGTTGGATTAACATTATTTTGATTTAAAGCAATCCAAATACTTTTATCGATATCTGGCTATGTTAAATCAAACTCATAAGAAAAACGATAACGCATACCGATTCTGTGTGGATATTTTATGTCTCTAAACACAATATTTCTCCAATCATCAGAAACGACTTCACCTTTATTATTTTTCACTGTCTGTATAACAACTTCAATCGGACTATATTTTTCAACACCGATACCATCTTCTTTTTCTATCCATACGCGATTTGGTCTATACTCCCAATCGGCATCAACCTTTTCTTGTAATTCATGAAGATAATAATTATCCTTTACAAGATTGGACGGCGTTTGTGTTATAAGATAATAAGGATCTTTTACATTGGAATTATCCATTATCATAACAAATCACCTCCCTTTTAATTCTTTTAAAAGGAAGTTTATATTCTTCTTAATTTCAAAAATTTGTCTCTTAATTTCGGCAAAAGACAAGTTTTCATAGTTAGTAACAATCCCGTTTAATTTAACAATAATATTAACAAGTTTTCCGTCAAACAAATCATTGGCAGAATTTAACTCAAAAAGTCTGCCAAGAATAAAAAGTTCTGGAGAATAACCAGTATCTTTTTGTTCTTCGATTAAGTGTAACACCTTAATCATCTGCCCACGTAACCCTTCGAGATAATTAATTTTTGCCTCAGTTGACAAAGAGATACTTCCATCAATTTCCATAGAAATTACCTCCGTGCCACTTACGAGCATATAAACTCCAACTCAATTCACTTTGAAGCGTATCCACCTCATAGCGAATATGTTTATTCCAATCCACTTTCGCACGAACTGAATTTGCTGGACTATAAATCTTAAAGTCTGTATCTGTTAATATATTTTTAATTTCGAGTATCGTATTCTTTTCAAGGTCGGATCTTGCAAGAACGCAACAATTCGACAAGATACCAATTATCTTATCGGCAATATAATCAGCAGGGCAATTTGATGTCGCGCAAGATGAAAAATCTGTATTAAACTGACCGCAAAAATACCATTGAACCATTGCTGTTTCACCAGTTAAAACTTCTCTTGAAAATTTAACTGTTTTGCTTTCAGCGTCATACACTGCTTTTTCATCAATTACATTGTCAATCGAAAAAAGAAATTCGGAATTGTCTAAAGGCGAAATAGTTGTAGCATACGTATCGCTACCATTTCCTTCAAACGTTTCATAATCGCCCTTTGGAGGCTCAATATCCCCAAGTGCCATCACAAGTTTGGAGGGGCTATGAAAAGAATCTATACCGTTTACCAAATACGGATACATTAACTTTTGAAATCTTATCTTATTTTGAACATAAGCACGATTGATTTCGGGATCATCGAATGAGTGAACTGCTTTGTCATAAATTGTAGAAAATAAAAGCATATACGATGCCTCCCTTTTAATGTATTATTATTTGTTATTTAACGCGTTTTTTAGAAGCTTCCTCTGCTTTAATTGCCGCGTTCTTTCTGTCAAGAAGAACCCCTTCCATACCGCCATTGCTCAATCTATTTAAAAGCTCAATTTTATCAATATCGTCAAAAGCAGGATCTTTTGCAAGAATCTTTCTTTTGAAATATTCAATTAAAAATTCTCTGTGTCCCTGTCCCATCTTATCCCAAAGTGCCTTTAACTGATAAAGATCGAGTTCAGGAAGTTTATTCAAGAAATCGGATCCAGCAAACGAATATTGAGTAACTGTTTTAAGGTTCAATCTCTTCGCAAGATCATCGGCGTCTGCGCCAAACGCAAAAATACCGAGATCAAACCAAGACCGATATTTGCTTGCAAGCTCTTCGGCTTGCTGAACAGTAAACGTGTGTTCTTCACCGAACGTTCTAAAGTCGAGAATAACGCCATTAGAAAGTTCAATATGAGTAGAAAGTCCAGGTGCTCTATCGACGAGGTGAACAACCGTAACGTAACGGAAAAGCGCATCTTTTGCGCTATTTGTTTCAGTCGGTTTATTGTTCATATTCGCCATCATTACTTTCATAAATTCCTGCATTTGCGCAAGAGACGCTTCAAGCGCAGCAATCTTTGCATCTTTATCATCGGCAACAGCTGCGGGTTGAGCAGCAACCTCTACTTTTTCCTCTACATTTGAATCTTCTGCAACAGCAGTTTTTTTAACGTATGCCATAACTTTTAATCTCCTTTTAATCAAATAAAAACAACCGCGTGAGGCGGTTGAAAAAACTTAATATTTTTAAGTTTTATTTTGTCCATAAATATTTTTTAGAACCTGCGCCCCATATAACGGCTTCCGCGTTCTCTTTATATTCTTTATGGTGTGACGGACTACGATGTTTAACATCGCCGTTAATAATCCATCGCAAATCTGGACCAGTATATCCAATAAACTTCATCCCGATTGCTTCATATCCTTTCCCGTCAAAAGTATTAAAATCACAATAACTAAATACTTGATTTGGATTATAATTTTTTATAAAATGTTTAAATAGTTTTGAAACTCCGCCAACAACAACATTATTAGAACCAGGGCAACCTCTGATAATTTCCCATTCATATTTATTATGTCTGGAAAAACTCATAAGCTGAACGAGCTCATTATTGTGATATAAACCATAGGTTATTGCTGCATTTCTATGCCCTTGAAGATGATTTTTATTATTGAAAGGTTTTGCAATTTCATTTGTTATTTCTCTAATTTCACAATTTCTTGCATAAATACGAGAATCAACTTTACCAAATGTAATTTTCAAAACAGATTTAAGTATTTTTTTTAAATTTTCATCTTCCCATTGATATTGATAAATTTGTATTAAACGAATGCCCGCTTTTTCTGCGGCTTTCGCTTTATCTTCGTGATAAGATTTTTGTTTTCTTAAAGAAGAGTGCCAATATGTTCCGTTAAATTCAATCCCGACTTTATAATCTGGACAATAAATATCTATTTCATAAGGCGGAATTATTTGTCTGGTGTGTTCTGTTTTAATACCGAGAGATTCTATAAATAATCTTACTTCCTGCTCTGGTGCAGAACTCATAGGATCTATTAAATCTCTGCAATTATAAAAAGCAATATATTGTTCTATTGTGGAAAGACCATATCCAAGCATTTCTGCTATTTGAACCGTCGTATGAATATCTTTATCTTTTACAAATTTTTCAAAACTATCTTTAGAAGAAACAATGTTATTAACTTCTTCTATCGTCAATCCAATACTTGATTTATTGGGAGATCTTCTTAAATTAGATAATCTCATTTTTTCTTGAATTTTTTCGTTTTGAGTTGGATTGACACACCCATATTTTTTCAGATTGGTTTGCTTTCTTTTGTTAATTATTTCTTCTCTTGAAGTTAATTTTCCAAAATTACTCTCACCATATTTTTCTGAAATTGTTTTGTTTGTATTAAAAATACGATTTTCGTCTGTTTTTTCAATGCTATTTTCACGACAAATTCTTTTAAATACTGCAAGGGACAAACCAAGACATTCGCAAACTTCTTTTCTTGTTTTATTTTCATCAATATATAACTGTTTTAATTCATTTACTCTGTCAAATTTATATGTCTTCGACTTTCCGATATTTTGATTATGAAGTTTTCTATCCTTCTTCCAACCATTATCAGAGCAAATCTTTTTCAATTTGCTTTCCGAAATACCAAAAACCGAAGCCGTTTCTTGACGAGAATGATTTTCAACAATATAATATTGATATATTTTTTCATTATCAATGTTCTGCATAATAACCTCCACAAAGGCAAATGTTTCAAGGTGGTAATCTATATGTTGTGGCATACAGAAAGGATGGCCGTCCCTGTCCCACCAAGAACATCTATATTATATCATATTATTTTTGTATTGTCAAGCAATTTTAAGCTTACTCAAGTGTGATCGTACCGAATTTCGAACCAACAACAGCGTCAACACCAACGTGCTCCTGAATACGAATCTTGTACTGTCTGTCTGTGCACTCTTCTGGAATAGCTTCAACAACGGAGCTCGTACCTTCGAATACAACTTTAACAGGCTTGTATGCGCCACGAGCAATGAAGTAAATCTTGTTCGTAGGAAGCAAAAGCTGTGCTGTTGTGTTCACAGTACCAGGAACCATAGCCTGATCGATAGCGATAAGTTCGGTAGCAAGATAACGATTAAGCTTACCTTCCTTAACGATTTCGCTGCCAAGACCATACTGAAGACCAACAGTTGAAGGGATTACTTTGTTAAGAGCTGCAAGAGTACCAAGCGCAACAACAGGCATACCACCGTTCGCCGCAGATACTCTATCAACAATGTTCGTCCAGTTGGTTGTATCAATACCAGCTGCCTGATAAGCCGCACCGATCTGATTCGTAGCAGCAGTAAGAGCCTTCACGATCTTCAACTGGATGTAGCTCTGGAAGGACATCGTGTAACGACGGCCGAAATCACCCCAATCGAACACGCCAGCAGCAACGGGATACCAATCAATAGCGGCCGCAACTTCTGTAACTTTGCAGTTTACAGTAAATTCATTGTTATAAATGGGCTGAAGAACGCCACGGTTTACACCTTCGGCAACTTCATTTACCTGATAAAGCTCGTTTGATGTAACTTCGAATTTCGCTGTCTCGCCCCAACCAACCTGACGGATTTCCGCGAAGAACTGGTTGTAAAGTTTTGACGTAACAGAAGGAAGTGCGGAGTTAATATATTCGGAAATAACAACGTTGTAGTTATCACGAACTTCTGCATTTCTCGTAACGCGAGGATCTGTGAAAATTTCAACGCCCTTTTCTTCGAACATAGATTCGAAACGAGTGCCGCTTACAGCGTACTTTGCAATTGCAGCGTTGAGGATTTTGTTTCTTTCTTTGTAGTCAGCAGACTGACCTTCGATGTTTTCGTTGAACAACGCAAGGCACTCATCGATAATTTCGTTGAAATCTGCATCTTTACGATTATAATTAAACATAGTCATCATAATAGTTTACCTCCTTAAATTATTTTACTTCGCAGAGGTAAAGCTGTTCATAACCATCATCTTCCGCATAAGCCGACTGACCAACGGTAAGACCTTTGGAAGCAAGCACTTTGAGCTTAAGACCACCTGCAGGAGCTTCCTGGATGGGGGTAAGCAATGTGTCATTAGCTGTCGTACCAGCAAACTTACCAACAGTGGGAGCCTTTGTAAACAAACCTCTACCCAGCCACATTCTATCACCTTTCATAAGTCTACGGCAACGAACCGCAATACCTTCACCAGCTTCAAGATCAACAAGTTTGTTACCAATCTTCATAATGTTGCCCTGAACTGTCGCTTCGTTAACACCACCAAGGTCAACGATAACAACGTCATCTGTAACAGCAGTGGGTTTAGTAGCCTTGTAGACGTTGTAGTCAGGCGTACCATACGCATCATTTGTGTCAAGATCGCCAAGAACAACGAGCGCACCGTCGTGGATTTTCGCATACGCATCGTTGGCATAGAATTTAGCACTTACGCAATAGCTCTGAACATCTTCAGAAGCCATTTCAGCACAAGCAAAAACTTTAATAGCCATAATTTCTTTCTCCTTATAAAATATATTTTATAATATTTTCACGCGTAGCTTATCCACGCATAGAAAACAAATTTTAAAAAACGATTATAATTTATAACCGCTTTATGTTTTAACAATTATTCTTTAATACCTGCATATTTAGCAAGTCTTTCTGATCTCGTCTTTTCTCTCTTCGGTTCAACCGTTGTTTCAAAAGGCGAGTAAACGGGCATTGCATAACATCCCTCTTTCTTTTCTTCTTTCTGTCCCATTGGAGCTGCTTTAAACATAGCGTATCCAACAGCGCGGGCAATTTCTTCTTTCGAAGCATATTCGCCCTTGGAAGCTTTCATTTTAATTTCTTCTTTATCTTCGTCAATAAGCATTTTACCGGCCATCATTTCTTCTGCGGCGGCAACCATCTCTTTGCAGAAAATTTCAAAAAGTTTTCCTTCGGCGGTGCTCAATCGAGATTTAATATCTTCATAATCTTTGCAACCTTCGAGTTTTTCTCTGCACTCGCAAAGTTCTTTCTCGTAAGCTTCGCATTTTTCTTGTAATTTACAAAGATTTTCCTCATAAGAAGCGCATTTTTCTTTTAGTGCACAAATTTCTTCTTCGCTCATTTTGCACTCTTCTGCTGGTTTATTTTCTGGATTACAATCATCGTCGTGATCATCATCATCGTCATCGTGATGATCGTCATCATTATGGTTATCGTCGTGATCATCATCATCGTGATCATCGTCATCAGCAGAACATTTACCGTCTTCAGAAATAACGCTGCATTGCTCTTTTCCTTCTTTTGGTTTATCCATTTCAGGATCTTCTGAACATTTTTGCGTTTCATCTTCTTCGGCGGGTTTTTGATCTTCATAATCATCACAGAAATCTTCGCAAGCATAAGATTCTTCTTCATCTTCGTTCAAACCGAGATGTTCATAAATCTTTTTAAGTTTTGACAATATTTCTGTTTCGTTATTTTTTTCGGCATAAGCTTTAGCAGAACCAAGACCGCCGCGATTATAAACAGCTTCATCGCCATTAATTTCCATTACTGGATATTTTAACTTTGAAACTTCACCGTCTTCCCAGCCTTCACGAAGATCAAGAAAGATATCATCGGCGATTTCTTTAAAGTTTTCTGCTTCAACAACTTTTTTTCTCAAAGCCGTCTTATCTACCGAACCCCAGTCTTTATCAGACATAGCTTCTTTGGATTTATTAACTTTAATAGAACCCATTTCCATTTTTACCTCCTTGTCTTCATTATAATATTGATTATCATCTGCTATATCAATTTGTTGATATGCAAATGTCAACATTTTCTTTTGTTCATTAAAAGATTCATTTTCTTCTAAATCTTCTAATATTGAAAGGTGAGCATCTGGAATAGCCTCTATCACTTTTCGCCCATTTTTTGTGCCAAGAATTGTTACGCCATTAAGGACAAACTCGTTAATTTGCAACACACCTTTCTCATCTTCTTCCGAATTTTTGATTGTGATTTCGACAGAAACCTTCTTTGTTCTGTCTTTTAATAATTTTCGTACTTGTTTATAGCAATATTGAACCCATAAAATACATCTGAATTTAATCCAATTTAATCCGTCTTTTTCAACGAGCTCAACAGGATCGCTTTCTCTAATTACACCAAGAATTCGTTCACCACTTTCAACGTTCCAAAATTGTTTATGTAATTCGTTATCGTAATCTATTTTTCCAGCATGGTCAACAAAGTCATCTTTTTGAAAAAGGCCAACGATTGGCTTATTTTTAAAAGTCGATAACGCATTTTCCATACTTTCTTTTGTAAAGTGACTATTATTTCTGTTCGGGTTAATATCTGAAATAGCCCAAACTTCAAGTTCTAAGAACTCTTTATTTAATATATCCCTGTATTTGAGCTGTTTGGAGTTCAGCTCAAATTTCATCGTTTTAATTTCGTTTTCCATCAGCCTAACCTCCTAAATGCCCTAATAACGCACCTGTAATTCTTAAAGATTTTCTATTTAAAATTTCTTTTACTTTATTCAAATCATCGCAGTTAGTCGTAATAAATTCAGCAACAATAAATCCAACCATTAAACCAGCTTCTGTTTTTAATGCCTAACACATTATTTGCTTTGCGTTATGAGATTTAAATAATTGATAAGAAGCACCGTCTTCTTCTTTGATATCATTCAAATCCATAATACAATAAAAATTACGTTTAGCAAGATTTTTAAATAAAATTGAGAACATTGTTCTAGGTATGTTTTGGAAATCACCCATAACGGGAGAAGTCCAACTATTATCTTGTTCGTTGGTAATTGACATTTTTTGAAAACCCCTTCCTAAAATATCAGTACCACCATTATGATAAGAAAAGAATAAAGCTCTATCTGCTTTAGTTTCTCTTATAATACAAGCAAGCTATTGATCTATATATTCATTTATAGCATGATTACTTTCTTCGTCTTGCACTGTATGAATTGCCGTCTTTTTCACCTCTTCAACAATTTCTCTTAATTCACTTTTAAAACTATCTCCAAAATCTTTCATTCCTTCTTTTACAGCTAACTACATAATCTGTAAATTATTTTGAGCATTTTCTTCATTATTTTTTTCTGCGTTTTTCTTACTAAGACACAAAAACACTATAATAAGAACAGCCATCATGACAGGGTATATGCCATATTGTATAATTAAATTAATCGTCTCTGCCATAATGTACTTTCCCCACTTTACTTTTTAATTTCTATAAAAGTAGTGAAGGTTTCCATTCTCGCATCAAACGATTTATAATTACCCTCGTATCTCTTAGCCATTTCAGCCCAGACATCTGCTTGTTTTCTATAAGGAACAAATCCAAGTAAAAACTCTTCCAATTTAATCTTTACTTCATAATCCTCATTAAACTCTGCAACTTCGATTGTGTCTATGATATCTTGTTTATACGCCTCGCACATTAAAAGGTTATCTGCAAAAATAGCAGCTAAGTCGCCTTCATAATCTTTGTCGTATCCGTTTATTTGCTTTCTAATCGGTCTTGAATCTAACCTAATCATTAAATCTGAAAGCTAATCAGCAAAAACAGGAAACTCGTGTGCAAAACTATGATGAAAAATATCGGCGGTAACTGGATATCTTGCATAATCAATATTATAAGCAAAATTATCTGTTTGAGCATTACAATCAAAAGATTTCCCAAGCAAATAGTTCATTTTGTCATAAGTCTCTTTAGACATCTGCATAATCATCAATACCTCCTTCTTTGAATTTAATATATTTATTATTTTCTTTTATAAATTTGAAACCCTTACCACAAATCGGACAGAATCCGAAATATATTCTCGGCGTGGTCATTGTCGCAAATTCATTTTCAATTTGAATAGAGGTAGTTTTTGAATTAATTTTATGATTACATTCCATAATAATTAAACCTCCATATATTTTTCAGCGCATTCTTCACACAAAATTCCATCAGAATCATTACCGCAAATTACGCACTTACCCTTCTCCAATGACATTTTCACATAATCTCTCATATCACCAGTGTTTGTTCCTTGATCGATTGATTTTGCCGTATTGTCATTGTCAATTTCTGATTCTGTTTTAGAAGGTCTCCCGACCTTTTCTTTTGTCGAAGAATTATCGTTCTCTTTTGTGTCTACTCTGGTTTGTTGCGTTACTGTAACAAAATCACTATAAATATTTAACGATTTAATATATGCGTCAGTTGCCTTTACTTCGTGTAAATCCATATCGAACGCCGAAGCAATACGCGGCATTAAGAAAGTAGCACCGCCTTGCCACATCTCTTTCATGCGTGCTACATCGTCCCCGAATGTGAATACGCCACCCCAAAGATGTAATTTCCATTCATATTTACAACCAATAAAATGGTTTATAATATAATTTAATACAGATTCAAACTGTCTTGTAACATAATCCTCCTGTGCCTCTTCAAGGTATTGTGCAGCTTTAACTTGCGCCACAGAAGGTTTATCTGTTGCAGCAATCAAACCACCCATTCCAGCCATTGTAATTACGTTCTGCGTAGCTTTTGTAACAAGATCTGAACTGTTTGGCTGCGAAGGTAAACTTTGTAATTTGATATTTTTTAAAGGCAAACCAAGTGCTTCTACATTTGTTGATGTAATAGCATTAAAGTTGTTTACTGCACCAGTAATTTCTTCAATGCCGAAAATACTCTGGTTTGCACCGGGACGAGCATCTGCAATTGGCTCAATTTCACCAGTGAGTAACGCCGTTAAAGGAGTGCTTGCAATCAAACCAGCCAAAGTTGCATAGTCTGAAAGCTCTCTTAATTGACCTAAAAGTCCAGTTGTATCTGGAATCTTCCAAGGGTGGGAAGCATCTGACGAAAATACATAACAAACTTCTTGCGGTAATTGAACCCAAAACATATAATCTGTTTTACGCCCCATACGAACAATTTGTTTGATACCGTTTGCATTATTATAATCGTAAAATTCTTCTGAGTTTAAAGAATATCTCACCACATTTCCATTTGGTCCAAACTCACTCGGAGAAATAACCCCTTTATTGATCATATCATCGAAAATATCTCTTATATAAGGAGGGTAGTAATCTAACGAGAAGACGGGGTTTAAAAATAATAACATATTTAAGCTTACCAAATATGTCTTTTCTCCAATCCCAGTAATCTTAATAAAATTATCTGGAAGTTTTTGCCAAGTGCAATAATTTACTTCCCCTTTTTCGTAATCAACGCTATTTCTAAGAAGATAAGCCGCTTTACCAGCGCGTTTAACTTCCAAAGCTGTTGTTTTTAATGTTTTTACGATATCAAACGTTTGAACCCATTTTCTTACATATTTATCTTCTTTTTTAAAATCTTTTGAGTTATAATCTTTTGCTTCTAAATATTCTGGTGTAATATAATGCTTATAAAGAGGAACGTCTGCTGACATTCTAATCATCTTATAATAAAGATATTGATTAAAAGATTCCTGCCACGATTGTCCCTGTAAAGCATTTTCACTGCCATCTGGATTCGATATCGCTTTATATAAATCTTCTTTACTAAGTTGTTTTCCTTGTGCAGTTAATGTCTGTCTGAGTCTGTCTTCTTGTAAAAACGGATTATATTTATTCCAATCTACAATGCTTCCTTGCACGCCTTCTTTTGCATAATAACCATAAACTTTTTGATAAACAGAAGTTAAATCTCTGCGCAAATCTTCGACAGTAACAAAATTATCACCACTATCTTCCATACGCAGCTTCTTTTCTTCTTCGTTTACAACAGGTGTAGCCTGTACTTTCTTAGGTCTTCCGACTTTCTTCTTCTCCGTATTATTGGAACTCGCCATATACAGACCTCCCTTTTTATTATATTAATTTGAATAGGTATTTTGGATTTGGACCAAAACCGTTTTGTGCTACTTACACCAATACCTAATACAGAGGGAATTTATCCCTCTTTTTGTTCGCAAGCAACTCTCTGTTTTATAAGATCTTTTGCTTTTTGAATATTTTTTTGCATATCCACCAATTCTTGTTGGTGTTCTGATTCGAATTTTTTTAAACAACTTTCCGTATATTGTTCGTGAAACCAAGCGGAAACAAAATCGTTTCTGCATTCAACATCTTTTAAAGATAATTCTTTACAGTATACATCTGTTATTCCAATTCGTTTTAATTTCGACAAAAGTTTCTTTTTATCGATACTTTCGTCATTTGACCATATATATAAATTGCTATTATCTGCAATCATATTGTCGATAAATTTAATCTTCATTATTTCGCTTAACTTTACATTACTTAAATCCAGAAATAATTCAAAACACATCTTAATTAATATCTCCTCGCAAAAGGATTTCTTGCACCCAAAAATGGATTAACTTTTTTCTTATATGCTTTACTGACTTGTCCTGGTGCGTGTTTATATAAAGCAGACATATCTTGCTTTGCATCATTGCCGCCGAGAGCGTCTTTTCTACGTAATTGTGATAATAAATAACAGAAAGCTGCGAAACAATACGCCCTATCATCGTGCATACGACGTTCTTTTTCGCTTGATAATCCATAACGGATATTTCCTGCTTCCGTCTTCGTTCTTTTAATCGACAAGACTTCTTCTTTCAAAAGATCAATTTCAACCAACGCTCTTCTTTCCTCTTTTGTTAAGTCAACCTCTTGCCCGTTTATAGTAAAGTTTTTAGAACCGAACGAATCTGTATAAGGGAACTTAACTAAATCCTGTTCGCACATTGTTGTTACCGCACTGTAAAACTCATTTTTATATTTTGTTGCAGTATACAAATGTAAAACATCTCTTACGGCGAGCGGGAATTTATTTTGTTCCAAAGCAGATTTCTCATCTTCTAGGTCAATTAAACCAAAGTGTCTAATTCCATATTCATCGACGAAATTCTGCATAAGAATATCCGAATATATATGTCCGCCCCCACCAGAACCAGGATCTATAAATATTGTTAAATTCTTATACTCTGGTGCATTTCCATTATAATCAATAATCAGTTTCTTTAAACGCTCGACTTGTTCAACTGCTGTCAAAATTTTCTTTTCTCCGTTATTTAAAGATTCAATAAGATTGATACAATTTACTATTCTTCCAGTCCAACCAACTCCGTCTTTTTTCGTAAGTTCTCCAATTAAAATAATTGAGTTATCTGACATCAAAGCAGGGTCGAAACACAGAGCATATATTCTGTCTCCTGGCGTAACTGTGTTGTCGTTGGCAAAAACGGGAAGATACTCTTCTTCGTTTCTCATAATAATAGTTCTATTGATAACAGCATCGTTACCACCAGTAGTATCAAATATATTATAATATTCTCTCAATGCTTTATATTCGTTTACGCGCATAGCGTCATCAACGACTTGTTGATTTAACAGTGGAGCATACGGCTTACCGCCTTTTGTAGGGTGTAACGGAATTTCACAATTTATATCTGCGACAAACCAAGTGTTATCACCCATCATCATTCTCTTCGCGCCTTCTTTATAAATCTCCCATAAATACGAAGAAGTATCTTCCGCAGAAGACATATAAAGAAGTTGTGTCGGAATCATTTTTGGAATAACGTTTAAATCAATTTTTTCACCAGTTTTAAAGTTAGTATCTTGCGTTGCAAACGGTTCTGTTAAACCATAATATTCAGCAGAAATTTTACCAGCTTCATCATACACGCTCAAATGGCTTCGCATACCAACGGTTGTTTCTGGTTTACCAGCCAACGTTGTAATATGAGAACCATTATAAAGTTTCACTTCATGGTTTGATTTTTGGTGTGTGAAACCATCGGAATTTGCTTGTAATTTTACGGTTTCATTCATAAAAACATCACTTGAACCAATAAGTGAAGGTATATTCTTTTTGGCAATATCTTCCAATTTTTTAAATGTTGTCTGTGCCTGATTTGCACTCAAAGACATAAACCAACATTCAAAAGAAGGGAACAACAACGCTTTTGTCATAGTATATAATGCACCCATCATGGACTTACCCGCGTTACGAGAACATACCCATATCGCACGCTATTTAGTCCAAGAGTTCATTATAATATATTTTTGATAATCCAAAAGTGGAACTTTAAAAATCTCTTCTATAAACCACACTGGGTTTCTTCTTCCATATTGAATTACTTTATTATATTTTTCAAAAATTTCAGCACGACGAGTAGTTACTTCTATTTCGGTAGAATTCTTATATACACTTATCATTATACAACTGGTATCCTTCTATCTAATTCTTCTTTAACAGCTCTATCTATTTGTTCTTCATTTAAACCTTTATCTTTCAAATCTTTTTTATACTCGTCTAATAATTCAGATTTTAAATGTTTTTCACGAAGTAGTCTTAATTCTTCGGCTTGTTTTTCCATCGTTTCTCTCATTCGATTAATCATTATCGATTGATCTTTTATCATAACAGCTTTGTCAGAATCACTCAGTGCAACTTGTTTCGCCATTGATGAAGAACTTATATCCGCGACCTGTTTCATTGCCGCTGCCGTGTCTATATCAAATTTATTAACAGCACCCCTATCATATCCTTTCTCGTTCATTTCTTTTATAATATAACCAAGTGAACCAGAACCTCTTGATTTTGCAGTGGCGTATTTTTCGGCAAATCCATGGTCTTTCGAGAATTGAGTTACCAAGCTTGTTTCTTTTTGTTTGGTTTCAGACAATTCTTTAATCTCTTTCGTATGTTCGAGCATCGTATCTTTATCTGTTTGTAATTCTTGCAAAGCCTTACTAATTTTATCGATACGATGGAACGAACGAACAATTTCTATTGCCGCCTTTTGACGAACCATATCGTCCGCCATTGAATCGTCAATCATTGTTACAAGGTCGTTTTGTAATTTAACTCTATCCAATAATTCTTCGTCTTCAAATGGATCACAGTGAAAGACTGACAAAATTGTAATTCTATTGTTTTTATCTTCGTCAGACATTAAATCTTCAACACTGTGTTGATTATGATATTTTACAACTTCCTCAAACATAATATTATCAGAATCATAAAATGTCTTATCGGAAAGTATCAAATCTTCGCGAACTGCTTTATTGTAAAGCAAACCCCAGTGATAAGATTTTGGAACTGGGGTATTATCGTCATATTTATGTTCTTCTTCTATAACCCTGTGGGCAAGCTTATCGTCGTAATAATAACCTGTATACATACACATACGATATAAAGCTTTATATTTATTTCCATGCGCCTCTTCGGTATATTGATCTATTAATTTTGCAAAACAATTTTCGCAAAACACAAAGTGTTTTTTGCCATTTTTATCCATCAAACCCCAGCCGCTTTTTGGATGAACGATGGGATAAGATGAGATTTTTCGTATTGCCCCGCACCCAAAACAACCACCTTGTTGTCTTACGGTGTTAAAATTCCCAAGAGGAGGGTATTTTTCAGAAGACAAACCATCTTCATCATCGCCAGCAGCATCATACTTTTTGTCTACTGGTGTTTTTTTAAAAATCATCTTCTATCCACCTTTTAATCTATTAAAATTATAACCCCTCATAAAGAGGGGTTATTTGAGGTTATTAGCCTAAATTTATATCATACAAACATTTAACAATTCTGTCTGCGTTTGTAAGGAATACAACTTGTTCTGGAGAACCAGAAATACGCATATTGATACAATGGTCATCAACGCCTTCAAAACTGCCGTTTTGTATAATTTTTACATTATCGATGGTATTATACGCGTTATGATGCCTATGTCCCATAATTATACCGTCAGGTTTTCTTCCCAACATCATTGTAAGTCGTGAGGCAACGCCCTTTTCCGAGTCTTTATCTCCGTGGGTTATATAGAATAATCTTCCCGCGCGTGTTATAATACTATCTATAGTAGAATCAATCGAACAGTCTTCATACACTTTTACATTTGGTCTGTTCATAAACATAACATTCAAATAAAAAGGAATTAAATCGTCGAGTTCTTCGCCCTTTAAGTGATCTTGTTTGTTCGGAGAAATTCTTGAGTGATTTCCTGAAACACTGTTTACCTGAATTCTTTCAAACAAATTAGAATCATCGAGTGCTTTAATAAAATCGCCAATAAGTAAAGAAGCAATTTTCACTTGCCTAATAACGTCTTCATTGTTTTGCAAGCGCATATTAACATGAATTAAACCACTAATATTATCGCCACCAAGTGCAATATAGCAATTTTTACACTTGTGCAATTTTTGAATTTTTAATATTTCAACCAAATATCTATCGAGTCTTTGCTTTAAAATATCAGTATTAAATTTGTTCCAATAATTATCGCATACCATTCCAGTATGTAAATCACTCAAACAAACAACCATATCGTCATCATATGTTTCTTCTGGAAGAATATAAGTACCACTATCGTATGGTTTAACTTCTTCTTGAATTACTCGACGGACCAAATCAACAAAAGATTCTTTACGCGCCTCCTCTCGAATAATCCGCATATAATCAATACGCTCGTCGCGCATTTTGATTTTTGCTTTTTCAAATTCCCGAAGCTTAACAGTAATTTCTTCTTGCGATAAAGAAGAATTATCGCTTTCCTCTTTCGCGATTTCATAACCCTTATTCATTCCTTCGCAAAAACGCTTATAATCAGTGCGATACTTTTTTTCAGAATAACTTCTATCCGTTTCTTCATTAATTATATCAGCAACTTCCTGCCAAGTTAAATTCTCGTCTTCGCGCATCGAACAAATACGAATTGTGTATTCATCTGTATTCTCGCCGTCTAACATTTTAAATTTTTCTTCAATCATTACTTTTATCTCCTTTTAATCTCAATCCACCAGACGGCGGAAACCATTTATGAATGGAGCTTCCACTCGGACTTGAACCGAGAACCCTTTGATTACAAATCAAATGCTCTACCAATTGAGCCATGAAAGCAAATCGACTCCGCGTGGTCCGCTCATCTTATACGCGTGCGGAGTTCTGTTATTTTGAAAGAAACGTTTTATTCACATTTTGTGTTTTCTATTTCTTTACTCATAAAGGAGAGGGGAAATGGTGCTTTCCAATACGCCAAGCATCTCTTAATTTATTATTATAATTGTTTCTATATTTATTATAGCACTTTCCGCATAAACACGTTTGTGATCTGGAACTCGGCCGGAACTCACTTCCACAATTCTCACAAGTTTTAATAATAGGAAAAAGATAATCTAATTCTTTTACTTGATAGCCGTTCCATATATTGCAAACAACATCACCGTTCTTAAATTCGTGAATATTGAAATATCTGCTCGTTTCCCAGCAACCTTCAATATCGTCCCATTCCTTTATTTCAACCATTTCGAATATCTCGTTTTTAATCGCTTCTTGCGTCATTGAATAAGAAAGGCTTTCGGTAATGTCTTTCGTTTTCTTTCCGATATATTTCGCGAAAAGACCGAGATTGATTTCGTTTAATCTGAAATTGTTTGTCATTTTCGCATAAACCAAAATCAATAACAATAATTGCTTCTGCCAAGTTGCTTTGACATCACATTTATTTATTCTGTCAATTTCTTCCTGATAAATCGTTGCAATATTTTGTTTATTTAGACGAACAGTTGAAGCGGAAGTTTTCCATTTATTCCAAAAGACACCAAGATATTCGCCTTCAGAAGATTTTTCGTGTGCTGTTTCATAAATCGGAAGCCAAATCTTATATGCTTCGTCTTTATCTTTTCCCTTCTTCTTTCTCAAATAATATAAGAGCCAGGCGTCCTATTTATTTGTACTTAATTCGGGAATGTAAGATTTATTATTCAGCATATATTTAATTGCTTCTAACTTATTCACAATCTCCATAAACCAACCTCCTCATTCGTTCTTTGAAAGTATCGTCGAAGCAACTCCACGAAACTTCCTTTCCAACAACTCCATTATCAATATGAAAAGTTTGTGTTGGTTTTTTACTTCCACTTACACGAAGTTGAATTCCATATTTTAAAACTGGTGGCAAATCTTCACATTTTAGCTTTTCAATGCCCGATAATTCACGCAATTTATCTATATCATAACTATCCCAACCACTCTCGTGCATATTCAATTTATGGAGCGCATAGAATGAATAAAAGAGTGCTTTCATATCTTTATTTTCAATTGTTTTTATAAAATCGTCTTCTTCTTTATAAAACTTTATCAATTTATGTTCTTGATTTTCAATATTTACATAATTATCGTAAAGTTTATTTAAAATCTTTACTTTATAATCTCCATCTGGTAACGAAGGTAAAGATTTTTCAAATTCTTCTTTATAATTTGTAAAGATTTCTTCAAAGTTTTCACCCTCATGTTTTTCGAATATATTATATACATCTAAAATTTCTTTTTCCATTTTTTTATCTTTCATAAAGAAAACCTCCTTTATTCATAATACATTATAACATATTATTAAATATTTGTCAAGTTAATTCAAATGATTTTAAAAAAATATTTAAAAAATTTTCTAAAAATAGCACAAAATCACTTGACTTATTTTTAAATATATGTTATAATCAACACAAACTAAATAGGTCCACGTTGACCAAGGGTAGCAAAAATGTTTATCTTCCCTTTCACAAGTATCGGTTTGCTGATATAAGTCCCGAATACAAAACTAATTGGTGTTGCGAGCCTGACAAGAGATATTCGCTCGGCTAATGAATAATTGCCGTTAGAGGACCGTGGTTCCCAAACTATACCTCAAATAAAAAAGACGGGAGGAGGAATTACTTAAAACCTAAGTAATGTGTCTGTGAAAAGATAATCGTGATTATAATAATTTAAATTATAATCTATATTATGGGCAGAATGTAATGAATGACTATCTTATTTTCATATTTCTAATTTTAATTCTATTTTTTGTTTTTGGATTTGGAAATATGAACTTCGAAAATTTTTCGAAGGAATTATTGGGTGGGTTTTTCTTTGGGTGGGAAATCTAAAATAAATTAAAAAGAATATTATATAATTATATATAAATAATATAATATAAGATATATAATAATAATTATAATATATATAATAATTATAAAAACGCGCGCACGCATACGTATATACATGCGTCAATAAATAAAAATAAAATAATTGTGAAAATATTTTACAATATACGTCGAAAATAGTTGACAAATTCTGTAAAATGTGATATAATAACATTGTGGTTAAGATGAAGCCACAGAAATTAAAATAAAGGAGAAAATGAGATGGTAACTCTATATGTTGATGCAGATGATACAATCTTAGATTCATCTAAAGCTGTAATTGAAATACTCAACGAAAAATACAATCTTTCTCCTGCAAAAACTATTTTGGATTTAGAAGATTGGAATTACCATTCCATTTGCGATGAAGTAACAGCAGCAGAAGTTACAGAAATTTATAACTCCAAAGATTTTTTTGACAGAGTAAAGATAAAAAAAGGATTCGAAAATTTTTGGAGAAAGCATAAAGATAAATTTTCTTTAAAAATTGTAACAAAAGGAACTTCTGAAAATCTTCGGAGGAAAGAAGAATATTTTGCAAAATATCTTCCAGAGGCTGAGGTTGTTGGAGTTGGATTCAGCACGGATACGCTTTCTGATTTTGGCAAAGGTCATATTGATATGACTGGTGGAATTCAGATTGACGATAGAACAGATTCTTTAAATACAAACGCACCGATTAAAATTCTGATTACGCACGGGATGCAACTCCCTTGGAATCAATATCTTGGTGAATACGATAAAGAAAGCGTATACATTTTAGAAAACTGGGATTTAATTGAAGAAAGTTTACTTTTCTTTTATGAACATCCAGAATTTATAAATTAAGGAGAGCCTTATATAGTGAAAAAGGTTATTTTAATCTCTGGTAAAGGGCGGCACGGTAAAGATAGTACCGCAGAAGCTCTTAGAAGAAGATACGAAGAAGAAGGAAAACACGTTTTGATTTATCATTTCGCCGATCCTCTAAAAATGATTTGCGAAAACGCTTATCATTGGACACGAGGCGATAAAGGTCCTGTCGGAAGAACAATTCTTCAACACACAGGAGATATTTACAGAAGCAACAAATCTGATTGTTGGGTAAAAATCGCAAAAGAATTTGTTCTTAGTTGTCCAGAAGAAGTAGTAATCATTCCAGACTGTAGATATCCAAATGAGACAAACGTTGCAGATAAGAAAGAAATTATTACATTGTTTGTTAATAGACCAATCGAAAACGATTTAACAGAAGAACAAAGAAAACATTCTTCTGAAAACGCAATGAACGATTATGATTTTGATTTTTATATCGAAAACGACGGTACGCTCGAAGATCTCGAAGATTTAAGTTTCAAATTATACGAATTGATTGAACAAAGATATAAAGAAAGGGGCGTGTAATGGCTCGCGAACAAGTTTTGTATCAAATTATAAAGTTATCTTCAAAGTTTATTTGTGAAAATAATCTCGATATACCATCATACGATGCTAGACAGGCTGCTTTGGACGGAAACCTTGTTTCTCTTGGTGATAACATTGCTTTTCAACAAGCTCGTTTTATTAATGGCGATAATCGAAATCATCATGAGATATTTAAAGAAATAGAATTTCTTCGTGGTTCGATGAGACGTGCAAAAAAAGAAGGCCGAGCAAAAGATGCAAGAATATTCTGGTATGCAATTTTAAATAAGTTATTTGTTAAAGATTTTGTTCTTGTTACCGTAAATAAAAAATCAGAATATAGACGGCTTGCAAAAGCAGGGTTTTATTTAAACGGTGTAAGGTATGTTCGTTTTAGTGCCAGCGCGGGACAAATCCGACACAATACGGTACAATTCTGTTCAGAGTGCATTTACGAAGAATTATTTACTCGTTTGATGTGCGATTTAAATAATCGCCTCGAAGAAACAAATATTGCCAAACTGTCTGCATACTTCTCTCTTTCAACGTCTTCGATCATGTGGGTTTCGAAACCACGTGTTTGTATAATCAAAGATTTTGAAACAACACTAAAAGATCAAAAAATCGATTGGATTATAAACACAGAAGATGGGAAAAAGGCAGTCGAAGAAAGGATTCAAAATGTAACAATGAACAGCTGTGACGGACAGGGACTTATTTCTCCAGAAATGGCAATGAAATGGTCTGAGGAAATGGGACTTGATTATATTGCCAGTTCGTACGTTGTTCGTTCCGTGTTCATTAAAGGAAATCTTGTTCCGTTTGATTTTAAAGCGTATGCAGCAGAACACAATATATCTATTATTTATGATAGATGGGGAATACCGCATAAAATAGAAGACATAGATTGTTTGATTTCAGAAAGTCAATTTAAGGAATACAAAGCTTATTCAAGTTGGGAAGATTTCGATTCGTATGCCACTAAATATAATATTGGCTGGGGTGTATCTCGATACAACAAAAAATATGATGACGAATGGGTTCTTGCAAATTATCAATATATTCAAGTTTTAAATATAAAAGAACAAGATGTTAAAGAATTAATTCAGCCGACAATTGATTGGCTTCAGAAAGTTTGTAGCGGAGACGATTTATACGCTATGTTATATTCGCTCGGCGGGTTCAATCAAGATATGGAAATTGAATATTCTGACGTATACACAAGAGCGCAAAATCTTGCTATGAAAGCGGTTGTAAAAAATCCAGAATTTTTAAAAGATTCTTATGTTCAAAGAAAAATTTACAAAAACATAGTTGAATCAATCAATAAATCAAAAATTGGAAAAATCTGGGTTAAAGGAAATTATTCGTTTATGATTTCCGATCCGATAGCGCAATGCCAAAGCGCGTTGGGGTTGTCACCCGTCGGAGTGTTACACGGTGAGCATTTTTATTCGAATTTCTGGAAAAATCGCGCAAATATTGGCGATGAAATAGTTCTTTGCCGCTCTCCGCTTCTCGACAAACACGAGATAAACCATTGTAAATTGTTTGATAACGAAGAAACAACTAAATGGTACAAATGGATTGAAAGCGGAATTGTTTATTCAATATATGATTTAAGTACTTTAAGACATTCTGACAGCGATTTTGACGGTGATATTTGTATGAGCACAAATAATCCGATATTCTTAAAGGGTTCAATGAAAGATTATACAAACCCTATCACATACGCAAAACAACCGGCACCCTCTCATAAAATATGTCATAGAAACTTCGTAGAAACAGATATTCGTGGGTTTGGTACAAAGGTTGGAACTTACAGCAATTATTCAACGATCATCGAAGCAATGTTACCGATGTTCCAGCGGCCAGAGCAACAAAGACAACGAGAAGAGCTTCTGCTTCGCATAAAACTCCTTCGAGAAATCAACGGCCAGGAAATCGACAGAATTAAAGGCGTTGAAGCCAAAGGTCCTCCAAAGGACGAATGGCTTAAAATCTGGGATGTTCTCGAAGATGATACAGAAGAAGAAAAAAAGAAAAAGCGGTATCATAATTCTCTCGTTATTTCAAAAAAGCCTTACTTTTTTAGATATTTATATCCCGAATTAAACAAGGCTTATAAAAAATATGAGAATAAATATAACGAAACATCAAAATGTATGTTTGGAATGAAACTCAAAAAGCTTCTTGTAAAAGAAAATAAAACAAAAGAAGAGAATGATTTTGTAAAAAAATATCATAAGTTTCTTCCTCTTATTAACACAAATTGCACGATGAATTTATTATGTCGTGATATCGAATCCATCGATTTTGATATTAAATATAATAAAAATTGCACAAGTATGCTTCCATATTACGATTTAAATTCTTATATCATAATTCCAGATATTCTTCAAAAGTTCCGTGATATGTATCGTAAATACTGCAATAAAAAAGCAATCACTCTTATCAACAATATTTATTCCGATGTTGACGATGAAGATTTTAAAGACATAAGATTCGGCTATCTCGACATCATCAAGGAAGAAATTCAAAATGATTTGATGGCACTTGAACTTACTACAATGGAAACGCTCACTTATATCAAAGCTTTATCACAATCATATACGAAATTCAATTGGGATTTTGCTTGGCAGATACTTGGAGATGACATACTCGACTGTATCGAACAAAAACAAACATACGTGCCAATCGAATGTGAAGACGGCGAAGAATTCCTTGGAAGAAAGTACAAACTTATGCCTATTTCAAAAGAGACGCAAAGTTTCTTAATAAATGAAGACGGAGAAATTATTTATGAATAATAAAATCTCCGAAGAAAATTAAAAAATATATTCAAAATTGCTTGACAATCCCTTATATTTATGATATAATATAAGGGACGAAAGTCAAGAGGGGTTTTCATGGCATATCAATATAATAATAAAAACAGACAATACAATAACTCAAATCAACAAAACCGTTATAATAAAAACGGAAATAACGGTTTCAAAAAATCTTATCAAAAATCACAAGAGCAACTCAACTACGAGCAATCGTTGCGCGACATGGGGGTTATTCCAAATTGCGATCTGACTGCGCGGCAGAGGTTTGACAGAGTTTTGTCAATGCTTGAAGGATTGGAATGTGAAATAGATTATATTGTAAATGTCAAGAAAACATGGTGGGAAAAATAATTTTATATGGCTAATTTTTTTAAAGATTACAGAGAAAAACAAAAGCAAAATTTAAAGAAATATAACGTTACACAGGAAGAAATCGAAACGATTATGAACAACATCAATCGTAACAAAGGCGAAGATCATTCCGATCATCCAGAATGGACGAAGAAAGATAAAACGGAAGACGTTTCGTTTATTTATGATACTGAATACGGGTGGGTTCCAAATGAACAATAAATACGATAAGAAAAATTTAAAAATTATTCAAAAGTCATCGACCGTAGTCGGAGGCTTCCTCGAAGACGAATTAAAAAGACAGGGTGAAACAATCGAGCTGATTGCTTCGGAGAATTTTTGCTCCGATGCAATTAAAGCGGCTTGCGGAAGCGCATTTACCAATAAATACGCCGAAGGTTATCCAACGCATAGATATTCTGGCAGGGAAATGAGATATTATGGCGGATGTGAAAATGTAGATAATCTTGAAGAATATTGTTGCAATATGTGGCGCAAAGTATTCAAAACAGATTACCATGTAAACGTACAGCCACACAGCGGTTCACAAGCCAACTTCGCGGCTTATATGTCTGTTTTAAATCCGCATGATAAAATACTTTCGATGTCTCTTGACAACGGCGCACATCTCACTCATGGGTCCTCTGTTAATTTCAGCGGAAAGCTTTATAATATGAGTTTTTATAATACCGATAAAGACGGTAGAATTGATTATAAAAATATTTACAATCATATTATTTCAGATCAGCCTAAACTGGTTCTCGCTGGAGCGAGTGCATATTCGAGAGAAATTGATTTTAAACAAATTAAACAAATGATTACCGAAGCAACAGATGTAATCAGAGAGCGAATAAATAAGGAATATCAGACTCCTTATTTTATGGTTGATATGGCTCATATTGCAGGACTTGTAGCCGCTGGCGTTCATCAATCACCTTTTGGTGTCGCAGATATTATTACAACGACCACGCACAAAACACTTCGTGGTCCGAGAGGTGGATTGATTTTCTGTAAAAAAGAACTCGCAAAAGCGGTTGACGGCGCGGTGTTCCCTAGCAGTCAAGGTGGTCCGCTCGAACACATTATAGCAGGAAAGGCTATTTGTGCAGAAGAGGCTTGCACAGAAGAATATAAAGATTATATCCGAAGAGTTGTTTTAAATTGTAAAGTTATGGCGGAAGAATTTAAAAAACTCGGTTACAAAGTTGTAACAGACGGGACCGATAATCATCTGTTTTTGATAGATTTACGCTACAACCATCCAGCGATTACAGGACTTCAAGTTCAGGAAGCGTGCGATAGAAATAATATCACGTTAAATAAGAATTGCGTTCCGAATGAAAGTAGAAGCCCGAAAGAGACGAGCGGTATAAGAATCGGAACAGCAGCAATGACAACAAAAGGGTATACGGCAAAAGACTTTATTGAAGTTGCGCACAAAATCGACAAAATCATTTGTGAGTTGGACGGTAAAAATAATGATTGATAGTCAGATTTTATTACCATAGAGTTTGAATTAAATAATATAGAAGGCTCGCACGAGATGTGCGGGCTTTTTTATTTACGCTCGTGTGCGGGAGGCACGAAAACAGGGTTGGGAAATTTCAAATTTTTTGGGATTTTTGGGAATTGTGAGGGTGGGATGAAAAATTTTGGGATTTTTGGGAAATTTGAGTTTTTTGGGTTTCAAAAGGGATGTAGATCACTACATATTCTTTTTAAAGTGAAATATATATTAAAAAATGTATATTACAGTTTGTATATACATTTCAGTATATATAAATACACTTTAAAGGAGGTATCACCTATGCTTAAGATGATGAATCTTATCTACATCAACGGTAGGTTAGCTTCCAACGAAGATCTCAAATCTTTGTTGGAAGACGAATGTCGTTATGGTGAACGTGCTCTTCGGACCGTTCATTATACGCATACCAACGTTCGAGTAATTAAATATTCAACTCGTTGGTGAATACACGTGGAAGCGATAACCACGTTAAAACACTTCTGTAATGCAGCCAAGGACGGTTCCAGCCCGTGTAAATGCAGAGGACAGGACGATACGAAGCTGTTGAGCGTATCCCCTTAGGTATAGGGTTGAGCCTCGTTTGTGTTGAAGCAAGCGTTAAGCATCTTCAACGGGACTTACATCTCGTTATGTAAGAAACACCGTCTCAAGTTGGTGTATGTTGAACTTGGGTATTCCCGTAAGACTAACCGAGAGGAAGAAAAAGAAAGTCGGTTTCGCGGAACAGTTGCATTTCCGTTCCAATACGTTGGGTGATACCTCGTATGAATTTCCTGCGCACGTTGCGATATAAAAAACGGTGCGTTTGCGAGCAGGAAACACGAGGGAAGTACCAACGTAAGTGGAGAAAACCAAGTTTGGTTGTCAGAGAACCAAACATTGGAAATATGTAACAGTGTTGTCTGCTGAAGGCAAAGCGGAATTTGCATCCGTACCGCTTAACAATACGGATGTTCCATCAAACAAATCGGTTGATTGCGATAAAGGGCAACGTACCTCGCACAACTAATGGAGGTTTGTTATGAATACTTATCAAGAGAAATTTGCCAACATGATAAACAGGGCAAACAGCAGAGAACTCGTTGAACAGTTGTACGATCAATGTTGTTCAAATTGCACATATAGATTTGTGTGCAAAGAACGAAATTGCGGCGTTACATGGGCAAAGGATATGTCCATTGAACACCTGAAAGAAAATGATAAGATGCTTGTTCATCTGCACATTGTCTTCCCCGAAGAGAAGCCTAAAGCTTCTCTGAAGCCGAAGACGGCTGAACAAAAGGCTGCGAAAGCCTGCGTACGCTTTCTCGATCGTGTGTACGATAAAACGGACGATGAGGAGTTGAAAGACCTCATCGATGATGTAACGGTACAGTTGTGTCTGAACGACACAACGGCGATTGATCGTTTGAAAAAGAACTACGAAGTCTTGTATTTCAAACTTGCAAGACTTTGGTGGAAATACGTCGAAGAAACGAAGGGAGTGAAATAAGATGCTTTGCATTTATGATTTTCATGAATTCAGTTATCTTTGCAAAAAGAAGTTGAATATCAGAACCGTTAAGGACTTGAACAAAGTCCTTAACGCAAGCAAAATCACAATAGAACAACTCTATTGTGTGTTAAATGGCGGATGGATAAACATCAACAAATAAAAAATCGGTTGACCTATCGACCACAAATAAACGGGGAAAGGAGTATATATGTTAAACGAACAATTACACAATGAACTCGCTGCTTTCTTAAAGGCAAACTATCATGAATTCGACGAAGAAAATAAGTGTTTCTTCGACGAAGCTTACGCCGATTATAACGATCGGATAAGCGACAAAGATCTTGGAGAAATTATTGATTCAGAAGATCCAGAACAAGCATTAGAAGAAATGCTTTGGAATTGCTATACGGATTGCGAATGGCAATATCGCAATGATATTGTATCGGAATTCCTCAAAACTCCAGAAGGTTCGAAATACGACTATGAAGAAGTCGATGACGAACTCGTGGAAATGTGGTATTTCAAAGTACCTGAAGATCATTACTTCGAACAGGAAGTCAATGTCGATATCGTCGTTGATACGGGCGATATGAATTACGATTATACGCTCAATGCGGTTTATCCGCATTACAACGGTCGTGAAGACGATGAAATCGACGATAAAGCATCACTCGTATGGCTTGCGAAAACACAAGGTTATACGAAAGAACAATTGCAAAATTACCTTACAAACGGTAAAGATAAACTTGATGTTAAAGGGTTTTTGGAAACCGTTTATCAGGAAGTTATCAATTGCTCAATGGGTTGCCCTGCGTTATTCATTCCGATCAAGATGACTGTGAGACAATTGTTGAAAATCAACAAGATTATCAACGCTCGCGACAAAAACGGTTATATTTACGATCCCGACAAACGAAAGGATTGTGGAACGCTTATAATCGATAAGAACGTCGATTGTGCTCTGTACGATTCTTGGGCAGGTGGCGGTGGTTGCTGGGGTATCGAACTTGAAAAGGATATTGAACTTCCGATTAAGTTTATTCATAAGGCAGTTCCCGATGGATGTCTCGATTACTCTATGAAAGAGTGTTACGGCGTGACTTCCGCTTGTTGGAAGGATGCGCTTAAAGAAATTAAAGATTAAAAATTATGCTGTCCTAACGGCAACACGGGGAAAGGAGATTTATATATGTTTACCAATTACACAGAAATCATTAAGGTTCCCGACAACTGGACAGATTTCGACAACGAACGCGATGAACTTCAACAGTACATCGCTGAAGAGCTCGACAACGGCGAGAAAGCCGAAAAGATTATCAATATCATTGATAATCATTGGTCTTTCTTCGCCGAAGAAACAGCGGTTCTCGTTGTTGTCGAAGGCTACGATTGTTTGACAATCGTAGACGAAGATGGAAACATCGATGAAACAGTTTATCCATTTGATGAGCATCGGACTTATCCGATGCAGAAAATGGAGCAAAAGCTGTATTTTAAACGTTATTAAAAACTTGGTTGTGCTATCGACCATAAACGGGCAAAAAAATATTTTTGGAGGTGTACGGAAATGACGTACAGAGAACAATTAAACAAAGTAAGAGATTTAGGAATCTCTATCTGCGATTTGGAAATCGCGAACGAACTCGACGCAGTTCTTGACTTCGAATATACCGAAGAGGAATTCGAAAGTTTATGTGCTTTCGGTGTTGAGATTTATCTCAAAGCTGAAAAGATGACGACTGATGCAATTGCTTATTGTATCAATGATTTGGTCGAGGAAGAAGGCAAAACGGTTGAAGAAATCCTTAAAATGAACAAATGGGATTTCATCGTTAAAGCAAATAATTGGTTATAAAAACCGAAGGAGTAAATATCATGAAAAAACTTTATTTAAACAACTGGAGTGTAAACGCAACGAAAATTCTTGACGAAATCGATCGTCAAGTGAAAGAACTGGGTGGCGAACCTGTTGCCCAGTTCGGGCACGATTATTATTTCGCAAAAGAACCGATTGAAGTCGAAGCAAAAGATGGTTCGACATTTATATCAAAACACGCAGACGTGTTCGGTGTATATACGAAATTTGTCATCGGAAATATGTATTATTACATTGAACTCGATGATAATCCGTTTATGGATTTTGCTTTCACAAAAGCAAATCGAGATTATAAATGGAATAATCGATTCGGCGAAATACTTCCGAAAAATTTGTTCAAATATAACGAATATCAGTTATATACCGATGAACAAATCAAAGAAACCGCGAAAGCAATTCTCGATTGGGCATTACAAGCAAGAGAGAATAACATCTGTCGCAATGACAAACGCGTCTTCGGTAAATTGATTACCGAAAGCGAATGGAAATCAAAACAAAAGGAGGTGAGATAAAATGCGCAACACTATCAAAGCAAAAGTTGGTTATGTCATTTGGTTCAAAAAGAGCAACCCAGACAAAGTAATCGTATGCGATGGCGATGATGTCCTTTTCGAAGGTGAACGTCGTTCGTGGGAAGATTACAAAGATGAAGTTCTCGACGATGGGAACGAAATGGCACACAAGGTTGAAGTATTCACGACAGTAAAAGGAAATCAATTCATTTACTGGCGTGATGAAGAAAGCGATGAAGACTTTATAACAAAAGTCGAACAAAATTAAGGAGAAGCTGAAATGAAAACTTATTACATCAAAGTAACTGAAACTTCGGTAAAGACCGTTGAGGTCCACGCAGAAAACGAACAAGAGGCTTTACAAAAAGCAGAAGATTCGTATTACAACGACGAATTCGAACTCGATCACAACGATCGAGTTGATACCGAATTCGAGAACGACACGGAAAGAACGCTTGAGTCTTACGACAATGGTGGTATGCCTAAATTTTATGAAATTCAATAAGGAGAAACTGAAATGATTAAACTCACTAATTTTCAAAAACGTATCTTAAAGCAAAATCTTGCAGAAATCGCAGCGAAAAACACAGAGTCGTATTTCGGCGATTTGGTATTCGCGTTCGAGTGGATTGACAACCATGAGGAATTCGAGGAAAAGACGGTTATCTTTATTTCTCGAAAAAATGGTATCGAGTTGAATTATCTCGATAATAATCGGATTCAAAGCTATCTTGGATGGTGTAGAGATGGAGATCAACTGGTTTACACCATTGATTTATTCAATCTCGCAACAATTCACGATGGTTGGGATTCGAGAGATCAAGCACCTGCTGCAGACAAAATCGGTCACTACTCTTATCTTCGTGATGAAGACGATGACAGATTTTGTTGTATTCGCAAGTATTAACAGATACGCAGTGTATTTGTGAATTCGTAAAATAATCAATAAATCAAATTATACTTTGGGACACTTTCCTGTTTAAAAAGCCGAAAAAGGAATTATTATGATTAGTTTCAAAGACGCAATTAAGAAGATTCAAGAGTACTACCCTGGTTTCGAAGAAAAAGAACTCACCAATATTGATGAGTGGTACAGCAAAGAGGAAAATCAAGAATATTATAAAACCAGTTTTCCGAAAAGCTACGAAGCGATTATGAAAAATATAAGCGCAACTCGCAAGTTCATCAATCTTTATGATGGGCAAGGTGGTGAGTTCGCCGTTGGCTGTTATGGCTCAATGCGTTCTTGGGCGTTCAAAGTTCTCGACTGGATGGATTCAGATGGTTTCTACGATGAAGAGGCCGAGGCAGGCGATATTGAAATGGTCAACGGTTTCGTTATGATGGATTGTTTCCATGAAGAAACACTCATCGATTTAATCAACGAAATTTGGACGCTTGAAATCGTGGAATACAGCGAAAAAGTTGATTCCGCACAGCAAAAGGCAACTCAATTCTCGACAGTTGAAGACGTACTCAAACAAATGGGCGCGTTGAGACCGTTGAAGAAGAACGGCGATTTGTCCGAAAAGGGTTGGATTGCGTTTGAAACGCTTCGAAACTTTTTGAGTTATCTCGCACAGCAAAACGTAATCAAATTCTACGAGGACAAACTCGATGAATTTATTGATACTGAATATTAAAGTCTAACCCGTGGGCGGCGGGTAATCCGCACAAATAAATAATAATTAAAATAAATTTGGTTGCTCCCAGCCATAAGGGAAAAGGAATTTATATTATGAACAAAAAGATTTACAAAGTAGCAGTTACATCGAACAACGGTATCGAAGGAATCAAATTCGTTAAAATCGAAGCTTATGATGAAACGCATTTAGAACATATTCTCAGAACAAGAAATTTGGAATATCGTTTTATCGATTCTGTAACCGAAAAACGTAAATATTGCGTTTCGATTTGCAATTTCAAAAATGGAATTCGTATCGAAGAAAAATGCGATATTTATGAAGAATATAAAGATGCAAAATTATTCTTTAATAAATACGCACTTGAAGGCAAATATGTAATGCTTTGGCTTTGCGAAAACGATGAAACAAAGATTTACGAAATCGAATCTCACAAACCGACTCTCAAAACAAGAGAAGAAATTCTTGCGTTTATGAAAGAGAGTTGGGGCGAAGAAGCCGTAACAGAATATGTTTCTCACGACGGTAAACAGTGTTATCGTGTGTTTGGAAGCATAACTCATTTCCAAGATTTATGCGAACGTGCAAATATCGAATGGAAATGGGTTGGCGATTTCCGAATGATCGCAAAAGGTTCTGATTTTGAACTTGAATATTGCGAGCACGACATCATTCTTGCGTTTGAAAAATAATTTAAAAAACTTTGTTTCAAACGCTTGACAGAATAAATTTAATTTGTTATAATAAAATTGTAACCGACCTGCGGCGGTATATCCGCAGGAAAGGAGTTATTATGGAAACTAAAACCACACTTAAAGAACTTGTAACAAAATACGTTGAAAACGCAGCATTTAAAGCTGCTGCAGAATATTATAATAACGATAATATTCCGACAAAAGAAGAGCTTGAATATCTTGATGAATTTGGGTTAAATTTCACTGAATTCGCAGCTCATTACGAAGTTGTAATGCTCGACGCACCTAACGGAGAAATCCGCACGGTTGATAGCACTTGCGACCTCGAAGAAGCGTTGAAGTGGTACAACGAAGAAATCAACGGATATGTTTATATCCAATTCGTAGACCACGAATCAATGCCTATCGAAGTTTTAAAGTGCAATTTTTAATTAAGGAGGATAAATATCATGAAAACGGTAGGATTTGGAGTTAATATGGAGTATAACGAATTAGACGGTTTTGAACGTGTGGCAACGTTCGAAAATAAAGAAACGGCATTCGCTGTTTTTCATCTTCTTTCACAGTCATCAGAATATAAAGATACCGCAATGGCATTGGAAGTAGAAGAAATATTCAAAGATGATTTCGGCGGATATGAGTACAAAGTACTTGCATCGAAACAAAATTAATTAAATTTTAAGGAGATATAAAACATCATGGAAAACAAAATGTATTTCGCGTCCAACGTGGACAAAAACGGTAACAGTTATCAAGCAATTGCTGACAACGACAATAAAACTGTCAAAAAAGGCTATTTCCTTTTCAGAGGGAAAGATAAAATCAAAATGCCGAAAACTCAAATCGAAAAAATGATTGAGCAGTACAAAAAGCAAGGTTATAAGGAGGTTGAAGACTGGTGAAATACGTTAAAATCAACAGACAGGAAGCTCGTAAACTGCACGAGGCAGGAGATAGCGTATATCTCCTGCCTTCCAAGGCAAATATCAACTCTGTTTGGTGGAAACCAGCGGAGTTAGATAAAGAACAAGATTTCGATAAATTTTGCAATCAGTATCATTATTATAATTGCAATCTTTTCGAAACAGGTAAACGAATCGCTTTTTATAAAAAAGAAAATTAAATTTTAAGGAGTAACGAATATGAAACAGTACGCAAACGTAAGCAACACGAACAGCAAACTCGGTGGACAGATCTTAAGCATCAATATGCCAGCAGGAATCACGTGTAGACCAGACGCACCTTGTTATAAAGGTTGTTATGCAAAACACGGACATTGGATGTATAACAATGTCCAGAAATCACTTCAGGAAAATCTTGAACACTACAAAGAAAATCCGAAACTTTTCTTTGATAGCGTAGCTACGCAAACCGCTTTATCGCGGTTTGTACGTTGGCACAGTTCTGGAGACATCGTCGATCCCGAATACTTTGAAGGAATGTGTCGGATTGCAAGAAAGAATAAGGAAACTCATTATCTTTGTTTCACAAAGAAATATGAAATCATAAATTCTTATCTTGATTCTGGAAAGAAAATTCCAAAGAATTTGACGATCGTATTAAGTGCTTGGAGTGGGTGGCTCCCTGAAAATCCTTATAATCTTCCCACGACTTATGTTTATGGGAAAGATTTCAGGAATGAACTGATCCCGGAGATTGCCATCCCCTGCGTCGGTCATTGTGAAAAATGCCAGGCTTGTTGGCAATTGAAGAAAGGCATGTCCGTTTGGTTTAAGAAACATTGAGTTAAATTAAATTTTAAGGAGGTATAAATATTATGGTAAACAAAAACGATTTCAATGCAAAACAGTTTCTCAAAGGCTTCGACGAAGAAATGCAAAATCTCATGGAAATTGACAAATTCTATACGAACGACGGACGCACAGAATGCGCGAAAATCATCGTTCGCGGAAAAGAGTTCGAAGTGGAATACTGGAATACTTTCGCTTATTTCTACGGTGAAAGACCGAGAGGATATAAAAATTATATCCTCTCTTACGAGATTACAGAAACATCGACCAAAGATGGTTCTATGTGTATTGGCTTCAGTAAAGAAACTTTTGAAGACAAGAAAATTGATGTTAGGTTGATGGAGCAATATTTTCCAGAATTAAGAAAACCGCAAAGTGTTTCTTATGGTAAAAAATATACCATTTGCAGTTTCAAAGAATTTGTCAATCTTTTATCAAATAAACTTCTTTGTGATTTTAAATCAAAAGAAATAAAGTTTATCGCAGATTTCACAGTTGTGGACGGAAAATATGATTTGGAAAAATTAACTGACAGTGACTGGGATAAAATCATCGATGAATCCCACGGCTGGTATGGAATTAAACAACTTGGCGATACTGGTTTCGACACTTATGAAAATCAATATCTTCTTGATTATTATGGCGGCGGTTATCCGTGGTTTTTACACATTGTGCCAGGTGAAGAACTCACAGAAGATATAAAGGCAAAGTTGAAACCAGCGTTAAACAGTTTACTCGATTGTTACGACGATAACCAGCAAATTCTTGTTCAGTGGATTAAAGATTAAAAAAATCAAAGGAGATACAAATTATGATTTATCGTAAACGCACACAAAAAGATGTAACCGACAGCAAAATCATCGAGATTTGGAACGAATGCCTCGGAGAAGCCAAACGGCTTTATCCGAGATACTTCGAAAACTGCACACCAGAACTTTATATGGACAATTCCTGTTCGCACCTTGGAAGATGTTCTTATAGCGTGATTGATCCGTACGAAAGAAATGTTGACAAAATCAGATACTCACGGTGTATCATCACCATTAGTTCAAACCTTAAACAAGATTATGAACAAATTCGCAAAACGATTTGTCATGAACTCGGTCATTTCGTTACACCGAAAGAACATCATTCGTATTTGTGGGAAGTTCGCTCAAACAAAATCGGCGAAAAGTGGGGATATAAAGCAACCCGTCTTGCGGATAGCGAAACGTTTAATAAAGCTATTGCGGTATCGTAAGAGATCCGCAAAGATATCAATGCGGAAAGTGCAAAGTCAAATTACAATCAAAGAAAATTATTTTGGAGGATAAATAAAATGACAAAACTTACAGAACTTGAAAAGCAGAAAGCAATCACTTGCGTTTGGTACGTTGAAGGAGAATTCAGATGTGAGCATTATAAACTCGAAGCTGAATATGACAAACTCGGTCATTATGATGAAGAGTTGGATAAAAAGCTGGAACACGCAAAGGAAATGGAAGAGTTTTATTCGGAACTCGCTCGTAAATTACAGGAGGTACTTTAAAATGTACGAAATCGGAAGAACAGAATTAACTTACGACTTAAAAGACGCAGAACGCAAAGGTTGGGAACGAAATGAAAGTATTATCGTCTTTCACGTCCCCGAAGAAGAGTATAACCTTTTAAAAGATAAATCTCTGGGTGAAATCAGAGATTATCTCGAAAAAGAATACGGTATGCACAACGGTTCTGATTATTATGTGCAGCCAGGCGCAAAATACACGGATTATGTGGTAGAAGCCATATATGAAGTTGGTTGGGACGGACAGCTTATTGTTCGTGAAATCGAAGCGTTGAATGTTTAAGGAGATATATTATGAAACAAGAACGTTATGACAATTACAAAGACGAATACAAAGAACTTTGCGAAATCTTCGGTGAACAGCCGAAGATCAACGTAGACAAACTTTACGATTGCGAAATTCGCATTGAAGGCGAAATTGAAAAGCTGCTTAAACATCAAAACAAAAAGCTTTACAAACAAGCCAAGGCGGAACTTGCAGCAGAAGGTGTAAAATACAATCTTTCGACAGAAAAGAAAATGTTTATCTTAAATCAATTCAAAGATTTCTTGTTTGATTTTAGAATTTTCCCGAAAGTCGAAGATTATAAAGCCGCTTTGAAATGCGACAAACGTTTGCAAATTATTAAAATTCGTGAAAAAGTCAAGGAGGGCTGGAGTTATGACTTATGATAAACTTGTAAAATTTCTCTCAACGTACAAAAAATGCTCTTACGTAAAGATCTTATATAAGATCGATGTAGGGACTAACAAAGCGAAAGCGAACCATTACAGCGTGAATAAGCTCGTCAGAATGACTGTCCGTATTGGGTTAAATTATAAACCGACAGCTGACGATATATGGTTCTCACCGACAGATATAAGCGGTATTGTAAAAAGTAATTACGATGCAAACCGTTTATATCTGCAAGCGTTTTTTTCGCCAAACAAACCAAAGGTGAAATATCTTCTCAATGGTCAAATTGAGAGAAAGTCGTTTTTGGTTAATTACGGATATTTGAACACGAAACAACTTCTGCACTCAAACGGAAATATGTTTACGCTCAATATCGATAACATTATTAAAATCGGAAAGGAGGTGATGTAAGCTAATGCTGATTAGTCTATGTTTTGTTATTGTTTGCTTTTGGCTTTGGCTCCATGGTGCGTTTCCACCAAAAGATCCACCAAATTAGTAAACCGCTATCGAAGAGCGAGGCTTCGAACCAAACAAAATCTTATTATTTGAGGTGAATTATGATACTTTTAATTCTTATAGGTTGGTGTGTCTATCTGTTTTGCAAAGAAGCAGTGGAAACGGTTAACGAACTTCGCGGCGTTATCGGAAAAGAAGCGCGCGAGCACGAAGCAGAGATTGTTGCAGAAGAAATTCTCAATGATCCGACTACTCACATTATTGAAATAGGGGAGGCGAGAATATTGACGTTTATGATTGATGGATATCAAGAAGTTATCATACTTAAATAGCAATTGACGGGCGGCGGATAGGAGAATAATCTTATTCGCCAAACCTTAAAACTTCACAAGCTCTTTAAAGGACATAATAACACTCAAGCGCATCGAACCCCAAAGTTGCGCTATACAAATAGTAAGATACGCGAGGGCTTATTATGCCAGGATTTATGCGCCACGCCGCAATAAAGGGTTTGAAGGCCGCCCTTGAAGCATTGATAAAAACGGTTGAGCGTCGGTTCGTTTATAACACAAAAAACAGCCGATCTTTCGACCGACTGTTTTCCAAGGAGTATAACAAATATGAACCAACCAAACAAAGAACGAATCACAAACGCTCATGCAAGGCACTATGATCAATTTTAAGAGAGGGAGAAATCAAACTTAATTAATGTAAAATTTTAGGAGGATTGTTATGAACGCAGTAATCGATTCGCTCCCTCTCTTCTGTAGGCAAATCTGGATGGCTTTGAGGTTTCCCTCTCAACCTTACGAGAACATTATACCATATTTCCAGGTAAAAGTCAACTGATTTCAGTATATTTTTTAAATATTTTTTAAATAATTTTTCGAGCCGACCGATTATTTTTTTAGCTGCCGCCCGCATTATATGTTATACACAGGCTTGTAATCAATTTTTACCCACATTTCTTATTGATTACTTAATAAATATCAGACTAATTCCCTTTTCATGGTATAATCTATCTACCGATATTAACACGCTTAATATTTATTTAAAATTACGGGCCCTTTTCAATCTTTCAGCCGCCGCCCGTTTTTGTTCATCTGTAAGGCTTGACTTTACTGTTTTTGCTCTTAACGAAATAAGTTTCTTCGGAACGGTAAAGAACACACCAACGACATTCCCATCTTGATCCTTAACAACGTCTTTCAGTTTCCATTCACAATCATCGCTGTTAAACATATTTTTGATTTTAGTAAGAACTGTATTATCACTCGTATAAACTTCCGCTTCTTTATCTGTTCTTCCATAATTGATCGTGGTTTCCTGTTCATCAGCCGAAACACCCGTGATTGACAAATCATTAATATTCATTTTTCCTTTTCACCTCTTTGTTATATGTCCCTTTTAATCGGGTTATATATATTATAACATAAATTCTTTTGTTTGTCAACTTATTTTGATATGTTAAAATCAATTTTTTTATATGTTTTTTATTATTGTATCAATAAATATTACACAAACTGTTGTTGGGTAGTATAATCTATCGACCAAAACAAACTTACCTGATATTTATTATCGTCCTTGGGCGGCGGATAATAAATAAAGAAAAAGGGCGGCGGATAGCCGTCCTTTATGATTATTCATATCTCACTGGAAGAAGACAATATTCTGGAATCAGCTCTTCTTTTCCCTCGATAAACCGAGCGTCTTCGTCGTCCCAATGCACAATATAATAATTCTCGTTGTTATATTGTCTCCAATCAATAACCGTGCCGTAAGACTTACGTTTAACGTTAAACCCTGTTTGAGTCAAAACAACTCTATCGCCAAACTGGTATTTAAGTTCGGAATCCCAAATATTGCGATAACGCTCACAGACAACTTCTAAATCTTTTTCTCGAAATGCTTTAAGTGTAATTTTGTTTGGTTCAAGAAATACAGGAATTACCGCAGTATCATGTCCGAGACAAGCTACTTTAAACCATTTGCCTTTCAGTTTATCGGTATATGGATTTTTAAGCTTAATCAAACACCCTTTTTCCAAAGGAGGAGTAAGATCCATATCATCTACTGGCGAATGTCTATTTTTATCTTCTTCTGGCAAATATAGTTTTTCAGCTAAATCTTCAAAACCCAGTAATTTAACAGCCGCCTTCTGAGCATCTTTTAATTCTTGAATCTCTTCAAGTGGCGATTTTCTATCATAATGAGTCGATAAACTATTGATTATTTTTTCGAATTCATCATTCCCATCTTGATTAAAAGGATCAATATAGGTTATATGTTCGCCTTCAATAATTTTGAAAAGTACGTTGTTTCCACTATAACATTCAATTTCAAACGTTTTCTCAGGCTCTTCTTCTCCGTACTCTTCTTCTTTATTTTCTATATCGTCTACTGGCGAATGAGGTTTCGCGTATAATTCTTTTGAATCTACTTCGAACGATTCTGTTTTTATCGCCGTATTTTCTCTTTCTTCGAGCTTTACAGTATCTCCATAACCATATTCTTTCTCTACGGTTGACAATTCATCGCTGACTTCGGTTGCTTCAATATGCTCTTCCGCCGCCCGTACAGCTTCTTTCAATTCCTCGATTTCATCAAACGGAGATTTCCTTCCATAAAGTTTTGCCAACGCTTCAACAGCTCCGACAAATTCATCATATTTGTCTTCGTGATAAAGACCGACTGTTTCACCCACTGTTCCATCGCCCGCAAACGTTGTGTTATCTGCAAAACAAACGATTTTAAGTTCTCTTCTTACTGTGTGTTGTTTATAAAGTTTAAAATTATGTTGCAATGTTTGCCGAGATATAGTTGACACTGTATTTAAGGCTTTTATACTTTTGCCACTCTCTCTCTTTTGCATATAAGGTCTTCTTGTTATTTCCCATTCTTCCTTTGAATACGGAAACATCTTTGTGATTTCAAATATATCGCCATAACAATCCCACTCTGGCTTTGTGCATTTGACAAACGCACCGACTCTCATGTCTTCAAGCTTCATTTTCTTTCTCCTTTCGGGCGGCGGACCACCCAATATTTATACGTTAATTATACTATATTTATTTGAATTTGTCAAGTATTTTTAAGGGTTTTTATGAATTTATTTGAATTATTTTTATCGGTGTTCGGGCGGCGGATAAGAAGCTTTATCGCCCTTTTCAATCCATTCTTCAAGTAAAAATCTCATTCTTGATGATGGAATATAAATATTGATTTCTTCTTCATTTCTAATTGCGCTTCGAAATATAAATTGTAATAACTCTGACAAAGCCCAGCCATTCTCGTCTACTCTTATATGTTGATCCAAGAAAAATCCTTTAAGAATAGGGTTGAAATATCTGTTACAAAGATAAGCAACCGACACTCTATCCATGTATTCATTCGTGGCTCTTGCGTTACAAGCGAGGAAAGATTTAGAATATCCTTTATTTTTTAATAAAGTTTTATTTTTTTCAAACGTTGTCCACAAATTTTTATTCGACGGTGTTTTGGCAATATTTTTAAAGAAATTACTTGTTCTTTTTTTAAGTTCTTCGATTAAAACTCCATCTTTATTTTTGTTATACCAACCTACAGATAAAGCTGTATCTCTATCTCCGATATCATTAAGTTTTTTATTTTGTACGATATGAATCAATTTACCATAATCAATCTTTTTAGTATCTTCGACATTATCTGAAAAATTATAAGTTTCCAAACTATCGCCTTTGATTCCAAGATATCTATATTTAAGATTATTATAATCATAATAACATCTTTGTATTTGTGAATCAAACATATAAGTTAAAATATAAATATCTTTAAAGGCGGTAAAACATTTAACAGGGAATAAATAAAGCAAAGCGGTGTTGTTATAATAATATAATGCTTCAAGATCAATATAACCTTTATATTTATCAAGCCATTCACCGTCGTATTTCTTTTGATTATTCCATTTCAAAATACCATTTTCACCTGTAATTGTATAATTGAGAAGATATTTTAAGTCAGCACCTTTAATATCATCCATTTGTTTTACAACTTCAACAACTTCATCCATTATAAGAATATAACCTTGTATTCTTACTAACTCCATAATATCTTCGTTAAATTGTAAAAACAAAGAATGTGTTGACACAATATTCATACCTTGATTAAACAACCATTCTATTCCTTTCAGTTTACTTCCCATAACCTCTGGTTGTTTAAACTTCTTTTTAGGACATGATTTAATAATTCTTTCAACTTCATTAAGATACGGTGTAATGTATAAAAACTTTGTATCATCATCGGAATTATTAATCATATTAATAGCTGCTGATGTTTTACCTGCACCACAAACAGCATCAACAATATTCACTGTTAAATCTTTGATTTCACTTTTGTGCTCTTCTTGTCTAATGTTGTTTAGCATTTCTCTCATTTCTGGAGTATCTTCATCTTCTTCATAAGGATTAATATTGAAAATATTGTTCATAATTTAACCTCCGTTGTTTGACGGCATCACGTGTGCGTGAGCTTCGCACACGCATGAAATAATCGCTTGCCTTTGACGATTTTAATTACTATAAAAAAAACTATTTTAGCACTTTTTGAATATTAAAAAGTTCTAAAAAATCGCTGGAAGCCGCTAAAATGGCGGGTTTTTTTGGCCTCTCCTTAAAGATAATAAGTATTACTATATAAGCCGAAAATACACCTTTCCAGCTTACACACATATTATATCATATTTTAAAAAATTTGTCAACTGATTTTACGGGGCTGGGATAAAGTTTTTAAAAGATTTTTTTATTTATGTGGTATGTCAAATGGTAAAAAATTAAAACACTTGCTTGAAAAGACTGAAGATGGAATCTTGTATAAAGATGAGATCGAAGATATTGATTTTTAAAATTTAATACGAAAACTGTTATCTCGACTGGGTATATAATAATATGGTAATAGAATACTTATATACCGAAGAGAGATAACAGTTTTTTTATTTATGATGACAAATATCCTTCGCCCTTTCGGGCGGCGGATATTTTTTTATACTTTTATACTTATAACGAAGCCGCTCGTTTGGGCGGCGGCTTCTTATAAGATATACGGGGTTGGGAGAAGGTTTGAGAGGTTTTTTGGGCGGCGGATGAGGAATAATTAGAGATTAACTATTTTTTTGGGTTTTGGGGAAAATGGGGGATTTGATTCTCTTTTTTTTATAAAGAAAAAGAGAACATATCATAAAATCATATATAAACACTAAAAATCACATAAATTCACATTAAGCAGCACACCAAACAAACAATAATCTCCATACACCATATATTCTTTCGTGCTAAAACCACACATCAAATATAACAATAGTTTACACACTTCCAACACAATAGTATAACCTTTTTCGTGCCAAGCCACACCCAAAACCCCGTATTTTTCACACCGAAGGTGTTATCCTTATATAATCTTAATATATCAAGTCTGACCACTAACCCTATAAAATAATATAAAAACATATAAAAATCAGCTGTTTTTGACCATTTTATGCTTATTTTGGCATAAAAACATATAAATTACATTATATCATAACCACTCGTATAAATATACTCATATTTATATCATTCAATCCAAGTTACAATATTTTCTTGTTACTTCGTTAAACCAACTGCCTTTATCTTCTTATACTCATAATTGTCAGTATCTTTAGACCATATTATAAACACATTATCCCACCTGTAATATTCAAAGAAATGCGTCAGCATTTCCGTTTTAAATAATTTGCGAAGCAAATTTCTTTATAGCAAGAACGAAGTGATTGCGGGCTATGCACGATCACAGAGAAGAGCGAATGTAATGAGTCTCTTCGAATGATCGTATACTGAAAGATAATTTTAAATATATATAATAAGATAAGATGGGTAGCCACACTCACCAACTGAATTGACAATGATTATAATCAATCCTGGCTTACAAAATAGCCCTTATTTTGCGTATCTTTGCTTCACTCGATGAATCTATCGACAAATGTCATATCGCTCAATTTAAGGGCATTTTAAGCGATTGTAATTAAAGAGTGGGGGATTAATTACGGCGCAAAATAAAAGAAACGCCCGATTAAGAGCGTTTCCTGTTTTTTAATTATTAGTTATACCAAGTGATAACAAGTTCTGTTAAGAATTCGTAAGAATCATCGTCTTTGCATGTTACGAATTTAACCGTATATCCATAATCAGTTAAAAGAGATTTGATTTTACGAACATTTGTAATATAGATATTCCCAATATAAGGTGTGCTAAAAACTGTATCAGACGTATCTTCAAGATAATCTTTCAAGAACGGGTAAGAAATTCCCCAATGCAATTCACTTTCACCTCTCTCGGCTGTTTCACGGA